ACAACACCAATTTTTCTATTAAACGCCTATTGATAAAACTTATTATACAAAAAGCCCGCTCCTTGTTAAGAAACGGGCTTTTACTATTGGATAAAAATTATTTCAACGAATCTATAATTCTTTGGTTTTCCTCAATCTGCTTCTGTTGATTTTTAATTGCTTCTACTATAAATGGAATTAACTCCAGACCATCAGAAGGACTTTCTGATTTCTTTGATCCTTGGACGACTTTGGCATTCTTGGGGTCAAACAAATGATATATAAACTCAAAATCAGTAATCTTCTCAATATTGCTCTTTAATCTTTTATCTGAAGAAGTGATAAACCGAGAAGCACATATATCACCATCTACATATAGCTTGGTTGTTCTATCAAGAGGTATGTAACTATTACTAATAACGAGATTACAGTAGGGATCGTTAAAATACATAACGTTTTTCCTATTGTATCTATTATTATAAAAATTAAATCTTAAACAGCCCAAATAATCTACTGGTGTTTCATAATAATCAAATCCAATAATATCATAATGATTATTAGTGTCAAATGACATAAAATGTAAAGCCGAATAAATTTTTACACCAATCGTTCTATATGGGAAATAATTTAAAACTGAATCTGTGATTATAGATCTTGTTTCCGTTCCTACAGAAACAGATTCCTGCCACAATTTAAAATTAGCAGTAGTATTAATCTTAAAACCAGAATCGATTTCTATGCCATTCCCCGATGATGTACCTAAATTTATATTAAGATCACCATCTACAACAACATCTCCACTGGGAGATAACGAACTTACACTGTTTCCAATTTTAAGTTTTCGTCCACGATAATTTTCTAATTTAATTTCATATTTACTTCCAGCTTTAAATGTATAATTTTGGACATAATTAAAATTGCCGTTAGTATCATGTAAAACCTGCGCATTTGCAAAAACACAACACACAAGCATTATCATTAATAATTTAATTTTCACTACCATATCATTCCTGTATTAATTGTAAATACTGTTTGTTCTGCTCTTGAATAATATTTTGTTGCTCTTTGAGGGCTTCCACCAATACAGGAATCAAGCCTAAATAATCAATAGCAAGATAACCATTGCTATCCTCTGATACCAGATCCGGAAATTCTTTTATTAATTCTTGGGCAATAAAGCCATATTGTTTTTGGTCAGATATTGTATCTTGCTTGTTCATCAATTCAAGTGCTTTGCTTGCATCTTTTTCTTCAATTTTACCAGACGTAAGCAAACCTTGTAATTCTTTTTCTTTATCTACAATAGCTATGCTCTTCTTATTATAAGACTTGCCTTGAAGAGACAGTATTTTATCTAAACAGACTTTACTATCTAATCGTGTAATATTATTTTTCAAGCGAGAATCAGAAGTTGTTCTGTATGTGCCTGAAATACAAACATCTCCAGCCACATCCAGCTTATAAGAAGGTTTCTTACCTATACCGACATTGGTTTTAGAATCAATGAAAAGCTTATAGTTTCCCCAACCATCAAAAGGCCATGCCCGATACACATTTAAGCCCCCTTCATAATTTTCAATACTCCATTCATCGCCAAAATATAAAGGAGTATATTTGTCTTGTCCTAATGTCAAACCCTGATTGTTATATCTCAATTGGGCATTAGCCATTAAAGATACACTACACATTAAAAACACAAACAAAGTCTTTAGAATTGTTTTTCTCATTGTTAATAATTTTGATTGTTAATAGATTAAATAAAACTGATATATACAAAAGCCCTGAAGAAGCTCTGGGAACCTCTACAGGGCTACATTTTTTATTTTATCAGATTTGACAGGTCAACAACAATAACTCTCCCGTTATTGGGAATACGTGGTACTTGATCCAAATCCCCACAAGGATCGATAACCTCATCCACCAAATCTTTCTCTGTCTCTTCTTCAAGCTTCTTTAAGAACTCACTTCTCGCCAACAATGTCTTGTATTTGCTTCGAGGAATGGCAATCATATCTGGAGGAATAACAACCGTACCTGACAGATCTTTTTCAGGTTTCTTTTCCGAAGGTTTTTCCTTTGATTCGGAAGTCAACCTGTCCTGAAGAACATATCCCAGCAGGAACCAAATCTTTTCTTCGATACGCTGGAGACAGATACGTCTGCCGATTCTCTCATCGTAATTCTTAGGATCGACACAAGTTGTGGTTTCGTGCAGAACAAAACCGTTCTTCATTCTAACGGAAACGTGAGTCACCGGCTTGCCAAATACTTCCTCGGTACGACAAACAACGTTTCTCATGTTTGCCATCACTTCTTCTTTTGTAACTGTATTCATTCTTTCTAATATTTAGGTTTCAGTATTGGTTGGGAAAACAGGAATCGAACCTGCATATTTGGTAAAAAGTCAAAGCAAAAACCAACATGTTACCGTTACATCATTTCCCTGTTTTCTCCAGCCTATTCTCACGAACCGACTGAAGGATGTCTTCATTTGGCTTTTAACAACTGTTACTTATATATTAAGTGCGTCCTACCGGAATCGAACCGATAACCTGATCTTTAGGAAAGACCTGCTCTATCCTGTTTGAGCTAAAGACGCTTTTGACATGCTTGGCAAAAATGAAACGCTTTTCATTTTTGTTATGCCATCCGTCCTGATTGATACCGCATGTCAGAGTATCCGGATTCGTAGTGATTTTTAAGCTCCCTTCTACGGTTGGAGCATCCACTGTTCAACTAAAAAAAACGTAAAAAGTACATAGTAAGGCATATTACTGTTACGGGGGACGGACTCGAACCGCCGACCTTCAGGTTATGAGCCTGACGAGCTACCACTGCTCTACCCCATGATTTGAAAGCCAGTTCTATTCTCACGAACCAAACTGGCCAGAGGTGTTATGTTTTGTGAATTATGAAGTAGGCTTTGATTAATTACCCTTTATTTCCAAAATCGGCAGGATTCTCGCCCCAGCTATCGGTATCCCAATGTCTGACCTCTATCGTTGATATGTCATGATCCATCACTTTCAGAAATATCTCGGCTTTTTGAAGGTCGGGACATCTCTTTTTGGAAGCTGTCTTCTTGTTCTTGAACCACGTAATAGCGGTCATGCTATCGGTATAAATCACTCTGGGGCAAAAATCGGTTTCTATCACGTACTTGATTGCGGCCATGAGTCCCAAGAACTCTCCAATATTGGTAGTCTGGTTGCCCAAATTACGATAAAACAATCTCTCTCCAGTGCTTAAATCTATAGCCTGATATTCCGTCACTCCGTTTTTCATTGAATGAGCGGCATCGGTGGCTATACCAACTCTGGGGTAATCCATCTGCGTCTAATTTAAAGTTTGTAAATAATAAAATCGTGTGTCAAGCCGATACCATCCAGCCTTTCTTCTCGAAACCGACTATCATGTACTTCTTATCATAAAGACGGCTGTCGAGACCATCTTCCTTCATACGGCGAAGGAGTTCAAGACATTTCTCTTTGAAGTCTGCTATGACAAGTTCCTTGTCAGCTATATCCTCCCTTGCTTCAAGAGCTTTCAAGGCTCCTTGCAAAGTACGGCTGGAATCACTTTTGCCTCCCAGAGGATCAAAAAAGATTGCCTTGTTGCCGAACTTTGCCGATACCTTGTACACCTTCCTGGGAATGATGCGTTTATTGACCGATGCTTGGAACAGTACGGGAGTGGCAGATTTTACAATATAACCCTTTCCGCTTCTCATATCAGCCAATTCGACATCATAAAGGACATTAGGTTTTAATGAGTCCTTCAATTCCGGGGATAGGACTACGATTTTCTTGTTACGGTCTGAATCTTCACGTACTCCTTTCAATAGTCCGGTTTTGGTTATGTACACGAAACTAATAAGCTGCCCTGTCGTTTCGGAAGTGTAGAATTTTAGTTTTGTCGTCTGCGTAAGCTGTTCTTCTTGCGCCAATTCTGTGTCTTGCGTCATATAAGTTATTTATCTCAATCATAATATATAAATCTGAATAGGTATCACTTAATAATCTGTTATTTTTAGATTTATCTATAAATCATGACGCAAAAGTACAACTAAATCCTATTACTTCCAAATTATTTCTATCATTTTTTTATCGCTATTAATCTAATATATAAATTGTTAATCCCATATCCGTTCATCCTCTGAGAAGTGGCTAAACCGCTCATCCGTATCTGATTGCCTGGCTCTTGGATGCGTACATTTCCAATAGCGATATACACGGCTATCTTTACTTTTTCTCAACCAAATATCATCCCGGTCGATCCACTGGATACCTTGCAATGTACCCAAGCTGATCCATTGGGCACTTTTTTCTCCGAACAATTTGTTTTCCCCTACATACAAGTCGTATTTTTCTTTTCCATTGATGAAAATCTGGTTCAACTCCAAGTCTTCATCCAGTATATATTGCTTGGCGATATTGGCAAAGTCGTAAATATCCACATATAAAAGGCTGTTGTTGAAATGCTTCAACACTTCTTCCGACATTTTGTCGAAATTCACCTTAATATGCACTCGGCTCTTGATCTCTTCCAGCCGTTCCGGAGTGACGTTGCGGACTGTCGCATACACGAGTCGGAAGCCACACCCGATTGAATCATTAACGCTGGAATGGAAACCGATCTCTCTTTTTGCCATGCTGTCACCTCTATCCAACGGGTCGGTATCGTCACAACAATCCTTCATCAACCCTATCATTACAAGCAACACAATGACCAAAGGCTTGCCTATCAATAAAAGAACAAACACAATATCATCCAATGTTCTCATATAACTAAGTTTTAAAACATCCAACAATCAAAGGTTATTGTTTATTTCCGCAACTATACATTTGTCGCATAATCCTTTGTTTTTCGTGTATTTGTATTTGCTTATTTCGGAACCGCACTGGTGACAGGTATAGACTTCGTTCTTTATCTTATCGTAGATTATGGTTTCCACATGATAACGGGATATTCCATACTTATTGCCCAATGCCTCCATGATCTGCCGACCGGTATATTTGTTCTCCTTCAACAGCTTTTTATACTCGTTTTTCACCAGCGCGGCATGGATGGTTACAACATTTAATGCGTCAAGTTCATTCATTGCCATAAGATATTCCAACGGTATATTGGAAATCTCTGCATAATTCTGCAAATCCTTATTTGTCAGTTTTTTCTTCTTCATTTTCCTGTTCTCCTTTTGCTCCTACTAAATAACCGATTAACTCTTCAAAACAACCCGCCGCCTCTTCCAGATTACCGGCGGATTCAGACATTTTCTCTCCCATCTCTGACAGCTTTATGCCTTCAGGCAAATTCTCATAAGATCCACTCTCTTCATCTCTAAGACTTTCTACCTCAGACATTAGACCTTCAAGCTGTTCAATGATTTCAGAAATCACTTTTCGTTTCTTCTTGTTCATTTTTCATGCTATTTTGAATTTTACCTTCAACGAATAACCGTTGTTTATATCTACGATGCTCACGGATTATCCGGGCACGTTCTTCTTTGGATATACCATACCTTCCTTCCCTTTTCCTTTCCTTTAAAAGCTCGCTGGACCGTTTTAACCGTTCCGGATTCACTATCATCGCGATCAGGCTTCGGCTTACATGAAACATGGCTGCCAGCTTTCTTTGACTATGAACGGATGTCTGGTATAAATATTTTATTTCCTCACGTTCTTCAGCCGTTAACTTGGCTCTACGGTCATAAATAGTTCCGGCTATTTTTATCTTTTCACTCCTATATGGCATATCTATTTATTTACTATTAAAACTCTGTTTTTCACACAAAATACATTATCTTTGCCACATCATCTAAAACATAATAATATGGCACGGACAACAGATTATTCAAAAAAGATTGAGAAGATCAAGTCCCAGTTAGACGAACTGGGAGCGGTTATCAATTCCATTCAAGGCAATCCCGGTGATACGGAGAATCCATCACCCATTATCAATATCAAAGCTCTGGATATTGATCTTGAAAAAGAATCCACTAAAGATTTAATGAAACTACAGACAAGAATCGTAAGAATCATTAATCAAAGATTGAAAGCGCAACAATAAGATTCGCCCAGTTTGTTTCTAATAGGCTGGGCTTTTATATTGCAACAAAAAGGCGCGACCACTTAATGTAATCACGCCTATAAATGAAAATAATGTATATCAACAGGATCAAATTGTACTATGTTCCAGTTTATCTACAATAGCCTTGTTAATAAAATCATTGATTGTTATTCCTGTACTTGCAGCAAAAGCAGCCACACGGGAATGTAAATCGGAGGTCATTCGCAAATTAAGTTTGCCACTGTAAGATTTTTGAGGAACAACGCCTCGCTCTTTGCAACTTGCAAGATACCCGTCAATCGCTTCTTCAAAATCCGTTCTTAATTCATCTACGGTATTCCCCTCATAAAGAATACATGTTCCTTTATTTAACCCCTGAACTTTTCCAAACAAGCAATTATCTTCTTCGCTATATTCAACGCTACCGGTATAACCTTTATATCTTAGTATCCCCATAATATTACTTTTTATTTTGTTTGTACTTCTCTATCAGTTTGTTTTTCTGAATATATTCAAAAAGCTGTCTCATTGCATACAATTTAATGATATTTGAAGGATGAGGCTTGTGCATAATATATGATTCTGTTCCATCACCACTAACAAATTCTACACGTGAACCAGACGTTGTGCCTTTATTGTATTCTGTATATCCAAAAACATTAAACAATCGAACAACTTCGTCATAAGTAAAATCTTTTGGAAGTCGTTTGAATCGCCCTATTAATTTCTCTTTTGAACCCATATCATTTAAACTTGCGCAAAAATACTAATATTAGTACCAAAATACAAATAATATTGCCAATTTAACGACCATTAAATTTTCGCCCATTCTTCAAACTCTTCTATCCCAGCCTCAATGACATCCATAGCGATAAATATCATATCTCCAGTTCCATCACCCCACCAGTCTGAGCAATGAATGATGAAATTGGGTTTCTCTGTTTTTATCTTCTTGGAAATTCCACTCATTATACCAGAGATAGATCTCCGGTTCTTAAAATGACCACTTTTATAAATATCATTTGTGCAAAATCCCCATGCGCAATGGGTTTCACTAAGCCGACCATCTTTTCCGTAAAACTCCTGACTTGTATCGCCCCATGCACCATAGATAATAGCATCTTTAATTGCTTGTAATTGTTGTGGGGTAAATATATCGAATAGCTCTGTTTTCATAATCATTTATTTTTTATTGTTTAACTTCAATTTATCAGCCCTTTTCTTTAAACTGCCAGCCAGTTCATCAAAGGCTTCATTAATCAAATCACAATCTTTAGGTGTCCGGATTGCATCGGAGACTCTATCTGTTTCTATTAGAATATCTGCGCTTTCCGAAAACACTTCCAACGCCAATATCTTTGCTTCTCTTTTATTTATACTTCTCAAAATATTTACAACCGTTCTTTCTGGACGCTTTGATACGATGTTGTAATTTCGTGCAGTACATGAAGAAATTCACGCACTGGTAGAACTTGCACATACTGCAATGCCGGTTTTCTACTTTTGCTTTCATATCTATTTATATCTGTTCTTTATTAACTCGTATGCCTCTCTTTCAGACATTCCCCTACCAATCATAAGGGTAGCTATATCAATGGCCTGCTGCTCTTTATAATAGAGACCCTTCTTATGTCTGATGTCTTTCAATACGATTTTCTTCTTTTTCATACTATCACTCCTTTTCCATTAATTGTCTGTAATATTCACTATACTCTATCGCCAACACGTCTGGAGACAAATAATCCTCCAGTCTCAATTTACGCATAGGGGCCAGACAATCCAGATATTTAGCATCCATCTCCTGTTTCTCTTCATCGACCCACATTAAAGTGCCGTCACTACAACATTCCGGGCACTGGTCGGCTCCACATGGAAGAAGCATTTGCGCTCCACATTGAGTACATCTTACCCAGTCACCATACCATATTCCTTCGTATGTTCTTGTTTTCATCATTCGTATATTTGCTTCCTTTTTGTATTATTTCTTGTTGATTGTTTATTTGGCGGGATAATCCTTGTTAGCATTGTAACCACACCAAGTACATATTCCCAGTGTGATATTCAAGATGTAATTCTCACGTTTGTATTTGGGACATCTGTACATGTTCAAATGCCCATCGCACATCTCCAGACCATCTGGCAGTTTTGAATCTTCTTATCCATAAATCCTGTCAAATACGCTTGTGCTGTCCTCCCAGCACCATTCATTCAATTCGTCTATCGACAACTTGTCCTCATCCATGATTTGCAGCAATCTTTCTTTTATAAATTCTTTATCTGCATCCAAATCATCACAAAGACTGTTTACAACTTCATCTATCGTCATACCTCTGGATTTTTATTGGTTCCTAACAAAGTTTCATTACCCTCAAAAGGGATACAATAATTCCACAACGTTCCATTGGAACATTCATATTTATAAGGCAATCCATCCGAATCGTCCACAATTTCCCTTGCAAAAAAACTGATGTGCCATTCTTCATCTTCATTATCTTTTACTAACACTTTGTCAAACGATTTGAACTCGTATTCGGGCTTTTCTTCAATCCCGAAGAAGCGTTTGAGATATTCTTTGGCTTTCGGTTCTTGACTTGCTTTGAGTGCGTCAATGAGTTTTTGTTTTTCTTCTTCAGTAACAAGTCTTGCGCCAGCCATTATCACAGAAAAATGCTGCAAATGTATATGGTCTATAAGAGTAACATAAGTTGCACTACAAATATCATCGCTATCATTCTTGTAAAAATTCCCCTTTATTATAGCTATTGTAGAACAAGTATCATAAGCAATAATATCCCCATCCTTAAAAGTCATGTATTCTGGAACCTCCAGTTCAAGCCTATAATTTTTAGCTCCGCATCCATTAGAAGAGAACCAATCCGACACTATACCATGATCAGTATGAATCACCCCCAGATTTTGATATACACCTGTATCTATATGATATACCAATTCAACCTTAAATTTTTTACCAACTGTCACAATCGAGCCTTCCTGTTCGCCATTAGCAATTCTCTTTGCTGTTTCCAAATCAAATGGTATTGTTGTCATATTCTGTTCCATAGTCTTATTTATATTAGTTTCGTTTTTATTTCTATTTTTCTATTTGGATGGACACTTATGCCCATCCCAGTTGTTTTGCAATACTTTCCATCTCACTATATGCTATCCGATGACATCCGACAGTCAACATATCGTTTTCATAACGATTGAACGCCCATCTGTGACCGGTTACATCAAGTGCTAAGTCATGCTGGAACTGACCGCCATTATGGAAGAGCTTTATCAATTTCCAAAGTCTTTCAGCTTCGATTCGCTCTATCTTGATACCCTTGCTGGTTTCAATTCTACCGTTCTTAATGCGAAGCCATACGTTAGGTTGGTCGTTCTCAAACCAATAATAATACAACTGGGAAATCTCGCCAGACTTCCACATCTCAACCTGTTCTTCCAATTTTTTCTTGCGGGCTTCGTTTTCTTTTCTTGCTCTTTCAAGAGCTAAAGCCTCTCTTTTTGCCTGACCGTCTTTCCATCTCTGACATCTAATCACATATCCAGCCCATGTTCCTTCACCACAAATCTCATCAACTATTACATTGACCGTACCCAGAACCTCCAATCCCCGGTGATTTAACAATACCTCAAACACATGCTTCAGTTCACGGACATATTCGCGTTTTTTCTTATCAGACTTCCATGATAATTCATGCTCAGTTCCGAGCCAGTCATTTGCGCTCTTTTTAAAAAGACACTGGGGAGTTCCCATATTGAAAAACTCTATGTAACCCATCAGATTTCTAAAAGCCCCCCAAATATTTTGATAGGGCAATTCGGTTTTTGCTTTTTTATATTTTTCAATAGCTTCCTTGATAGATTCCAACCCACTGGTAACAAATGCCATATTACCAGTATTTGACATATTATATCCAACGCTAAATACCTTTGAACCAGTAGGTATTGCACTACGAACACAACATTGATGTTTACAGGTGGAAGAGGAATAATACTCATCGTTAAGCAAATACGCCTTTTCTCCACGCTTGTTTCTTACGATTCTTCCTGCCTCAAAATGACTTCCATAGGAATAAATACTTGTGCCTATAAAATAAAAGTTACTACCGTTTGCAGATTCTTTCTTTTCGTTTGCCCATAAGTGAGCGACCATTGAGTTGTTCATATAAGTAAAGTTTTAGTTGTTATTAAATAGTTTAATGAAGACTGGGAAGTGAATACTTGTTCATAGTTTATAGCCACTTCCAGATAAAAAGAAAGCCGACAGAAACCGCTTTTCTATCAGCCAGACCAATTAATTTGTAAGATTTTATTACCGCTTGTCGTTAAGAATTGTACGGTTCTCTTTGTTCATACTTTTCGATACGTTCAGTTATCATGTCACAGAAGATTTGCCCCTCTTTTTCGGAACCTCTAAAGTAACCAATCATCTTCAGGATATTTCCGTCAAACTCACGGACAAACTTGTTGTAATAATGCTCGCCCATTACCCGTCCGTATTTTTCTACGAACAAATCCTTATCCAACGATTCATCTTTAAAACAACGATTATAATCCCATCTTACAATACGAAACAGTGTTTTAAATTTCAATCTTTCCATATCCAATATTTTATTTAAGTTCAAACTTGATTCCCTTCGGCAACTGGGAACGGTCTGCATTGTTTACAAAATCATCAAATTCTTCCTGTGTAACTTCCTTTCCGTAACCTTTCCAGTTGAAAGATAAAATGTTCGTGTGAGGATAATATATGACGTTATCAGTAGATAACCCATAATCAAACACACAAAGCATTATCTTCTTTTCTGTTTCCGCTTGTCTGATTTCCTTGTCGTATCGCTCACAAATCATGGCACGCTTTTCCAACATTTTTGCCTTATGAGCCTCTTCCCTACGTTTTTCTATATTCTCTGCGGAATAATACCCGACTTTAATGCGCTCTTCAACAAGCAAGCGTTCCTCGTCTGTTAGTGTCAGGGTAAACCTTTCTTCTTCCGGCTTATATGGATTAACCCATTTCTTTCCACACAGATTTTCAAGTTCCGCAAGAAGTTCGTCCGATTCATGTTTCCATCTATCTACAATTCCCAGATTGAAAAGTAAATACTTGAAATACAACTTATCGTTCACCGCTTCAGATAATTTGAAATATTCCTTATCCGATATACGCAAATATTCAATCGCCACAGACTTATCACTGTTCTTTATATGATACGTGCCATTTCCCACCGGATACATAGGAGCACCATAATGATTACAAAGATGTAACGATATGAATTTTGCCAATTCAGGACAATATTTTGCTATCTCATCGTGACAACAACCTCCCATATATTCGTTATATACCCCATATTTGTTTTTACAATGAATATCAGCGGTTATACTCCAATCGCACATATTATTGCGACAATCATCATCCAAAAAGACTGTAGTTATTATTCTATATTCCTTCCCGTTTTCAGTGAAGTCTTTTGTCTTTGAATAAGTTAGTTTGTTTGTAGTTTCCATACGTTTTGATTTAATCGTTATACTTATGAAAAATAAAATCGGCACAATCTCCTGCTATATTATTAGCGTCATTGTACCGATAAAAACCTTCTGTTTCCCAGTCCACATCTACAGGACCGCCTTTCACTTGTTCCAAAAAATTCTTGATTTCCCTTTCTTCTTCGTCTGACAAGCCGGTATAATCACCATTTATCAGAGCACAAGCCCAATAAGCCGGAAGCCTGTATCTTATTACCTCTATACTCATAACTTCATTAGTTCACAATTACTATCTTCAAATACCGGAACCATGCCTTTCCCTTTGAAATAAGCGGTAGCTAACTTGAAAGCATACAAGGGATTCACTTTCTTGATTTCCTGCGATGATTTGTGGAAAGACAACGGCTGACATACATAGAAGTTTTCATTGCCAAAACATCCAAAAACTCTATTCATCGTAACTTCATTACAATTAGTACCATCCAGTATAATTAAATCGCATCCGGTTTTTCTGGTTCCAAGAATAAATATCTTGTTCTTGTTTTCAGAAAGCGTAAATATTTCCTTATCAATCTTAAACCAGTCACTCTGGCAACCTTCAACATCCCGGCGAACAATCTCGTCAATCTCACGGGCATACTCTTCTTGTGTTTTCATTATATACTTACTTTTGTTTGTGGATAATCTAAAAACGGGAGACATAGCTGAATGCCTCTTTCTTTAATTCTCTGTCTCAAATAATTCAATCGAGCTTGTTTCTCTTTTTGAATAAAACCATCAATAACGGACTTGCATTCTGCCTCCATATCTTCCAGGCTATCGTCACCATAATACCCCCAACAAGAATCGAGAACTTCATCATCGTTGTCAATTTTTGTTACTTCAAAACCATACACAGAACCGGTATAATAATCGTCAAGAGTTTTTACTTCGGATTCCAAAACACCTATAACCTTATTCCGAATATCATCGCTTATCTGGGTGCAATTATATTCCTTTCTGACTGCATTTTTATCCACCGCAATGATACCAAACAAGCCTGAATCCCAGCGGTCACTATACGGACAAGATTCACCGCAACTAATAGTGATGCCACTATGAATATAAGCGTATATCCGAAGCCAGATATAATCTTCACTAAATTTGTCCGGGGCAAATCTGTAATTATCATCTTGATAACATTCTTGTTCCAATAGTTCTTTAATACTATGACCATCTGGACTATAATTTCGATGATTCGAGTAAATGACTCCTAAGTTATCCCATTCACGAGGACTTTGTGGGTCAAAATCATATTTAACATTGATATTATACCCACGATATTCTATTGTTTTATAGTTATTTTCCATACTACTATTATTTTCTATTCAACCATTCTTGGTATCCGACCTCAAAAGCTATCGGGTCATGTTTTCTAAGCATCCTGCCATAATATAGAGAGCGTGACCGGTCTTTGCCGCCTATTATCCATTCTTCGGAAGATAAACTGAGACCGATTTCGTCCAGATATAACTCAAATGCTTTTCGAGTATTAGCACGCTGTTTCATATTCTTCCATATATTTTATATGCAGACTGAGACAGACTTCTTTTGCAGTGTAAGTCTGGTCATAATTGTTTCCGAATATCTCTTCCGCTCCATAGTAGGAAAGCAAGTCTTGTATTCTCGTTGCGACCGGACGAAGCAGCCAGTCATTCCAGGTATCGCCTACATAGGAACAGAACGGCTTCAAATCATCTTTCGCCCAACCGGTCAGAAACATCTCACGTATATCTTCCTCACTTATCCAACTATATGAAAACTTGTTCGATTCATAAGGGTTGCGATATACACACTGCCAGCTTTTTTCTTTGGAGACATAACGTGTCAGTAAGCCATACTCAAAAAGGCTGGTGGTCTTGTCACTATCTACGCCATGCCATACGGTTCTGTCAAATTTCTTCGTTGCCATAATCAATCCTTGTTGTCAGTTGTTCGTTATCATTCAAGACATGGCATCTGTTCCATCCTTCCATATCATACAAGCCCAATAAATAAGCATCCCGTGCCGCTTCCGTATTGAATTGGCGTTCCTCGTAACCATAACCTTCAGTCTTTTTATACTCATCAAATTCACCACATTCAAAAGCGGCGCAAGCGTCCTCTCCGAATAATACCCTGGTATCAAATACTTGGGATACATCTTCATCACCCGGCAGATAATCTATGATGTACGACAAGTGTCCTGCAAATACATCATTCGGTTCAAACTCAATCTCCCCTCCCCATTCTTTTTCAACACCTTTTATTTCAAGTATATCATTCACTACCTGAACCTTGTATATCTCCACATCTGTCGGGTTCGGGTGCATTCCGTCCACATTTACCGCTATGATTGGGTACTCGACATCTTCATCATTTATATCCCATTCATAGCTACCACCCAAATGTTTAAGGGCAGCTTTAAGTTCGCTTTGTTCTTGTAACTTGATTTCTTTTGTCAGTTTATAAAAATCGGTATGTTTCATGATTCTTTTATTCTTCAGTGTTATACATCAAATCTTCTGCTACTCCATTCGGACATCGTTCATCAAACCAATGCCACACATCAAACTTTGAGGTTCCTGATGGGAAACCAAGGAAGTCTTCCTCAATCTCATCATCATTGTTTACCGGAATATCGCCAAATTTTTCCCATAGTTCGCTCAAAGTCATTAATGTTGTGTGTGTACCGCAATCGGCGCACCAGCAATCTTCCTCTTCCAACGGGTTATTGACGTTTTCGCAATACTTCTTTGTATTGATTTCGACCCATGCCATTACCTGTACGTTTGTACCACCGCATTCGGAACAATACAGGGTGGTATCTATTTTTTGATTCTCACTCATAATATTTAGTCTAATTTTAGTATCTTGTTACCAAAACATTTTTATTTATTAATCCACAAACTCCCAGCAATCTGTTACTATAAAATCTTCCCCTCCAAATTCCGCAAGGGATTTTAATTCTTCCAAGCCGTTGCAATAGAAAAAGATTTTATCATCAGTAGCTTCATCTACATCCTGTGATAATTGAATCTTCACTCTTTCGTCTTCCCCATCTTCTTTCCAGACGATTTGACATTCCGCATAGTCCGGCTTTTTCTTCCGAACTTTGCAAAACTGCCGGTATTTGTTTTCCATATCACATTTAACGCCATCTGTATCGGTCAGCATTAATTCGTCCTTGCAATCATCGCAAAATCCATACATAAAGGCTCCATCGGGATAACTCACTACTTTTTCGGTATTCGGGTTAACAAGGGCTTCACAAAACACATTTGTGCTGCCACATTTTGTGCATACTATTGCCATAATCTTAATTGTTTGGTTATTCTATATCGTTCACTTCATATCCTGCAACTTCCAGCATATCCTGCACGATTTCCGGATAGTCTGTCGTATCTAACGAAGCATCCTGAACGTATGCTTCCGCTAATTTCTGTGCTTCTTCAAGCGATTCGGCTTGTATATATAAGTCAAGCGTCAATGAAAACGGATATAACAATAGCTAATCGGTTATTCTGTAATAATAATCAAGTTCTTCTCCCTCAAAGTTGTTCATGGCATACTCATCAGCTTCTCGCCACAACTGGTCATACAATGCAGCCAGTTCACGATTGCTTTCATAATTCTGCCAGATTTTATGATTCAATACCAGCGTTAATTCTGTAAAAAACTTATAATCATCTTTCCATTCGCTGAACGCACGTTTGTAGGTATCTTTAACTCCTGCTATACCATACTTATCGGCTATACTGAAATCTTCCCAAAAGGTAGTTATCAGGTCATAGCCGTTCTCCTGCATAAATTCTCGAAATGTCATAAGCTATTATTTTTTAATCAATCCAATTCGTTACCTGTCGAGATAAATTCCACGGCATAGTACTATATGCTTGAAAATGTTTCCACTCGATTTTATCCTCAAAGCCGGGACAATAATGCTTAACGTATTCACAAAATTCATCACGCTTCTGTGCAACAAAAGCATCCTCTTCTTCGTCCAGCATGACAATATTTGGTTTGTTTGCTGCCCGACATTCCTCTGCGGTCTGATAGAATCGCCGGAAGTGTTCGGTATTATACCTATTTCCGTGATAATCAATAAATGTAATTTCACCTCCATAAATTTCACAAACATTTAAGGATTCCCGTATTGCTCTCTTTACCGGTCTCGAACCATCCCATAACCAACCACAAAACTGTATGCCATCCCAGATAAGATACGGTAGGTATCTTAAAGAGAAAGACTCTATATTCAACACCTCATATTGTATAGGATTAGTTTCTTGTGCTGCATCTTCAGCGGTTTTGTATATCGGCATACTTGCCTTAATTTTTTCCTCTCCCAATTTACCACCAAACCAAAAGATGTGTTCGGTAGCCATGTCCTGTCCACAAATATTGGTGTCTTTTATTATCATGCCACGATATTCCGCTTCACGAATTGCCCCGTTTCTGTGCATGAATACTCTTGTTCCAAAAGAAAATGAGTAAACTGATACTTTTCTTTCCATATTGTTTTATTTGATTTTGCTTTCGTAATACTGATTATTTATTCCGGCAACGACAAGAATGTTTCAAGATCGTTATGTGTCATGCCTTTATAGTTCTTGTCCCACGTTTCACGTACATTGCCATCATGGTAAAACTCAAACTTATAGGCAAACATACCTTTTTCTATTCTTCCACAATTACTGTCAATCCACATCACTTTAAGCCCGGTTGCTTCCAGACGCTTCTTAAAGGCTGCAATACGTTCGTCACGGATACGGACAAATTCCGCCTTATTCGCTTCCACTGCATCAAGGTAATCGAACCATTGCTGGAGGCGTTTGGCGGTCGCTTTGCCAACTTTATTCGGAGCTTCCAATTTATCGATAAATCCTTCAACATTCGCAGCGTCTAACAAGTAAAGATTAAATGTCGTATCTCTATATCCGCCGGAAATACGATACAATTTGCCTGTCTTAATGTTTTCAAGTGCCAAAAATGCGGTTTCGTTGTTCCATACTGGAGGGGTATCTACCATTTTCCCCAGTTCTTCAGAATAATTATGCGAACCGTATTTTTCCAACATACATACCGTAACAAGACGGGAAACACCACTTACTTCCAAGCCGGAGTAACGCTTTGAATCATTTTCGTAATTATAGTAAGTGCTTACTTTAAGAAAATTTTCACTACATTCCGAACGGTTTTCGTTCCAAAACTTTTGCAGGTCTTCTGCTTTTAAATACATTCTTCCCATGATTCTATATTATTTATTTTACCAATTCAATTTTACCGTAATAAGGATAAAAACAACCGTCTTGATAAACCGAATATCGAAGCGTTTTATCCTTTGCTTTATAAATGGAAACACAACCGCTATTATAAGCGTTAGATAACTCCTTTGCCACAAATCCACCTATTTGCTTGTAGGTTTTAGGTGTGTCGGATTTAGGGCGACCACGATAAATAATTGCAGCACTAAACCTCTCATTTTGCAGCACAATATCCTTATTGTAAGCCGCAGTCAGTTTCATTTTACACATACTATATCAGTTTTAGTTTTACTATCGAATAGGTAAGCTGGGTGTAAATTGTTATCCGCCCAACCATTTTTACCACACATTAACTACATGCAATACATGATAGCTTGCATTACCTAATAAAAGGATAACACAAGCGCATAGCTCGCCCAGCTAAGTACGATTTAAAAGTCCCTGACTTACTATGCGGATTGTGTTATTAAAGTAGGTGGGATAATGCGTGTCTCACGACACAATGTAGTTAATATGAAGTTGTTATAAAGTGCAGATGCAACAGGAATCGAACCTGTATAGCTGGAGGGCATTCCAGTTTACCACCATGCAAGCACCTATGAAAAAAGCACCCACAGAAATTTGTGAGTGCTTTTACAGATTGATTGGATTTCGAGAATTATTTCTTCTCTATCTTATTACCATCTTTGTCGTAACCATAGAATTTACGCCCCCACGGGGTTTGTATCCATATAGCTACACCAGCAATCATTGCAAATATCAACAACAAACAAAGTAGCGGATTCATTTTTCACCTCCTTTTTTAGCGTTACCAACAAACCATATTCCCCAAACCAAAAGCATACCAGCCAAAAATAAAGCTGCCAAAGCATATAGCCCCATACTGCTTCTGTCAGAGAAAAACGAAGATATTAGCACAGTCGTAACTACATATTTGGACACGTCCAACATATACCGACCAATTTCTTTAAATCTTTCGTCCATACAAATGTAAAGTTTTTATTGTTATACATCAAATTTTCACCGCGAAATTATACAAATTCGCACACGTTACCGCATGTAGATTTCTCGGCAGACTGAAGCACACCACGCCCGTGCATGTCAGTGATATATACAGGCTTTCGTGATATGCAGATACGCCTCAATCCTCGTTATCCATGAACTTTTTATACTCGTCATAGTCCATACTGGATACAACAAGGATTATAATAAACACAATTAGCATCAATATAAGCATAATTTATCCTTTCTTTTAAATTATTATACGTTTGCGCATACCAACGCCCCGACACGCTGGAGTACACCACGCCCGTAATACGAACGTTTGTAGTATGCAGATAGATACAATAAGGGCGCAATTATCCGTACAGAGACATTACACCCTTACACAATTAGACACAATGATTTCACAATAAATTACAGTTTGAGTTCACCGCGTTCAATTTTACCCTGTAAAAGAGCGTCAAATACACGCATGACTGTAAAATTTTGGTTATATTCTTTCATAACTTTCTCATATACTTTTTTGCCATTATTCAGTACAAAATTTCCTTTTTCGTCTTTCTTTGCGACCTTTACAGGGTATAACATTTTTGTATTGTCTTCATTCCAGTAACTTTGTGCCCAAAGCGTTACAATGGTTTTAAATTCTATGTCCTGATAAGTTAAGCCGATATATTCAAATGCTTCTTTGTATCCCTCTTTCCAGAACGCGCGAATAGTTTTAATAACGCCCGATAAACTTTTTGTTTCCTTGTTAGCTTCACGAATTGATTTTAACGCACTCATTTTTGAGTTTACAGAAGTTTTTGCAGAATTTTTAACAGTTGTTGCCATAATGATAAAATTTAAATTGTTAGTAATTAATGTTTTATTGCAGTGTGTCGAGAATCGCACCCGAATTAACGCTACTTATTACACGTTGTTATAAGTTCGTTTCACACTATCAATCAGGACGCAATACGCCTCTGATACCGCTATTTTTATAGGACTTACACGCGCGGTTTACACGCCTATCCTCACCCGTTGGTTTTTAGTCGAGTTGTCACAATAGGGCACAATACACCCTATACTCAATACCTTTGTGAGCTTTCGATTAAATTTTCGCTTTTCAGTTGGAAAAGGTACATTATACCTAACACGTGTACACATTTCGTGCCTTATAACGTTGTATTGTCATTCCCTTAAAAAGCGGTTTAACTGCCTCAATACGTCAATGAACGAAAAGCACTTTTTGAAAGCTCCTTTAAACTTTCGTTTGGCTGATTAAACATTTTGTTTTATTCTCTCTTTTGTTTCGGTTATTGGTTTTTGTTTTTGTTTCGTTGTTTGTTTGCCTTAACCGAACAATCCTAATATAATACACAGAAATAGACTTTTGCAAATTTTCGGATAACTTTTTTATTTGATTGCTTTTTCTTTTCTTTTTATAATAGGTATATAAGAACTATTTTAACATTTCAGTTTGTCTATTTATCTGATTTTCAATATATTAATATCAATATGTTAAAAAATTATTTTCTCTTTTTAGTCAAAATATCCGATTCTTTATACATTTTAATTCATAACTTTACCCTTATTAACCTTTAAATATTTGATTATCAAAGTATTAATCTTATTCCTCTTATTTCTTTAGTTATAAAATAACGTCTTATTTTCTCTATTTGCTTTCAATCTATTACTACAAACAAAGAAAAACCGCTTAAAATGTCTTATTTTGATAAAAAAAGACATTTTTATTTGATTTATATTATTGATTTTCAATATAATAACAATTTTAAAAAGAATAGGGTGGGTATCTTGCCTGGTGCGGATTCAATATTTGTTATAAGACTATTTTTTCAAGTCCCGTTTTTAGAGTGTATTAAATCACTTTAGTTATAAAAAAACTAACCCATATAAAGACAATTTTACCCCCAAAAGTCTGTTGTACTTCGTTGATTTTTTAACTCTCCAAATCACAACGGATTTTACCCTTCCTACCAGCTTAACTCAAAACCTTATACCTGTTTTTAGCTCTTCCCTGTACTTCTTTTTGATAACAAGCCATTTTAAAGACCTGTATCACATTTTCTTACTTCGATAATACAAATATACCGGACAATACAAGAAAGTCCTTATACGGTCAAACAAACGTTATCTATGGGCATTTGATAGAAAGGGATACGCAAAGGGGTAAAAAGTTACTTTTTCGTTCAGTTTTGGTGCGATTTTGATGAAAAGTGAACATTTTTGCCTTTTTTGAGGGTATTTCTGAAAGAATTTGCAAACTTTTGCCATAACTTTGCGATTCATTAAAACCAATTTCCCGTGAAAACTGCGAGGACAAATCAGGAAATAAAAGATTATTTGAAACCCGTCATTCCAAGTGACGAAGGGAACGAATACGCCATTACCCAATATTGCCTTTCCAATTTTAATCTGAAGGTGAAATTCGGAAAAGGCAAACCTGGTGGGGAAATTCCGGTCATAACTTTTGAACAATTCCGAAAATGGATTGAAAGGGAATATGTTTCCCCCAATTCATTCGTCACGATTATTTCCGGTCCGTATGCAAATGCCATCGGTATCATTTCTTCGGTCAAGCACGATTCCATACTCATGGGAGCGTTCCTTCTGGGAACCGGAGATTTGGTGACGAACAAGTTTTCTGTTCCTTATGATTCGGAAATACGGAAAGCAACCAAAGAAGAGTGTGAGAATATTCTTTGTGCCATTTCCAACAAAGGACTGGAATGGAACAACGATTTTAGCCGCGTTACAGAGCGTTTTGTTCCACGAGAGTGCAATTATATTAAACTGAGGCCCAAAGCGTCTAAAAAGGGCGGAATCGGCGTTTTTCGGGAATTTTCCGAGGAAGGATATGTTATCATGTATTGCGTAAAGATGGAAAACGAACCCGTGAGGCATTCTTTGAGGGATAATGTGGGGAAACTGGAAGATTACTGCTTCATGCTTGCTACGGAACTTGAAAGAAGGAATTTCAAAGAGGAACTGGCAAAGGCGGGGAAAGTATGGAACGGATACCTGAAACGGATAGAACCGGTAGGCTTCAGAGTTAACAAAGGCGAATATTACTATTTCATCAACGACAAGTTCTCTCCCTCCAGGGCGCAAGATTCCTACAGCGCACAAGACCGGCTGAAGTTCAACAGTGGAAATTATTTCAGATCGCTGGAAGAGATAGAGGAAATGATCGAACACATAAGCGAGTTTAGAAAGGAACAACTTGCACGTCCCAAAAAGAAGGATTGAAAAGCTGGGTGAAGATCATTGTTTTCTCACCCTTACTTTTCCGGCAAGTTCCTTACCTGCACCTTCCCCTTCTGTTTGTGGTCGTACTTGTCCAGATAAACCCATATTCCCCGGAATGGCTCGAATCCGCTGCCGTAAAGCTTGTAGCGGTCTATAACCACGTCCAATAGCTGAGAGATAGTGTCCCAGTCTTCCATGTCACCGTTCTTGTACCCCATGTCGGAAAGGAGTTTCGGTATTATCTCTATAGCCTGGCAATCCCGGTTCTCTCCTATCGAAATTCTGGGAAACCGGTACTTCTCCAGTTTCTTGTAAAAGGGATTCTCTTGTTTTCGGGCATTTTCAGCCTCTTCACGGAACTTTAATTGAATTTCGATCATCTTACCGCCATCGCCACAAATCGTCTCACCACGGGCTTTATTTTGGCTTCTATACCAGAGTTTCGTTTTTTTGTCCATCTGAAGTTCCGGAAACATAAAGGAAAGAAGCTGGGGATTGTCGTATTGCACCCTTCCCACCCTCAGAAGCTCCAAGTCTCTCATGTACTCCACTACGAACTGGCGCATCTCGTCCAACGTCACTTTTTCATCGACTGGGAAAGACTCTCTGAAATCCTCCTTTATCATCTCTATCTTTTCATCGTCTGAGAGTGAGATTAGGCTTTCATCGTAATTTTCGGAAACTGGGAGTGACATGAACTCTTCCCTTATCTCTTCCTCGGTTTTCTCTTTCCATTCCGAATAATGGATTCCTACCCTGCACCCCCTGCTCTCGAAATACGGAAACAGATCTTCTATTTCCAATCTGGAGAGTTCTTCATCGTGTGAGAAATAATCTTCTTTCAATTCACTGAAGGTTTTCTTCACTTCCATCCATTTCGGGGTATCTCCTTCAGGGTACTCTTCCATCATGTCCCGGATTAGCATGTCTATGAATTTTTGATTTGGACTGGGAGTTTGGGGAATCCCGGATTGAAGCGTTTCTTCTTCCTCTTTTTTGAAGCTGGGGATTGAGGGAGCATCCGAATCCTTTTCTTCTATTTTTTCAAAGCTGGGAGTAAAGGGGCTGCTTGAATCTTTTTCTTCAAAGCTGGATGTTTGGGCTTGAACCTCGAATTGAAGATTTTTGGTTTCTCCTTCCCCCACACCCCTATCCTTATCCTTTGTAAAAAAGCTTACTTCGTAACCTTTTTTATTAAGCTTTTTAATATCTTCTTTTATCTCTTTATTTAACTCTTTAAACTCTTCTTTAAAATATTCTTTTAAGCTTATTATAATATTATTATATATATATTCTATACTATTGTCGGATTCAGACAAGGTTTGGGGTGTTTGAATCTTATTTTCACAAAAGCTTGTCGGTTTCAGACAAGCTTTGGATAAAAGTATGTCGGTTTCAGACAAGGTTACATCTTTTTCTTCATTATACCATGTCGGTTTCAGACAAGGTTCATTAGAAAGTTTGTCTGATTCGGGCATATAACTTTGCCTGATGGCCAAAAGGGTGCTTATAGTCACATCCAAATCACGGACAGGGTTGTCGGATTCAGACAACGCTCCCATAAACCTTGTCTGATTTGGACAAGGTTCAGTTAAAAGCGTGTCTGCTTCAGACAAGGTTTCCGAAAAGTATGCCGGATTCAGACAAGGTTTTGATAAAAGTTTGTCTGAAACAGACAAGGTTGATTGTTTTGAGAACTTTTTGGTTTTTGCCAACTCACCCAGCTCTTCTTCTGAAATCTCACCCAGCGTTCTATGTTTTTCTATGAAGTTTTCATCACAAAATTTCGATAAAGCGGCACGATTGTTTGTCGTATCCAAAATCCTTAAAGCAATGTGGTACGCTTCCAGATTCAAAGAATACTCTTTCTTGCAACCAGCATTATTGTCGGTCATAGACAAAATACCCATATTGCTTAAACGGGTAACACATTTGACAAAGGCTTCGTTTCCTATCTTCATTGATTTTTGAAAATAAGTACGGCTCCATGTTGAGCTATATCCCATATCTTTATAAAACTTCTGATCCAATAACAAAACCAGAAATGCAACCTCAGTTGCACTTAACATGCAACCGAGGTTTGGATGAATCTTTACGAATCTTGTATTGTTCATCGTTTCCATCATGCGTTTTCAATTTTGTCGTTTACATAATAGAATAACAACTTACAGTTCACCATCGGTTTGTAAACTGTATATCCCAGTTCTCTGGCATACTTTCCGACTGTTACCCGATTAGGAACTTTTGTGCTATTCTCTAACATGTGTTGTGACATTTCCTCGAATGTCATGCGCTTCTTCAATTTCATCATAATCTTGAATTTTAGTCTTTTATATTAATAATAGAACACTATAATTAGTTGTGTTTAGTGTTTTTGCGATATTAACATTCTTTACACATTCATCTTATCCAGTTCGACAATCTGTTTCTGTATCTCATTCATATTGTCCTGAATGATCTTGCAGTTCTCGTATTCCTCATGCTCCTTCGCGCACTCCAGTACGAAAGAAAGCATCATATACGAGTTGTGCAGACTTCTTCTTTCAGCGCATTTAGATTGGTATATAAGATACTTGGTTTGATTCACAAGGCTGTTTATCCGCCTTTCATAAATGCTTGCCCTTACATATAGGAAAATCATCAATAAGGTAAAACACGCTATCGTTCCGATAAATATTAATTCTTCCATCGTTTTGGTTATTATTTCGGTTATTGTTCGCAAGGCGGAAGGTTCCCGTTTCTGCGACACTCTTTACACAACTCTTTCATGGAACATTCGTCACACATTGTCGGTTTCGATTTGCTTTGTGAATAGATTAGCAGCAATACTATCACCGAACAAAATAATAAATACATCATAAGCTTTTCTTTTAATCCATGTTATTAGATTCATTTCTTGTTATCGTTTAATCTAAATTAAAGTTATCCAATCCGTTATCGGTTTCATCGTCCGTATAGTCCTGTCCAAAGTCCATAAGTCAGTTCTTTTTATATTTTAATTGAATTATTAAATGAAGCACCGGCTTTACAATAAAGTATGCGAACAAATATATGACTGTGATGAGAGCATATCCTCCCCATAATGGAGAAGTTACCCACCACCAGCTCCAATCTATTACACCTGTCAGTTTTAAAATTATAAATACTATACCCAATAGTCCTAAAAATCCAATTTGCATATATCAATCCTCCAAATTAATTATTTTACTAATTCATACATAATAAAGTTACAAAAGCTGCCCATCCCGAAACGGCAATGCCGTAAAAGATGTATTGTGTCTTTTTGAAAAGTTCAAAACGTCTTTGATAGGCTTGATATAGCCGTTGCGGTTTTTCGTAATCCATATTTACCTTGTCTTGGACGTATTCTTTAATGAACTCTCCCAACCGCTCTCTCAATCTCTCGGAAATGAAAAAACGACTATCCTTATACCATACAGAGGCATTGCACTTGAAGAATCTGTTTGAATAGTAATCACTGTTTGTCTTGATGGTAAGTTCAACTTTTGCCACTCCCCGTTCCTCATACATTTGTAAAGCCTTTTCTTCTATCTGCTTTTCATTGAGGTTTGCTTTATCTACAAGTTGGTTGTATTCCGATTCATCTATCTGTACTATCTTTCTCATAATTATCTGTTTTTTATACCATGAGCGATAAGGCTCGCCCACGGCTGTTTGATGGATATTGCTTTCATAATTAAAAAATATTGCTTATATTTGCACCACTGTCAGTGAGAGGCGACAATCAATGTCGTGCGACAGATGCAGCTATGCTGCTTCGCCATGTACGCAAGTCATGGTGTTCTCCTTTGTAGCTTAATGGTTAGAGCGTCTCTTTGGAGAAGGTGAGGGTTCGAATCCCTCCATTGAATATTCATAAAATCCATATATAAAAGCAGGCTGATAATCAGACCTGCTTTCTTTTTAATCCTCCAACAAATCCAATATTTGACAAAGAGCACCTTCAAGAACAGAAACCCTGTCCTCCATGTCATTTCTGTAATCTTCATATTCACCATCTTCATACAGCATCTCACACCCTTCATTTTTTGATGTTGAGTATTCCAGTGATGTATGACATATATCTGCAATATCTCCAAGAAGCTCATTTACTGGTTTATCCCCCAGCATAGTTTCAACGATTGTTTCGACCTTTACTTTTACTTGTTTCATAATTCAATCCTCCAATAATTCTTTGTTGTCGTATATGTTGCCGATGATTTCACTATTAAGCAAACTTTCAATATGATAAATATCTCCTTTTTTGAATTGTCCTTTGTCGTAGAGAATGCGAAGGACAGAATGATTGTATTCATCTATATCTATTACAGCAAGTAATTCATAGTTTGCATCTATATATTCATAGCAAAAGCGACTTAAAACTTTGGGAGTGAATTTCACAATATCACTGAAATAGGCTTCTTTATCGTTCTCGTCATGCAAACCTGTGAACTGACCGATGGTTCCAATATCTACTTGAAAAAATTGTAATGGGAAATTTCCTAACTCTATATACAACGGAGATACTATCCGAGCCTTCGATTTATCGTAGTTATACTCTACATAGCCATATCTCCACTCACCCGATTGGGTATCTTTCCCTCTGAATTTTATTTCTCTGTTCATATTCATTCCTCCACATTAGTAGGCATTAAATCCTCTTTATATGCCCATTTTATAAATCCTCCATCCATTATAATAGCTTCTTTATAATACCTCATATTAGGACCATATATTATCATAGTTCCATATTTCCCCAATAGTACTATAATTCTACCATCTTCAGGTATTTCATTCACATCATGCCACACGCTGTTGATGCGCCAGTCTGCACCAGCTTCAAATGATCGCTCAATATCATATCTATCAAAATCAAAGTGGAGTCTATAAGTCTTTGAACACCCACGTTTTTGACATTTGTCATTAGCAAATTCAACTGCTGCTTTTTCAATATCTTCTCTTGTCATAATAATTCAATTTCTTTTTTCAAATTATTGATTTCTTCTTCTATCTCAGCACGTATCAGTTTATCGTGCTTATCCAATAACTCACCTATATGTTTCATTTTCCATACCGGACAGTTTTTTTCGTTTCTGTCTATGTAAGAAAGTCTGTAATCGGATATAGAACTTATTGCGTCTTTAACTTCTTTCAACTTATTGAGCCTTTCGTTAATTTGTACTGCTCTTTGGTATTGTTCGTTTGTCATAATATTTTCTCCTTTCCACCTACCCCAGCAGCCGCCACATGACTGCCAAGAACAGGTAATATAGTTTCTTTTAGTTATTCAAATGATTCATTTTATTCAAATGTCTAATCTTTTTACACGTTTCTGGGTCTCTTATTTGAAACTCGTATCTCATAATGAGATATTCTTTCAAAATAATTTCCATCACTTAGAGCTTCTGCTCTTTTCCGAAAATAATCCCTTTCATTGGTTATGTGATTAACGATTCGGATCATCAATCGCAGTTTATTTACTTTCATTTGTATTTATTTAGCAACCATCTATAAATTACTACTCTCGCTTTTTCGTAACGAAACCAATTCCATTTCCGTTTTGGGTGATAAGAATATATTTTCTTAGCTGTCCTCAGATTCATTTGTATTTCCATTTAAATGTTCCATAAATTTTTTCTTTCGGTAGCACATATAATCGTCTGCCATTTTCGCTTCCGCACATTGCTTGCAATATGTAACTGGCATCGGACAATCTTCACAAAACCGTACACCTACGCACAAGCCATCGGATTGTCTGTATTTTATGCAAGACCGACATAGAGCTTTGAGGGCCTTGTCTTTCATATTCTCTTCGGCCACTTCTACCGCACTGATAGCGTCTTTTATCTCCATCAGGACTTCTTTATGGTATTCAGAATAGAATGTGTAATCATCTATTATATCGTATGCTCTTTTACTCTGTATCATGGCTATCTTTCTTATTTGGTTTTATTATTTGGATTTTGGTATCGAGCACAATGGAATCTTTATCACAAACACAGGCCATTTCGTTATAGGTATCGCTCAGAAGAGCCAGCATGATCCGATTGCTTTCCTCATGCGTCATGGTTTTCCAGTCAATCTCGAATTTCTTCGCTATCGCTTTGGCCGCTTTATAAAATTCGTTGGTTTTGGGTATCTCATTGACATCGTAAATAAACTCTCCTGTCTGGGCAAAGAGATATTTACTGAGCCGGATATATTTCTGAAATACCTCCAATACGGCTTTTGCGGTCAGTTCTGGATTCTTTTTATCACTCATATACAATTTGTTTTGGTCTATTCATACATAATTTACAAGCACTTGTGTATGTATGGTAAGTTTTATCTTTTCGTTTTATTGTTCTCGGATAAAATCTGTGAAGTGGCAAATATCGGCCACACTTGGAACATCGTTTTTTAGTATATACTTCATTTTCCGTTTGGTATTTGTTACTAATACGTCTTTTTATTAGCTGGCAAGTTTTACATTCGCTATCTATGTTCCGATATTTCCTGCAATGAGCCAAAGACTTTTTCTTGCATTTGGCAAAACAAACACAATCTATTCGAGGGACTGTTTGATATATGTTCATTAGTTCTGTTCTATTTCCAATATTTTCTTGTCACAAATAATCTGTCGGTCGGTTATTTTTGAAATCAGTTTGATTCCTTCCAGTGTCCGACATCTGGATAGGGCTACATAAACCTGGCCGTGTGCAAACGCTTTTCCGGCATCTATTATCACCTTGTCGAAGGTCAAACCCTGGGATTTGTGGATCGTGATAGCCCAAGCGAGTTTCAAAGGATATTGGGTACAAGAACCAATCTCTTCCGCTACGATCTTTCCTTCGGCATTACATCCGTACTTAACGTTCTTCCAGGTGTATTTGGTAACGATAATCTTGTTTCCTTTATCTGTTCTGACTGCAACATAACTGAAGAGATTGTCGTTCACGATTTCTTCCACGACACCAAGCATACCATTGTAGAACCTCCTTTGTTCGATCGGGACTTGGTCATTGGCACAAAACATGACCTGAGCACCTACCTTCAGGCTTAACCTTGCCTCGCATGGGGCTGCACTTTCGGGAAAATCGCCCGACAATATTGCATCAAACTGATAAGCCTGGCCTTCAAGTCTTGCCAGATTATCCCTGTTTATATTCTGGGCAGACTTGTTGGTTGCACAAAGCGTTATATATCCGCTCTCCTTGTTTCCAATATACCGCTCGTCATAAAGTTCAAGCAATTTCTCTCTGCTTTCCATTGAGAGATTGCCGTTACGAACTTCATTAAGCAAGCGGAGAAAAACTTCGTCAGACTGGCGGAACACATGGCTAAGGTTCACGGTCTTGAATCCGGCTGTTTTTAACGCTTTCGAGCAAAAGAAATAAGGAGAGTCATAATACATCTCAACAAGTCCCCATTCCTCTTTTATGGTGACAGGGGGAAGCTGATAAAGATCTCCTATTAGAAGAAGCTGAACCCCACCGAACGGCTCTTTGGTGTTCCGATAGAAACAAAGGGCATCGTTTACCGCGTCAAGAAGATCTGCACGAACCATTGAGATCTCGTCTATCACCAGTAATTCTAATTTCTGGATAGTCTCGATTTGTTTGTCGTTTAATTTGTACGAACCTAATACATGGAGGGCTTTACCTCTGACAAAAGCCGGTTTGTAGGGTGAGAAAGGTAATTTCAAGAGAGAATGCAAGGTTACACCTCCGGCATTTATCGCTGCAACTCCGGTCGGGGCTGCGATTATTGTATTCTTCTTGCAGATACCCAGTATATATCTGAGTAAGGTAGTCTTACCGGTTCCTGCCCGGCCTGTCAGATACACATTGGTATTCGTGTTTAAAACTAAATCAATAGCTTCCTTCATTTCGCTATTGATGATGAATGTTGGTTTTGGTTGGTTTGCCATATTCTTAAATTATTTCATTTATTAAAAGATTCTGGTAGTGAGTCAAATAATTCTGGAACCTGATACATTTGATTTCTTCGGTTTTCTTGGGACAGTAATCCACATGCTCACAACTGAGACAAAGACTCTTTAATGCTGCGGCCATAAACTTTTTCTGTGTAGGTATCAGTTCTTTTTGTACCAATGCTTTGATATAGGCAGGGTTAGGTTCGATCATCAGACCTATATCGCCACCGGATATTTTCTTTCCCATTAAAAATCTATCGAAGTGTACACATCGTCTATCTGTTCCTTGCTTAAACCTATATACCGTCTTGTAATCGCAATACTGGAATGATTGAACATTTTACTGAGCAATACAAGAGCCGCTTCGCTTTGTCCTTCCTTCTCATACACCCATCTTCCGAATGTTTTTCTGAGAGTGTGAGTAGAAATCCGGCTGATTGGAAGGGAATATTCTTCTTTCAGTGTCTTCAATACCCGGTTGATCTGCCGATCGGTATAAGCGGTTGTTTTCTTCGGGTGTTTGATGATAGGCAGTTCCAAATCCGGAGAACCGAGAAGTTTGTATAGTTCGGCTATACGGTTTTTGTTCGTTTCTCCCATTCTGATTAGACGGGTCTTGCCCGTTTTCTTTTCCGTCACACAAATCTCGTCTTTACAAAGAATGTCTATCCACTTCAAAGATAATACGTCCGATACACGCAGGGCAGTACAGAACGACACCCTGCAATATAATTCGATCCAGTATTTCTTATCATTGGACAGACATTCGAGTAGCCTCTTGAAATCTTCTATCTGAAGAGGTTTTGATTCTACGATTTCTCCTTTTACTTTTCCCATAATTAATGTTTTTGTCTTTTTACGAGAGCAAAGATATATATTACAGGAATACGAACAAAGAAAAATAAATAAATATTTTTTCTATTAACTATTTTAACTCATTATACTGTTATATAGTTAGTTAATTATAAACTATAAATTATATTTTCCTCGAAAATCGTTAATTGTGTTAATCTCGATTCCAAGGTCTTTTGCTTTCTGCATTTTAGAACTATTGGAAGTAATATCAGCCACTATAAGATGGGTGGTTTTACGACTTACACCGCTTACAACTTCACCTCCTTCACGGACGATAATCTCATCCAGTTCCTTGTCACGGATTCCGGTAAAACAGACTTTCATTCCGGCACATTTTCCGTTGGGTTTGATCTCCTTCTTCTCTGACGGACGAAGCGTAAGATTGTTATCCTCTAAGAATTTATAGAAGGGTTTTATCCCGTCACAGAAAGACCGGTATGTCTTGGAATCTCCAGGAGAAGACATTGGAATATATTTTTGCTGATAGAAAAGGTCGGCAAAACCGCCCATTTCACTTAGAATTTTTCTTGCCTTTATCAGTCCGATCCCCTCAAAACAATCGCTGGCGTGCATCAAGGTTGCGGCATCCGTCTCTTCCCGTGCTTTCTTGTTGTTCTGGAGGATAATGTTTACTGTGCTATCTCCGAAACCGTCTATCGTAAGGATTTCTTTCGGGGTGATATTCAAAATCTTCTTGATTGAATCAAATCCGGCATCGAATAGTTTGGCGTAGCTTTCCTCTCCCATGTTCTCGGCTCCTGAGACGGTAAAAAAATGGATGATTTTCGCCAGCTTTCTTCCTGGACAGTCGGGGTTGGTACAACATAATTCCACCATCGTGTTATTCCATGCTGTAGGAGAACCGCATGAGGGACATTCCGCGAGTTCATCCCACATTGCCGTTTGTTCTTCAATAGAAGCTGGTTTGATGGTAGAAAGGATTTTCGGAATCACACCGCCGGAACGTGTAACCAAGATTTCCGCTCCTTTGGCCAATTGCTTTGAATTGATGAAAGCAGCGTTGTATCCGGTCGGATTTTCCATCTCACAATCTCCGGTATCCACTGTTTCAATATTTACGACAGGTTTCAATGCTCCAGCCTTGCTGACTTTCCATGTAATAGATTTGACGGTCGTGTGAAAAGCGAACGTAAAATCCGGGTGTTTGTAGGCGATCGCATATAAGGGATTTCCGGTTGTCTCATGCCGACCTACCTTATCCCAGATGGCAAGGTCGTTGATATAGATCACGATGCCGTCTATCGGATAATCGTTCGACCATGTGGAAAATAATTCTTTCAGCGATTCTTCTGTCAATTCTTCCACCTTGCACTTATGGAACAAAGGTTGTTGCTTGTAAGCTTCGCAAAGTTCCTTTATTACCTGCTCGTAGGTTATATATGAGACAAGATCAGACTGACCGATTCCATAGCGGAACAAAGAAGCGTACTGGATAAGGCTGTTCGGCTCATCCGCATTAAGCATTCCGGCTGCGGTATTGCGGGGTGACTTGAATTTTTCTCCGCTGCTGGGAGAGAATTTGTTTTTGAAGAACTTATCCCAGTTCTCGTTCGAGATAATAAATTCGCCAAATGTAAAACGGTAATGAGCATTTTTCATTATGTTTGCTGCCAGCACGTGTTTGGAACAATCCTGCCCCTCGTTTTCTGCACCGCCACGAGAATAAGCCATGCCGGTTAGTTCGTTTACAAGCAATGACAAGCCATCGAACTTAGGCATACAAATCACTTCTGTTTTGCCTGTAAGTCCGAGAGATTTGCACCATTTGGTTACTTCATCGAGGCTTTTAGCCTTATTCAGCGATTTCATGGGGATAGGTAAGGACACCTTTCTTTTTCCATCAATGCTGGCAGGTTCGATGCGCTTAAACCAATCATTGTCGGGATCGAGTTTTCTTAACTCATTGATTTTCGCATCGTATTCGGCATCGGAAATTTCAGGTGTTCCTTTGCGATATAACTCGTTATGACGTTTAATGTTGTCTAATAACGTCTCTTTGGTTTTGGTTGTATGTTTTTCTTCCATATTATGACAGGTATTTTTGACGTACAGATAAATTACGTTGATGTTCAGCGCGTCTTGCTGATTTGCCCCACGATTCCATCAAACCCTCGTAAGTGTTTTCAAAGAGTTTACAAGCCAAATCATATAAATCTGGCAGTTTATTCATTTCTTTTTCGATATAATCCATTGCGCTGCCTTTATATAGGGCGTTGTTCATGCGTGTGAACACATTGACATGGAATTTATAGTTGAACTCGTTATACAACAAACGATAGCCTTTGCCTATATCTCCAGCACTACCCTTACGGACAATCTGGGTGATACGCTGTCTCATGTCGGCAAGAGGAATTTCTGAAACAAGACCCTCAATAACTTGTTCTTGGTGAGTATTTGCTTCTAAAAGTCGTTTATTGGCTTCCTCTGCTTCTATTCTCTTTTGTTGTTCTTCTTTAATCTGAGTGGCAAGACGAATTAGATAATCTGGCGAAAGGAGAGCTTTTTCGAGCGTTTGTTCTGTCAAGTATGCGCCATGCTTGCGGATAGATGGAAGAACATCATTACATACCCAATCTTGAAATTTCTCAGCTTCGGGTAATTTTGATTTCATTGTTAATCTATAAACCTCACCCTCTTTGCCGAATTTGATGTTTTGTGTACCTCCACTTGTAGGGGTCGGTAAAACAACGACCCCTTTACAATGTTGATTTACAGCATCGGCTGGCCTATTATAACCAAGTGCTTTAGCTACATCTGCCAAACAAAACAATGGCTCGTTGTTATTATCCATTGTAACTCTTACTTTCCCGAATTGTTCATTTTGAAAAATTTGAATGTGATTCATTGTCTTTAATAAGATTTTGGTAGGTACTGATTACTGTACCTAAGATTAATTTAAAACAGACTAAATATCATATTATTTAAATTTATAGTGGGGAACATTACCCCACCATAAACCATCATTTTACCCCCGAATGTCCAAAACCTCCAGTTCCACGCTCTGTATCATCCAGTGTTTCTACCGGTTCCCATTCTATCTGTTCGTAACGGGCAATTACCATCTGGGCGATACGCTCACCATCGTTGATCGTGAAATCCTCAGACGAAAAATTGATCAAAATGATACCAATCTCACCGCGAAAGTCTGGATCGATTGTGCCTGGACTGTTAAGAACTGTTAATCCTTTCTTCAGAGCCAAACCGCTTCTCGGACGGATTTGTGCTTCGTATCCTTCAGGAAGCGCAATATGCAGTCCTGTCGGCACAAGGCATCGTTCTAAGGGTTTTAATACTATCGGCTGTTCAATATTTGCACGGATGTCTATTCCGGCTGAACCTGTGGTTGCGTACTTCGGCAACTCATGTTTTGATTTGTTTACGATTTCTACTTTCATTGCTTCAAGGTTTTGATTTTGTTTATTCTTGCATCACGGCGGCGTGCCAATTTTCTTACCGGGTGGTATTTACGTGTCACTCCGCATAAACGGTCGTATTCCTCTATCTTCAACGTACCGAGATCGCTCATCTCTATCTCCACGTTCGGATCGACATGACGGAAATAAAAACCGCCTGTGGAAATAAAACGTCCGGTACACGCAAACGAGATCGCTTGCAGGTTTCCGCTTGTCAGTTCGTAGGCACTTCTGACGGAGCGGATGATCGCTATCAAAGTTCCGGCTGGGTTAAACACTAATACCTGTTTTGGCTCTTTTAAGAAACTAACTTCTTTTTCCATTTAATAACTCATGTAATTGGTTTGCGTTAAATCTGGTATCAGCAAGAGACAGTATCCGGCTATCCGAAAGGACAAAACCATTCAAAAACAGTTCTTCCATTCTTTCCAGCATATACATCCCGAAATCGGAATCGACATAGGCGATTAGAAGGAGTTCGAGCGGTTCCGCGACAAGCATGTGTCCTGTGAGTTCTTCACGGATCACCGCATCTTCCCTATCCATGCCGTAAGCCTTGCAGAATGCGTTTATCCAGAAAAAGAAGTGCATCTGGAACATTTTTTCGTTATGTTCTCCAGCCTTGCCTTTCTTCTCGATAAAACGGCTTATGTCAGCGTACCGGTTCCCCCCTTCGTCTGTGCCTGTTAGCAAATCCGGAAATTCGGCATACTTTACCTCTTCGCACTTGATCACTTTACTTTTCATTGTAACAAACCGGCGTTTTCTGATTTGTACAAGTCATTCTTATACATTTCTTCCGTTACAAGAACGGATGATGCCTTGTCGAATTTTACATCACGGATCGACCAGTCACGGGTCTCTACTTTGCTTAGGTATTTGAAAACAAAATCGTAAGCCTCTTTTGCTGACGAAGCGGCCACATAGATGTTTTCTTTTTTGGATTTCTCCTTCCCGTTTTCGCCCGTTTCCGTGTATTTGACGTTTACGGCAAACAAGGCGGCATCGTCTTCTTCCTCTGAGAAGAAATACAATACATAATTTTCCTTGTATTCCTTATCCACTGAAAATACATTTGTAAAAAGTAGTTCCGGAACTTTAGCTTTTACGATTTCATATTTGACGGAATCGTTGTACTGTTTCATCTCTTCCATCATTTCAAACGCTAAGGCTTCAGCGTCCGTATAATTCACCGCCACGACCAAATCGTCTTCCTTTTTAGTCACTAACTTTCCTTCGCTGTCTTCGCCCATATACTCGAAGCGAAGTCTGTAAAATTCTTGAACCGTATTCATAGTCGGCATTTTTAATTGGTTAATTAATTAGTTTTGGTTTTTAATTACGATGCAAAGATATATCTTTATATAATACAATCATAATATTTCATATATTTTATTTCTTATTTTACGCTATTTAATTGTATTACTGTACTTTAAAAATATCATACACAAAGCAATTATCCACACTTTATTTATATTATATATATCGCTATCTCTTTATATACGGTAACGGCTTCAGATAAATTATAATTTTCAAAAGATACGGGATATGTCGTAGAACGGAAGATGTGCCGTCTATACAACAGATTCCGCCTTCCGTACCTATTCTTCTTAAAACTAAACTTATGAATACTACGAACATTGAAGGGTCATTTGACAGGCAGCTTCTTGACAGCATTTTCAGGACAAGCAAGAAGACCATTCAGGAATATGTCTGGGAAATAGAGCGTAATAACCGCTACAAGTCCGTGCGGTCCAATGTTGAGACGGGATGCGTGCTGGACGATCGTTCAAGGCTTATCGACTTGTATGAGGCAAGTCTTCAGCAAGACGCACATATACGTTCCGTGATCGAGACGTTGGAATCGCAGATTTTGGGAGACAGGTACATGCTCGCCAGGATAAACGAAAAAGGCAAATATGTCAAGGATGTGGAAGAGACACAGAAGATACAGGGTTCCCAGTTCGATAAGATGATCAAGGGAATCGTGGAATCAAAACTATACGGATACACATTGCTGGAGATTCTGCCGGATATTAACCCGTTGACCGGAAAACTGAGCCATATTAATATTGTAGAGAGAAGGAACGTGCTGCCTGACCAGAAGGTTGTTTTGAAAAGGCAGGGAATATGGCTTCCGAACTGGAATATCACATCTGCCGCCTATAAGAATAACTACGTGCTGATTTCTTCCGGTGATCTTGGATTGTTTTCAGCCACTACGCCCCTCATTCTGGCAAAGAAATTCACGATGGCGAACTACGTGAACTTTTCACACACATACGGACAGCCTATCATTCATGGAAAAACGGTATCGGAAAGCAATGCGGATCGAAAGCATTTGGCAAACGACATTGCGAATGCGGCTCAAAACAAAGTTATTGTGACCGGATTGGAAGACGAGGTGGACATCAAGACCTTCACCATGTCGAACTCCGAAAAAATCTATACCGGACTGATCGAACTGGTGAACAGCGAGGTTTCCAATTTGATTTTAGGATCGGAATCTATGGCTGGAGGTATGCAGTCATACGTCGGCTCCACAAAAGCACACCAGGATATATTTCGTGACCGTATCGAAGTCTATCGCAGGTACATTGAAAATATTATGAATGAAGAAGTCCTTCCCCGCCTCGTCATTATGGGGTACATAAAGCCGGGGCTGGTATTCAAGTATTCCAATCGTATCGAGATGAACAATGAAGACCGTATTAAATTGTACGGGCTTCTGACAGACAAATATGAGATCACGGGTGATGAGATCGAAAAAGAGTTCGGTATCAATGTGGGGAAGCAACTTAATGTTATGACCGGAGTTGCAGGCGTGTCTGGCGGTGCTGGTAGTGGAAGTAATGACCGGCATATCATGTCGGACGAGGAATATCTTCGCAGGTACGGACATCCGAGAGGGCAGGTATCCAAAGTCACAAATTTTATTCGGGGAATGAAGTAATCGGCACAGCTTCATTCCCGGATGTGGTTGCCGAACGTTACGAAGCCCCTAAAGAGGAACCGGTCAGCCCAGAGAAGGAAGAGTTTTTGTTGATTCTGAAAGAGTTCAGGAAGTTTGTCTATCGGGCAGAAAACAGTGCCGAAGCATGGGAGGTTTTTGAGGACATTGTTTCTCTCAGGGCTTCTTTCCTAATCGATCGTGTGTTGACAGGGCTTAGGATGGATTTCAACAAGGCTTTTGACTTGCTGAAGAACTTCAATTCCAATCTCACGGACAGGGAAAAACAGGAACGGGAAATACTGGTAGCAGCGATTGAGAATTTGGTTGATTTTGCCGTTGCCGAAGAGTTTCAGATGATTGGTGAATTGCCGGAAGAACTGGATATAGAGGATATGGAAGAGTATGAGGATGTATGCGAAAAATACAACCTTCAGTATGCTTCTGTGGAAAATGGGGATGTATTGTATTCCGCTTCTATGGCATACTGGTGGATTGGTATCGCATCCAACTCGATTGTTACCTACATGACGCAGGGAGATGAAAGGGTCAGAGCTTCGCATTTATCACTGGAAGGAATATCTTTCCCGAAGAACGAGTTTCCGATTGACTTGATTCCTCCTATTGATTATGCGTGCCGGTGTTATCTGCTTTCGGATGGGTCAAGTAGTGAATCGTTTGTTACGGCTTCGATTGGTAAAAAGAAGATCGGGGAATACAAGAAGTTGGTTAATCCAGTGTTCGCTGAGAGTTTGGCTACTGGTGGAAAGATTTTCAGTGACGCACATCCTTATTTTAAGATACCGAAAGAGAATGCCACTAAACTTCGAGAAATTGCAGATAAAATCAAATCCCAATTTATATAAGATGTATGGCTGAGATTTCTTTAAACCAAATGATAGAGCAATTGGAAAAAATATCTCCAAGTAGATTGGATTTCAATGTCGCTGAGTTTACTACCGAGGTCGGATTGTATTCAAAAAGGGTCTTTAAAAAGTCATTCGATACACAAAGCTTTAACGGCAGTGTGTGGAAACCGAGGGAATCCAGATGGGGAAAACGATTCAACCATCCCGTTTTGTGTGATACGGGAACTTTGAAAAACTCATTCCCAGTTTTGTCTGAAGGCGATTTTGCTCTCAGTACATCAAGAAAAGACACCTCTGCCAGAAGAACGAACGGGAAACTGCCTTTTAAGCGGATTTCTGCCAGTTATACCATTCATACGAATGAAAAATCCCAAGTTATTCGGGGCAAGAGGGGGGCCAGTCGTAAAAGTATCGGATATGCCGCCATACACAATACCGATCCCAGGGTTTCTCCATACACGGTGAACCAGTATTCTTCCAGAAAGCCTGTACAAAGACAGTTTATCGGATTTAACCGGGAGATAGACAGTTATGTGAACAGCTATTTAATAAAAGATGTGTTACTTAAAGGATTTCCTACATGATAAGAGATAAGACACCGCAAACCAAAGTAAAAATTGAAAAGGAGAAAGAAGATGAAGTCATCGTGCCGGAACTGAAATCTAAGAATCCGCTCGATGAAATCTACCAGGCGGTTAAAAGAACCATTCTCAAAATCAGAGAGGATGAAGACGATCCGAAAAGCCCGCCTCTGTTTAAAACAATCAAAATAGACAACGGACAGTTCGATCGGATTATCAGAAGCGAAAATTTGGAAATGGAAGTCGCTTTTCCTGCCATATTCGTGCATTTTACCAATGTCAGGTATCTGGTGCAACAGCAGCGGATCGGGGAAGGAAGGGCAAATATGCGTGTCAGGTTTATTTTGAACACGCTCAATAATCAGGATGCTGACAAAGAGTGTTATCCATTCTACGTCTTTCAAAGGCTTAATATGGCTATACAGGATGCAAAAGATACGGAACCGGCACTCAATGAAAGGTGTAATCTGACCTATTATGATATGCCCACTACAACCAATATGTTGCAAGCCTATTGGATTGACTACGAGGTTTGGTTCAGGGAGGATTCAGCTTGGAAATACCGTAAATGGATCAAGCGTTATCTCGTCATGCCGCCTTTCACCAATCATGACGATGCGCCTGAGCATAACGAAGACGGACATCCGAACCATACGTCTCCTACATACGATGAAGTGACTGGAATCGTCTTGACTGATGGTTCGCCTTCAGAAGACGAAGACATAACGGCTTAAAAACATATATTATTTCATTCACCTATTTGTATTAAAACGATTTATGAGTATCAATGAATTAAAAAACGTGGTCGGAGAAGCACGTGAAGGGGAAGTGGCTGTTATCAAGTTCTTCGGCAAAGTGACCGAAGAGACCACCTCCCAGTTCAATTCCGAATTTGAATTTCTGGAAAGCTGCGTAAGACCTTCACTTATCAGGATATTGATTAATTCCGAAGGCGGCTCCGTCCTGCATGGAATGACAACCTATTCGACCATTTCAAACTCCAGGATTCCGACTGAATGTATTATAGAAGGAATTGCGGCCAGCATGGGGTCTGTTATCTGGGCGGCTGGAGACAAGTCGCTTATGAGGGATTATTCCATTCTGATGATACACAATCCTTTTGTGCCGGGAGCCGGAGAAGAGCAGTCGGATATGGTAAAGGCTTTTACCGCACAGATCGAAACCATCTATCGCAAGCGTTTTGGACTTACGAAAGAACACGTCAAGGCGATCATGGATGGGGAAGCCGACAAAGACGGAACGTTCTTTGATGCAAAAGCGGCTGTGAAGGCCGGTATTATCCCTGCCGATTGTGTCCTTAAAACTTCCAAGCAGGTCTGTGACAAGGTTCGTAGCGGGATTCACGGCATCGAGAACAATGCTGCCATGATCCAAAACCTCATGTGTGAAATCAATCTTGAAATGGATGGAAATAAACCATCCGAAAATGTTTTGGCTAATCTTAATCAAAGAGACAATAATCAAAATCTTAATGTACAAAATCTTATGAACGAAGACAAAACTATCGGATTTGAGTTCGGAGCGGTTGTAGCATCGCTTGGCATGACCGGTAAGACCGAGGTGAAGGACGTGATGGCACGTATCTCGGATTTGCTGGCAGTGGAAGCTAAATTTGCTGTGGCTCAGAAGGACTTGGAGGACGCGAAGACAGTTATTGCCGGAAAAGACGCTGCCATCCAGAATATCCAGAAGACACTGGACGATGTGAACGCTCGTCTGGCTGTATATGAAAAGAAAGAAGCGGACGAAAAGAAGGCCAAGATTGAAACATTGGTTCAGAATGCCATCAATGAAGGTAAAATCGAAAACACTGCAAAAGAACAGTGGATTCAGATGGCTACTGCGAACTTCGATCTGGCTGAAAAGACACTCGCTTCTGTCCCGGCTCGCGACACTATCACCAAAGAAATCGCTGGTGATCCGGCCAATGTTGGTGCGGCTAAGGAAGCATCCAAGACTGCGGAAGAAAAGATGGCTGAAAAGGTAAAGGCGGTTGTAGGGGCTGATTTCGAGTTCAAAACACTTTCATAACAAATTAAAACCAAAACTTAACTAACAATGGCAAGTACAGTAAATTTTGCTCAGAACGGTTATGCAGGTGAGGTTCTTGAAGACTTGCTGACCTATACCGCGCAAGGCAATGACACATACAAGGAAGGGTTGGTCCATATCAAGAGTGGAATCCAGCATAAATATACGCTTCCGGCTATCAAACTCGGTGACATCATACAGGACAACGCGCCGACTCCGACAAGCACACAGGGAGGCAAGGGTGAAAACGAGTTTAACGAATACACATTTACAGAACGTTGCTTGGAACCGGCAGATTTCATGGTTTATCTGGAATTTAACCCGCGTGACTATGAAAAATACTGGAAGTTCGCACAGCCAGAAGGTAATTTGGTATTCCGTGAACTTGACCCGAAGATCCAGGCGACTATGCTGCGTCTGTTGATGGACAAGAAGAACGAGTATATCGGTAATGCCATCTGGACATCGGCTAAAGGCGGCAATACGGCAGCTAAAGTAACAGAACCTTCCGGATGCACCAAGATTGGTGACGGCAAGGAGAAATATTTCGATGGTGTTATCAAACGTATCATCGACAACGTAAACGCCACTGACGCTCCAACAAAGGCTGGCGGTCAGTGTATCGTAGCAGGTAATACCGAACTGACCGATGGTGCGGCTGTCGAAAAAGCAATGTATGCGATGTGGAAGAAATGTCCGAAACAGATCCGTAAAAACTCCAACCTGGTTTACGTCATGGGCTGGGACGCTTGGGATGCTTACGACCAGTATTTGTCTGACAAGCAGGTAAAATACTCTGAAAATACAGAGGTTAATAAGTACCGCTTCAAAGGCAAGCGTATCATTCCGATTGTAGGCGTACCGGAACACACCATCGTTTTGGGCAACTTCAGCACCGGTATGGATTCTAACCTCTGGGTGGGCGTTGATTACGCTAACGATACCGAGGTTCTGAAAATCGATCGTTTGCAAGCCAACTCGGAATTGTACTTCTTCCAGATGCGCATGAAGATGGATGTGAATATCGTCCGTCCGGGGGAAATCGTGGTACATACCGCTTACAAAAAGAAGACAGACTAAAGTTTTATAACCAAAACCTGAAGGGGAGTGGAGAAAAACTCCATTCCCCTTTTTAATAATCTATATATGGCAAGGACTAAGAAAACAAAAGAGCTTCCAAACACCCCTTCTCCTTTGGATGTCACTGGAATGGAACCGGCTACAGATGGAGCACCAGACGTGACAGAGCCATCTTCAGAAGAAAAAGCCCCTAAAGAAGAACTGGAAAAACAGGAAGGTCAGAAAACTGAGCTTCCACAAGAAGAGGAAGAAGGTGGAGAAGAAGAAGAGGAACCTCCAGTAACATCGCCGATCGTCAAGGTTATCCCTCGACATGTTGGGGATGTGCTAAAAGTATACCCTAAGTATCAGAATCTTTATGTGGACGATAAGGGCGGGACTTACACGGAAGACACTATAGAGGCTATCAGAGGGGAAGCCGAGCTTTACAAGAACCCTTATTATATTGCTAAACCTTAACTAATTATATAACAATGGCATTAGGAAATGTTTTTATTACGGATGTGGATGGACGGCTACCTTCAGCTACCGCCACTTCCAACGAAAAAGTGACAGGACTGCTTTTTGACGTGTCTAAGCAATCGACCCTGTTCACCGCCGGATACGGCAAAACAAACGAATCCAAGCTGAAGCTGGGTGATGTGTGTTATATCACAAGCCGAACACAGTCAATTAAGGATTACGGTATCATCGAAAGAGTAGAATGTGAAGAGGACGAGGAAGCAAATAAGAACTTTATGTATGGTATCCCGGCTTATCATATCGCAGAGTTTTTCAGGATGAGCGGTAATATTGACGGACACGGGAAATTGTATGTGATGTTTGCAGATTGTTCGAGCAATTGGGACGCGATCGAGATCATGCAGCGTGCAGCAGGAGGCACTATCTCGCAGATGGGTATCTGGACAGAACAGCCCCTTTGGAAAAAAAGTGAAGATACTTATCTTCTGAACATCGTAAAAACGGTCAATGAAAAGGCGGAACTGCTCGCAAGCCAGAACCAGCCGCTTTCTATCGTGCTTTCTGCAAGTTGCGCAAATACAGGAACGAACGATACGGAAGGAAAGAAGGTCGATCTGAACAAGATTCCGACTTGCATCTGCGAATCGAGCCGTACTTCCGTCATTATCGGACAGGCACGCAATGAACTGGTTTCTACCATGCAGAAACGAAACACGACAAACAGTACGCCCGTCGGCTTCTTGGGGGCGGTAATGGGATGTCTGGCGAAAGCCAATGTCCAGGAGTCCATCGCCTGGGTTCAACAGTTCAATCTCTTCGGGGACAATTTCCAGGACATTGAGTTGGGATTCGGAGATTTGAATCAGGAGTCTGAAGACGACTTCAAAAGCCTGAACTCTTACGAATCGCTGTCTCCTGTCATGTTGGATGATCTGGACGACAAGGGCTATATTTTCCCCATCAAATATGCCGGTAAAGAAAACGGTATCTATGTTTCAAAGGATCAGACTTGCTCAAACGGTGATTTTAGAACGATTGCACGCAACAGGACGATCAACAAGTCGCGAAGGGCGGTAAGACAGGCATTGCTTCCTTATGTAAACTCGCCACTTATGGTCAACCCGTCAACCGGCTACCTGGCTCCGTCTAAGATCACAGCCTTCAAGAACCTTATCAGCGACGTGCTGAACAAGATGAAGACCGCACAGGAGATCTCAGGTTATGTCGTGAACATCGCATCTGACCAGAACGTGCTTGTGGACGACACGCTCAGAATTGGATACTATATTGTTCCGGTAGGAGTCGCCACCAAGATTTATGTCGAAGAAGGACTTTCTCTAACCGAAAAAAGCTAACATAAAATGGCAGTAATCAATAATGTCGCATACTCATGGAGTATGATCACCCTCTCTTCCACCGCACTCGGTATTGACGAGGGCAGCACCACGCTGGAAGGGGTTTCAGGTATTAAATGGAACAAGACTCGTAAAGTGGAAAGCAACTACGGACTGGGCGGAAAACCCGTTTCAAGGGGATTCGGAAACTTGACCTATGCAGCAAGCATCACGATGGACTACGCCACCCAGCAGGCTCTCAGAAGCACATACGGGTCGCTTATGGATATCGGAGAGTTCGATCTGATCGTCAGCTTCGCCAATCCAATGGCATCGGACGACTGGACGACCACTACCGTTACGCTCAAAGGGTGTATCTTTAACGAGGATGGTATGGAATCGCAACAGGACGATACCAATATCACAAAAGAGTTTCAGCTTAACCCCTTCGATATTGTGATCGGGGAAGGCTAATGTGATATGAAAAAGAGAATGGCCTTTGTGACCATTCTCTTTTGTTTTTTCTCCATCTTTGCACCATTATATTCATACAAGAACTATGGTAAAACCCATTTGTAATGGTTTTTAAGCGTAGGTTTTTTATCAAATTTCAACAAAACAGGTTGTTCGTGAGAATTGCCTGTTTCTTTTATAAATAATCCCCACGCTGTTATAGATGTATATTGTACTATATGATATTATTTAAAGATATTTTGGAACATCTTGTCTCTTTAATTCATTATATTTGCGCCCGTATTTGTTAACGCAAACTTAATTTTGTCTTTTTTCATCAACAACGAATGTTTAATGTTTTCTCATAATCTAATCTTTAGCCCAATGAGACAATAATTTAAAGATTGCGTTTATTAACTAAAAACTATCTCTAAGCTGACCGTCCGGGATGGACCGCCAGCTTTTTTTGGTATCTTCAACAATATATCTCAATAATTTTATATATGGTTTATATTTTCATTTCTTATCTTTACCGCCGCTTTATATCAAGATGCCTATTGATACAACGTGCAATTAACGGTTATTGATTTATATACAAAGTTTACTCTTTGGATTTGTTTGAAGACAGGCGGTTCGGGATGGATCGTCTGTTTTTTGTAACAAGATATATTCACAGTATTTACAATTTCTTTTGTTCAAGATCTTATTGCCGTTTAGTATTTTTGCAGCGACACATGACATATTACAATAGAGATAGTAAAACAGATTCTCTAAAGCCAGCTATCTGGGACAGAACGTTGGCTTTATTTATTATTGCTTGATTGAATATAGAGTCTTTAACAATAAATAACAAAGTGGTTTTTTCATAGTATTGTGCAAACTGACCATCTGGGAGAGATCGTCGGTTTGTTTTTGTTGCTACTTTTGTTTTTGTATGTTGTGCAGCGTCATGCTATTTCAATATTTTTTAAGCTTATTTTTACTCTTGTTTTATGTATCTTTGTATTCGGATAATTCATATTTTAGATGAGACATACTAATTTTTTTCTCCTTAACAAAATCTACATAAGGTTTATTTTTGACGAGTGTTTGAATAATCGTAAAGGTTAAAATTTGACATAACAAGTCAATAATCTTTGTTACTGTAAGCTGTCCGTCTGTGAAGATCGTCAGCTTTTATTGTTGTAATAGGACGATAGAACCACCAATTTTATATTCTTGCAAGTACCTTATATTCAAATTATTCCAAATGAATCACAAACAATACCAATATATATCGGATTGTTATTCATAACTTTACGAAGTAAAATAACCATAGGCTGCTATCTATAGAACAAAATGTAGTTCAAAAGCCGATTTTCTGTGAAGAACATAAGCTTTGAAGTCTAAATTGTGTATTTCTCCCTTATTTAGGCATATCTCTAAACAAAAACTGCATTTGATAGTGGTAATTCGTACAAAAAACTGACCTTCTGCGAAGACCGTCAGTTTTACCCCCATGCACACAAACCTTTTTATCAGCCCTTTCCTATTCTTCTATAAAACATCAAATAATCGTTTATTATGGTAGAAAGAACTTTAACATTGGAGCAAGAAAGCCAAATCAAGGAAAAAGCAAAAAAACTCAAAGCGGAAGGAAAACTGCGCAAGATATTTCCCATCGTGGTATTCGGTGATACAGAATCGGGTGAGAAGGAATTTTATGTAGTGTACATGAAAGAACCTAACTTCCCCCAATTCTCCAAATTCATGGCCGCTTCAAGAAAGGACGAGGTACAGGCTATGAAGACGTTGGCCAAAGACTGCTTCCTGGACGGTGACAAGGAACTGATCGACAATGATTCACTCTTCCTCTTCGGATTGATGGGACAGCTTTCGGACATTATCTCGGCACGACAGACCACTATCGTAAATTTTTAAACGACTGGGTGGTAAAGGACGACCAACGCATCCGGCAAAGGTGCATCTACATCCGTCATTACTTCCCAGGCGTAAATCTCGAAAGCCTCTCGGACGAGGACTTTGCAATGCTTTCGGAAGATGCTCTTTGGTTGCACGAGCAAATGCTCGTTTCTAAGGCTTCCAACGCGCTTCTTGCTTGATTCTATATATCATTATCCCCTTACCGGAGTTCCCACTTCGATAAGGGGATTTTCTTTTTTACAAGAAATTATTTATGGTTATAAAATAACATTACAAAAACTATATAATACATTTTCTTTGTTATTTTATAACTTATATCCTATACCAAATGACAAAAGAAATGTATTATTTTTAATACCGTCAAACTTACTCAATTTCGTTATATTTTTCATATAAGACGCTTCCAGACTTAATCGTATTTTATCTACATCATAAAACGCACCTATTGACGGTTTTATTCCTAAAACAACACGATGTTCGGGGTACATCTCCCACTTATCGTTCCATTCTGGAGATTTGGATGAATATTCGTTTTTCAAAGGAAAATCAAGTGTAGGTGCGGCTCCAATATACAAATTAAACCCTCCAGCATTATATTTCACATTAAAAGAAGTATTTAATGTTATGCAATCCAATGTGTTCTTTTCAGAAAAACCTCTTTCATCGTCACTGTGTCCTTTGCCGCCTTTTCTTACATACCCTATTTCACTGGATAAAAAGAACCAATCCTTTTCCAAGTAATCGCATCCTATATTTACGGTATAGAATGAAAGAGGGTTACGGAAGGTAGCAGAACCGACATTCATTTTGGAAAACGATACCCCATTCTCAATTTTAATCACTTGTGAAAAAATTCTTTCACTACTAAATAGGCAAATCAAACCAATTAATAAAATTACTTTTTTCATCTTGTATTATTTTATTTTTATATGAAAAACGATATGCGTTTATCATTATTGTATATTCATATATATTTTTTCTTTTATCTTGCTATATTTGGATAATAATTATTATATTTGTATTGAATTTTAATCTAAAACCAAAATCGTTATGAAAAAGTATTTTAAATTTTTCTCTGTGGCTGTCGCCTTGTTTGCAAGTGTAACACTTACATCTTGTTCTAATGACGAAAATTTACCACAAATGGAAAAACAATCTTCTGTAGAAACCCGGTCGGGCATTCAGAGTAGAAGTTTCGTTGAAACAAGATTTGTAAATGCAACAGCCAAACCTGATGGTTCTACCCAAACACGGTTTTATAATATTCCGTTTGCTCCTCCTACCAGTCCTTTTAAAGAAGGAAGGTTGTATTCTACCCAAGTATATTATATCAGTGCTACCGTTACAATCCCAGAAGGATACACAATTGAATGGAGCAAAAGAGTTCCACCCAGCACATCTATCATGCCTGGCAAAGATTGCATTGTGAAGGGATTTGAAAAATCAACCGTTGTTTATATGAACAAACCATACATGAATATTACAATTAATGGAAATCAGGCCAAATTTGAAACATACGCTTATTATTTGCGACGTGATATGGAAACCGGAACAGACTTCAATGACAGTTTTTTGATTGATAATAATTTTGCATGGATTATGTCTGGTCAACCAGCTAAAATTGCTTATGATTTGTATAAATACAAATAACTTATAAGCAAACAAATAGATGAAAGGAGTGTGTACAAAGCGCACTCCTTTTTCTTTTTATAAAACCAACAACTATCGTTTCTCTAACCTCCACAAGCAACCTATTCTGCCAGTGCCCCACTATTCTTCTTAAAAACAATAATATAAAATGGCAGATGTACAAAACTATCAGGTAAATTATGACATCAATGTCAAAGCTAATGGCATTCAGGATGTTACCAAATTTGCTGAAGCTATCAATAAGCTTAAAATAAGCCAAAACGGGGCCGAGAACGCTGTCCGGAATGTCAAGAACATGATGGATAAAATGGATGCCATGTTCAAGCCTAAAGGCAGGAAAAGGGATATTAGCTATAATGTTAATGTCAAAACTGATTTGGCCGAAGAAAAGCTGGACAAGGTTCTAAACCTTATTAAAAATATCCAAGCGGAAGCTGCAAAAATCCAGCTTGTCATTAATGCCGGACAAAAACTCGATTCACAGGCTATCAAGGCGCAAGCAAAAGCCGTACTGAAAAACCAGGAATTGGCAGCACAGGAAGAATCTAAAAAAGCAGTCAAGAAAACGGCTAAACAGGCCGTAGAAGCCATGCAAGAACCGATCGAGGCTATCAATAAGACTGTAGGAAAAGTCAACTCGGCCCTGGTCAGTCTGGAGACCGGTAGGGAAATAAAGATCAAGACAGATAACGCCAAAAAGAAACTGGAAGAAATATTGGGGTTACTCGGTCAGATAAAAGGAGCCACCAATATGACTTTGGGGACTAACATGGTCAGTCCTCCTACTGGTTCTGTTTCCGGTTCTGCCATTATAACCCCTGTTGTTCCCGGCACAGGCAATTCCGATAGTCCCCACTCCAGCATCCAAAGAAGGGTTCTGGCTAACGAAGGTAAGACTATCAAGGAAGCCGAAAGAGAATTAAAAAGGCTCTCCAGGGAAAGCGAGAAAGAGTTCAAAAAGCAAGACAGGGAATATGCTAATCTCTGGAAAAAGATCGAGAAGGACCAAGAAAAGGAATATCGGGCTAACATAAAAAGAAAACTCGATAACTTCCGTAAGCTTTCCAAAGAGATGGAAGAAAGCCAGAAACGTTACGAGAAGTACCAGGAATACAGTATGGCAAGCCAATTAAAACGGGAAGCCAGAGAAGAAAAGGAAGCTCGTCATAGACAAAGGATTGCCGAGAAAGAATATTACGGAAGACAAAAGGGCGCAATCAATCGTTTGCAATATTCCAGGCTTCCATCTTGGAACAGCGTGCCGTTCGCCGGTATGTTCAGTGCCTATGCAGGATACTCCGTCTTCAAATCCGAGCTTGCTGATGCGGTGGAATACGCCAATGTAATGGAAACCGCAAGAAGTATTCTGCGTGTGGCCGATTCGGACTTGTCAACCTTTGAGGACCGGTTTGAACAAATGTCCAGGAACGTCCGGCAAATCGGTATCGATACCAAGTTTACCGCTATGGAAATTGCCGGGGCTACGAAATTCCTGGCTATGGCCGGTATGAATATCGACACCATCAACAAGTCCATGCGGCCTATCACCAATCTGGCTTTGATCGGAGATGCGGATGTCGCCCAGATTGCGGACTTGGCGACCAATATCATGTCAGGATACGACATCAGGAGCGATTCGATGAATACCGTTGCGGATATTCTGGCCTCCACCATTGCACGCTCTAACGTTAATGTGCTGGAGATGGCCGAATCGTTTAAAATGGCTGCCGGGTATCTTCGTCTTTCAGGGGTGAATTTCTCCGAGGCTTCTGCGGCTGTTGGTATTTTGGGTAATGCCGGTATGAAAGGGACAATGGCCGGTACTGCCCTTAGAGCTATGTCCGGTAGGTTTGCAAAACCGACCAAAGAAGCACGGGATACGCTTGACAGATTAGGGGTCAAGTTTACCGAGTATCGCGATATTTATGGAAAACAGGTTGAAAAGTTAAGGCCGCTCGCAGATATTTTTGAAGATCTGAACAAAAGCGGTGCGACACTTGGAGATATGCAGGCCATCTTCGGCAAGATCGGAGGTAACGCCGCCATGTTGTTTATTGATAACTATGACGAGTTAAGGACGCTGGCAAACCAGAACAGGGCGAGCAACGGCATTGCCCAGGAGTTGGCCCTAAAAAAACAGAACACGACAAAGGGACTGTGGGACCAAATGACCTCCCAGTTCTCGGAAAGCTTCATGCAGGCTTACGAGAACATGGAACCGATAATCAGAGGTACGCTTAAAGACCTGCTTGAAAGGTTCAAGCCACGGGAATTTGCCAAAGGACTGGAAACTATCGGCAAAACCTTGCTCGATATATTCTCCATACTTGGCAAGATCGGCACATGGGTGACAAAGAACCTGACATGGCTGGAACCTCTGTTCGTTACAGGCTTTGTTGCGACAAGAATATTCAAGATAGTCGGAGCTTTAAGTAACCTGGGAGTTGCGCTCGGCATTATCGGCAAACAAAAAGCGGCTACAAGTGTCTTGACCTCTGTTGCTGGAGCACTGGGGACCGGCGGAGGTTCTCAGAAAGTCGGAGGCGGTATCGTAGGCAGAGTTGCAAGCCTGTTCGGTTCACAGGTTACAACCGGAGGCTTGATAGGGGCTGCATCTTCCCTGTTGGCCATAAGTGCCGGAACCGCGGCTGTCACCGGTGCGTTTTCCGCTTTGGTCGGTATACTGGGTTATGCTGCATACAAGACATGGCAAGTCAAAAAGGCGCACGATGCAATTACAGAGGAAATCAATAGCAATAAAAAATACAGATACCCCTCTATTGACGCATTGACTGAATCGCTCAACAAAGCCTATAGCGCGGCTTTGGCTACCGGGGAAGCGGTAAGAGACCTTACGGCTGAAAAAACACTCGGTGAGAAATCAGGGCTTGGCGATGTCGCGTTCAGCCGGAACTGGTGGGTCGGTCTTATTTCCCAATGGGGACAGGCTATGGCCGGAAACAAGGATTACAACGGATACACGATGGAAGATGCCTATCAGGATTCATATAAGAAAATGATTCTGGCAGAAGCCGACAAAAAAGGACAAAGGATTCTTGATTCTGCCCTGGCTGATTTGGCTAAAGAAAGCTCTGCGATCGGAGTACAGGCTTTTATTGATACCGTACATAGAATATACGGAGTACCGGAAAATGTGCTTGACAGGTCCTTGTTTATCGGAGAAGGCGATAATGTAAGATATATAAAAGATATGTCCGAACAGCCGTATTCGGTATTTGAACAGACCCCTACATATCGGGATTACATCAACAACCGGATTTTGCCTGGCCTCACGACCATTGCAGAAACATATCGCGATGCAATAAAATCCCCTTTGGACGCCCAGAATTTCCTTGCTAACCTGAAAGACGAGAACAGTAAAGAGACATTTGGGGAAAGTATGGAAAGAATCGGATTCAAGCGTAATGCGGTAACAGGCGAGTGGTATTCTCCGGCTCTGCCTCAGAATGCTACCGATAAGGACAGGGTTGACAAACAGACGAGAGACAGGCTGGGACACCAGTTGGGAGTAGCCGCTTATTCCGCTATAACTGCAAAGATGGGAGGACAGGCGAATATGGCATATAACATTATGACAAGAGCAGGTCTTTCTCCTGAGATGTTCTCCAACGAGCCGGATTCCAACGACAAGTATTCCTGGGACAAACGCGACATCTCCTATTTAGGAAATGAAGGGGACGATGGTGGTGCTGGAGGCAATTACAGCGGAACCGGAAAGCTCTCTTCTTCCATGCCCAAGCAGGTTGTCGTCAATATCACGAACCTGCTCAGTGTACAAACCGTCGAGCTTATGAAAACGCCCGAAGGAAAGATGCCCGAAATGCAAGATTTGAAGGACATGATGGCTCAGGCTTTGATTGATGTAGTCCATGATTTCGATGCAAGCTGGAATGGATAACAAACTATAAACTAACGAACTATATGACAGACAACATAAAAAAGGATTTAGCCGGGATAGCGACCTCCACTCTTCTGAGCGGAGGCGTTGTGAATCACGGGAGCGTATCGGGATATATCTCGGACGCGGCAAGAAGGGCTTTGGGACTCGGACTGGCTTCTTTACAGGACGGGCAGGTCAGGTATTTCTCCAAGGACAAGGAAATCTTGAAACGAGCGGTCATACAAACCACCTGTCAGGCAGCTTACGGGCTTCTCCGCTCCTATCCAAGATACCTGAAATACTGGGAAAGGATTGAAAGGGACAAATACCTTCAGTCCCAGTCCCAGTCCAGTATTGCCAACAAGAACGGGCAATACTACAAGCTGATTGAAAACCAGCAGGCGGTGGATCAACAAAAGGGGTACAGCGACACGATTGTCGGTAATCTCGTTTCCGATTATCTGGAACTGTCCGTTGCGTTCGGAAGCTCGTACTATGACGACAAGACCAAGAAAATTGTGGTTGTAGAAAATTACGATAATGTCAAGTTTGTCGATCTACAGCCGGAAGTATCGGTTTCGAGTAAGAACAACGTACTACTCACCCAGGTACAGGGAAGAAGCTACTCCAGGAAGGAATTTATCAGTGGCGGTGATCTGGAAATCACTATTACGGGCAAAATTACAAGCAAGTATCCGGACGTTTACCCCGAAGCGGAAGTTTCCAAATTTCTGAAGCTCATGCAGTTCAAAGGGGTTGTCGACTGTGACAATATCATCTTGCGACAGTTCAATATAAAGAAGCTGATCGTGCTGGATTATTCTTTCCCCTCCCCCACCTGTCGGAACATCCAACCTTATACACTGCATTGCGTGGCTGTAGAACCTTCCGAAGCCGTTGAAGTGAAACACGCCGAAGAAGAAGTGGTTGATGAAGCCATCAAACACACTAACAAATGGATCAAGATCGTGAAGTTCGGAACCGAAGTTGTCGATCCGGCAAGTCTGTTAAAAATAACAAAACTATGGCTATAAGTACGCTCGATGTTTTAAGTTGTCAGATTACCATCGGTGATGCCGATTCCAAGAATCCGATGGTAATCAAGAGTCCAGTTACACTCAGCGAGGTGCGTAACATCGAGATTCACGAGTCATACAAAAAGCTGATCGGTACGGCAAAGATCGTTTTTCCAAAAGGGACGGTATTCAAAAGCACCATCATCGGTAACGGTACGGCTGAAGGAAAGGACGCTTCGATTATTACAACCGAAGTCATGCAGGACGGGGTTTTGATCGAGAAACGAAGCACCCAGAGCGTCATAAACGAGACCACGTTCAAGATCGGGCAGAGGGTGAACATCAAATTGGGATATAATGGGGTTCTGAAAAATATGTTTGACGGATACATAACAGCCTACAATTCGGACAGCCTTTTTGAATTGCAGTGCGAGAACATGGCTTACAAGCTGAAGCTCAAACAGGCTCCGAAATTCGAGACTCCGGTTACGGGAACCAAAGTGAACGATGTGTGCGGAGAAAAGTACGGGCTTTTGAAAGACACCGGATTCGAGCTTCATTCGGAGACAAAACGGTTTGGCATCCAAATTGGCAAGGTAAAGATCACTGACAATTTCACGGTCGCGGACGTACTGAACGATTGGTCGAAGTTCAAGGTCTATTGTTTCTTAAAATATGACGATGATTCTTCTTCCATGCCCAAGATTGCGATCGGAAGACCTTATTCTTCATTCAAAAGCGATCCGGTTTTTCCCAGTGACGGCAAGGCTTCCAAGCCTTACCAAATACACTTTGATTATCATGTGGCCGGTAGTAATCTGAAGGTATTGAAGGTTGACCCGAAGTTTCTTGCCGTTACTGGGAAAGCATTGGGGAAAGACGAGAAGTTTTTCGAGGTTACGGTAAGGCTGAATCCCGAATACGATCCCTCCACACCTGGCAGCAAGGAGTTTCAAGTGATCAATGCCACCCAGATTTCCAAGAAGACACATAAGATAACCGGGAATACTACCGCAACTGGAGCCGAGACCCGTACAAAGGTCGATCTCAGCACATATACCGTAGTCCCTTATATGTCTACTAAAATGAATATCAATTCCGACCAGCTTGTAGAGGAAACGATCGCTTATTTCAAGCAGTACAACCTGAACGGTATTACCGGGGATGTGACGCTTTTCGGGGATTTCGGACTCACTACGGCGGTACAGGTGGAACTCATTGACAACCGCAATCCCAGCAAGAACGGGGTTTACCTGGTCGATGAAGTGACTACCACTTTCGGGGTGAACGGGTACAGGCAAAAAATATCATTACCATACAAGATTACAGGAAAGACTACTTATGGAAACGGTAAATAATATAAACACGAATAACAGCAACAGCCAGAGGATGATTCAGGAGGCGATCAAGAAGATTGCACTCGGAAGAAGCCTGGAGAGAATCAATATGGCTCCGTCCGGAATGAGCGGGGTCGGTACGGCCCGAATGATTCATGGCTATGTCGCAAAGATACATGACGACCCAAACGATGAAGAATACGAAGAATACGCCGGTACGATTGATGTGGGCGAGTTTCCGGACGAAACGGCTTCTTCCGAGCCTGTCATTCATAAGGGGGTATTGCTCTCAGGGCTAAAGGACAATTCGGGCGGGTTCCTTATTGTTCCTACATTGTTCTCGGATGTCACGATCGTCTCGGATGCTGCTACCAAGTATATGTACGTCCTGAACTTCTCACATGCGGACGTACTGCAACTGAATGCGCATAACGAGACTACTGTTGGGGCTACCGAGACTGAAAAACTCGATCCTGACAGTAATGATTCGCCAGACTACGATGAACTGCCTAAGACTGGGAACGAGACATCTACCCGATATACACCGGACAAGATTTTAACGGTTGCTAAAAACAAAGACGGGAAGCAGGCTGAGATTAATGTGACGCCCACCGATATTTTACATAAAGTTGATAAGGCGGAAGTAAACCAATCGGGAGAAAAGATCGAGGCAAAAGTTGGAAGCATGGCGGTCGGGGTTACAGATGAGAAAGCGTATCTCGGAGGTGAGGATGCGACCGAACCTGTGGTATTGGGACAGGAACTTGCACAGCTTATGTTGGAGTTCCTTACCGAATGCAGCAAGATCACCACCCCTACCCTTATGGGAACCATGCCAGCCGTGAACTTCCCGAACTTTACCTCCCTGACTTCCAAGATTCAAAAGTTTCTCTCTAAAAAGGTATATACAAAATGAGTGTTATTCTTAATCCGGAAATAGAAAAGCTGGACAAAAACAGTCTGTGTTATTCGCTTTACATCCAGCTTTACAACAGTTTCTTTAATGCGCAGGACAAGAAGGATGAAGACCATCCGTTCGGCATTGAAGAAGGGGATGAGACTTCTATCAGGCTGAAAAACACGGCATATAACTTTGCCAGTCCGATTGCGGAATCTATCGTTGGAGATGGAGAAAGCGGTGGAAGCGGCGGGGTTTTAGTCGGGTATCTGAAGAAAAGCGGTGGGGACATGTCAGGTCTTTTAAGGGCCAACTACGGATTCGAGGCTGGAACAGGAAACACAAAAATCATTTACGCTTATAAGGAAGAACCTGAAGAAGGGGCAGTTCTTTATGGGATCGGAATAGACGGCAAACTGAACGTCAACGGAGACCTCTATTTAAGAAACAAGAAGTTTCTTTCCTATGACGCGGAAAATGATATTGCCTATATATCCAGCCCGACCGTTGATTTTGGAAAGACTTCTATTAAAAGTAATGGCGAAATACTGGTAGGAACAGATAAGTCTTCCGGCGTTTTTATTTCATCTTCAGGCATACAAATTCAAGGAGATGACGTATATCACGTCGGGAACGCCAATTTGGAGCACATAGATTGGACGATGCACGATGCAAAGATAGCCGGTGCATTGGCTGTAAAAGGAAAATCTGTCTTTAATGATATGCTGAACGCCAATTATGGGGCGAATCTGGGTACGAAAGGAAAAACCATTTTGACATTTGCCTATAATGAAGCGGTAGTTAAGGGAAGCATGTCTTTTGATGTTGGGTGCGGAATCAAAATTGGCCTGGCTCCTGTTTTGGTAAGATCAAGCGATACGGATATTCAACTGGGTGCTGTCGGCGGGGATGTTTTGCTGGGAACGGATTATACGGATAAAGTAAAACTGCTTACCGGAATCACTGATGTACACGGAACAAGTCTTTTGCTTTCTCAATATGGTGAAGCTTACTTTCCAGGATCGCTTAGGGTACGGCATAATTTCGGGGGAGACCTGCTTACAAGTTACAGGAAAGACAATACAGACGAAGGAATCATTATTCACAAGAAACTGAGGTTCGGGGATGATGTCGGAAGTTATCTTCATGGAGATAAGGACGGATTGATTCTCAGTGCCGGTATAGAACGGTTTGATGCCGATACCAGTACAAATATCAGGTATATATATGATACGGTATTTCAGATAAAGGAATCGACAAGTCATTACAAGCCGCTTGACAGAAAGTCAGATTCCCTGTATATATCCACCCAAGCCGATTTTGTCCTGTTCGACAAACCGCTGGAAACCAAGGGGTATATCGGAATAGACGGGAGCGCAACCCGACTTACCGGCAACTCGCTATTCTTTACTGACACGAGTTATCTTCTTTCCGTTACTGAAGGGATAAAGCATTATGGGAACGCCTACTTTATAGGCGACCTCAGTTCGGAAAACTTTTCTTCAGGTTTTGCAGGTTCGGGATGGGGAGTCATACGAAACAAGACGAACGGGAATATCACCATTGCAGCCGATGAGTTTATCGCAAGAAAGAAGATGAGAGTATATGAACTGGAAGTGCAGAAAAACAGTGCAACAAATGGTTCTCTCTGGATAAGTGACTCGTGCAGTGGAGATATTGTAGAAAAAATAATTTAAGAATATGTCATTATACAAATGTCCTAAATTCAAAATCAGAATAGACCCGGATTCAAAAAAGACACAGGGGTTACAGCAGGGGGATATTGTAAGGAGGCAGTATTTCGATTATCCGAACATCATCTATTCCCTGATGATCGTTACTGAAACAGGTACGGATATTATTATGGGGGAAAACAAGACGGAACAACGCTCCCCTTATTTTATCGGTATGCTGGTGGAAGGAGACGAGCCGAAGAACGGGGAAATACTTGATTTTGTCAGAACAACAAACCTTTTCAATGCCGACCGTAGCGGAGCGTTATATCTGACCGCTTCAGACAGTGAATCCCCTTTTATGGATGTGATAGACGGGATAGCTACCGAAAACTCGCTTTGCTACCCGGTAACAGACGGTGGAGACGGCAACACCCCCAGTTCCTATAAATATGCCTGTTGCGGAAAGGAGTTTGTTTCACAAGAGTATGTAAAGACAAAGGAGAATGATGCGTGCAGGGTTTTCCGCATTACAAGAAATGGAACGGCAAACCCTTCTTCCGAAACAATAGGGTTCAAACAAACGATCGAGAAGCAGGTAAAGAACCCCCAGTGTGTCGTGATTTCATACAAGATACGTGCGTCCAAGAATATAGAAGGAGTCATAACTTCATTCGGATATACGGACGGGACGGAAATTGACGGAACAGATACGATTGATATTACGACTTCATGGCAGTACAAACTTTCTCTTATTGTAGTGGATTATCCGTCCCAATATATGAGAAGTTTTCTGATTGATCTGACGGATCATTTGTCGGAAGGCGATTGGTGCGAGATTTCAGACCTTAACATCGTATTGCTTTCTGACGTAGCTAATTTCTCTAACGGAACTAAGGCGAGGATTGGAAAGGTGACGGGTATCGTTGATCCGGTGTTCGGATTGCTGGACGGATATGGAGGTTACTTCCAGAATTTCTATGCTACCCGGAATGTCAATATCGCTGGAACGCTTACAGCCGGAGACGAGAAAGGATTTGCTTCTACGTTTTATGTAGGAAAAATACACAAAAACTGTCTTATCAATTCGCTCTACGGTAATTTCTTAACCCCGGTTTCCAGCGCAAGAGATCAGGTTTCTCCTACAGGACTGGGAGATATTTTCGTTCTCAATCCTGCAAAGACGGTATTGATTGCACAGACGGAAAGCTGGGCGAGCAAGCATAAGGGAGAAAAGCTGTGTTTTTCCTGTTGGCTGAAATGCGAGGAAAAAGGAAAGGTTTTCATATCTCAGAACTCCAAGCCGCTATATACTATCAATATTGAAACGGTTGGAGAGTGGGTAAGGTATAGCGTTCCTTTTATCGTTTCATACAAGAAAAATGAAAGCTTCAATATGGAGTTTTCTTCCGATATTGAGACTATATACCTGTCTTCCCCCCAGTTGGAATTTGGAGAAAAAGCAACCTTATATCAAGCTACGGATGAAGTTCTGGATGAAACGGACGATTACGGAGCTTGGTTTAACAGGGGCGGTATTGGAGGAACGATACAGAATCCTTTGTTACGGTTGAATGATGATGGTTCGATTTCTTCCAACAATAACTCGTTTGTCATAAATCGGGATGGAACCGGACATTTTGCTGGCGGTAAATTCAAATGGACTGAAGACACGATTGAATTGACCGGAGTTACTATCAAATGGGATGATATGGACGAAGAAACACAGGACAATATCGTAAGCAAATCGGTCAAGATTACCGGAGAAGATACGTTTCATTATCCGGATCGTTTGGAGGATGCCTGTACGCCGGACGAGATACAACTGATCGCAGACGAATACAATTTCACCAGTAATGATACCGATAGGCAGTGGTCTTATCTTTCTTCTTCAGGAGAATGGGGCAAGATTCCGGGAATCCAGAAAAACACGCTTGCTATTCGACCGGATTTTGATGGTTGGGAAGGAAGGGATACGCTGACCGTCATGTATTCCGCTACATATAACGATAAGGAATATAAGGATTCTTTCACTATCTGCAAACAATATGACGGGGATGATGCGTATTCCTTGTATATAGAATCCAGTAACGGGCAGATATTCAAAAACGGCGTTGTCGACACGGTGCTGACAGCCCATGTGTATAAGGCCGGGGTCGACATAACAGACAGGATACACCCTGAAGGGTTCCTATGGACACGCACCAGCAAGGATGCCGAAGCCGATACAGCCTGGAACGCTACTCCCAGAACCGGAAAGACTCTGAATATTACTGGGGAAGATGTACAAAGCAAGGCTGTGTTTGATTGCACCGTGGACATAAAAACTATTAAATCAAGCAGTTAGAACCATTATACATCTTAACAAATCTTAAACAGAAAATAAGATAATTCATAATTGTATAATTAAGTCAATATTCATTGTCCGATTTATAATATGTTTTTGTAATTTTGTGGCAATCTTGTATGCCTAAAGAGATAGGACAATACAAGAAGACATAATTGCAATGAGCGTTTTTTAAGATATTATTCTTGTATTAGAAAATCGCCAATTTTCAAAACGGAACAAGTTTAATAGCAACAGAAAAACGCTCACGCCTGTGATATATAAAATCCTATAGGGATATTATATCATATTGGCGTGGGACTGTTGTTTGTTATTTGTTCCGTGGGTGTTTGGCGATACCTCTAATACAGATAAGATATTAAAATAGTTCCCACGCTTTTTTTATTGAAAATATCCCAATGGGGAACTACGGGATCAAATCTGTCTATATTATGAAGCGGTTATCATTTAAACTGGTAGCTAAAAGTATTTGTTTTTGTTGTTTGTTTTCTCCACTGGTATTATTGACTTCTTGTAAGTATGATGATGATGAATTGATGGAAAGGATTGATAATATTGAAAATCGTTTAATAGAACTTGAAAAACAGTGCAAGCAAATCAACATCAATATTTCCTCCCTGCAAACTATTATAAAGGCTTTTGAAAACCAGGATTATATTGTCTCTGTTTCTGAAATAACAGAAGACAATGTGCATATCGGATACCGGATTGAATTTAAAAAAGCTGGCACTATCACCATTTATCATGGTAAAAACGGGGCTGACGGGAAAGACGGTTATACACCGCAGATTGGGGTGGAGAAAGATAAAAATGGAATCTATTACTGGACTCTTGACGGCGAATGGCTGACAGATGAAGAGGGCAACAAGATCAAAGCTATCGGAACAGATGGGAAAGATGGTGCTGACGGAAGTGATGGTGCTGACGGAACAGACGGTTCCAATGGTTCTAATGGAATTACACCGCAGATTCGCATTAACAATGGACGCTGGGAGGTGTCCTACAATAACGGTACGACATGGAAAGATCTGGGGTCGGCTACAGGAAGTGTAACCCCCTCTCCTATTACCAGTGTGGAAATAAAGGATAAATATGTTATCTTTACACTGGATGGTGGTGAAGAAATCAATATGCCTTTGTATGCCGACTTATCAATATCCTTTGATGAACAGGAAATCGAATTGGAAGTAGGAGGTGCTATCGAAGTTTCTTACGAATTAACTGGAACAAATAACTTAGATAACATACAAGTTTCGGCTATCGGAGAAGGGGTTCGTACAAGTATCAATAGTGTAAATAAAAAATTAATAGTCAGTGCGGATCAGGATTTTAACGGAGGGAAGGTTGTGGTTCATGTCACAGACGGAAACAATGTGGCTGTGACGGAACTGACCGTTAAAGTAATGATTATTACCTATATTGAATATACAGCTACGGAACAAATAGAACCTAAAGGGAGTGCATTTGAGGGGATAGAAGAAATCCAGTTTTTAAAAGATAAAAGTACATTTGATAATGGCAAGGGGAAATGGGCTTATAAAGGTATCGTTACCTCTATTGGAAGCAATGCTTTTCATTACAATGACAAATTGACCGGAATTATAATACCATCGACCGTTACATCTATCGACCAATTTGCTTTTGCACAAACTGGTATTACTGAAATAACCATTCCTGAAAATATAACTGAATTGGCTTCCAGTGCGTTTGAATCATGCCCTTCGTTATTAAAGGTAGATATAAAAGGAAGTATTAAAGAAATATCAAACAATACGTTTCAGGATTGTGCTTCTTTAGAATCTATCATATTACCCGAAAGCTTGGAGCTTATAAAATTTAACGCATTTTTAAGATGTGAAAAATTACAAGAAATTGCAATTCCTGACAATGTAGTTACCATAGAAAAACAAGCGTTCAGTGGGTGTTATTCCTTAAAAAAGATCGTTATCGGAAATAGTGTCACAACTATTGGGGAAAATACATTCAAAGAATGCAAAGATGTAGAAACGATTGTTTTAGGAGAAAGCGTCGAATCAATCGGAGATAACGCATTTAACGTGAAAAATAGCTGGGATAATGATTCTTATAAAAAACTTAATAACATTATCTGTTTAGGGAAGGTTCCAGCAAAACTTGGTACAAATGTTTTTCCTGTTGACGGTTGGGAGAGTTATCATTATAAAATCCAAGTTCCTACTGAAGTGTTGGATACATATAAAAAGGAATGGAATCAATATAGCAATAAAATTATCGCATCTTCGTGAAATATGATCAATTACTTATGTATTTGTACAAAAGCGTATCTGAAATAATAACAGATACGCTTTTATTTTTAGATTTTCATCGATTTGACTTAACCAATTGATGAATAAACTTTTTGTGAATTATTTGAGACGTGGCAGTAACGAGTTAGCAATCGTGCGATTTTCAGCGATTTGCGGTGCTATGCTGTCAAATAACTCTTTCAAATGTAAATATACTTACTTATATTTATAGAGGATGATAAATTCAAATCCTTATATCATTTTTATATTGTTTCAATATACATATCGCCAAGTAGATAATATATCCAATAACTATTATTGTTAAAGCAGCAATAGTAACCAATACCCAAAAGCCAATACCTCCATTCAAAAAGTGCATTCCTATCCAACTACATGTAGCAAGAAAAATTGAAATTAAAAGAATGTAAAAACAGTGGCAATTAATATTGACCAATCGTTTAATATAAGCTATTGCAAAATTTTTCTTTTGTATAACAAGTGGATTACTATCACCTAATTTTATTTGTTCTGTTACTAATTTCAATTCATCTTTTTTACTTAGTATAAATGAATATAAAAGTGTAAGCAATGATAATAATATACCTATGAACGTTAAATGTAGTGTCCATAAATCAGAGAAACAGCTACTAATCAACTCTTTGCATATAATTAAATCATTCATTACTCAAATAATTAGCAAGAACTCCGCTCAATTTCTCAACCATAAAATCAGTATCATGTATTTGGGTGTCTAATTCTGTTTGAGTAATAGCAGATGAAGCATTAAATATCTTTTCTGCGGTTTCTTTCAATTCTTCGCTTGCTTCTTTAACAAGTTCTTTTTTTATTCGATACTCCTTTTTACCTATAACAATACGAGTATCTTTATACTGATAATCCTCATCATCGGCAGTATCAGCAAGGAGCTGTTCCATTGTTTCGCGAGGCATATTTTTGAATAGTCTATCTTTTTTCTTTTCAAGTTTTCCACCTTGCAAAAATTCTCGATATTTGACATCAACATCATTGTCCGCATCCGAAATACTTCGATAACGAATTTGTAGTTCAGGGATAGTACAAATATCTTTAAGTTCATCGAAAATCATAGGAAGTTTAATGTTTTCTATCGGTATATTCAATATTTTATTGACAAGGATTTTAGATAGTTTGCAAACTTCACCATTATCTTTTGTTGGATCTTCATAAACAAGCATCAAAAAGAAACATGTATATGTTTCAGCACTCAATCCTTTGATTCGAGGATAAAGTAATACGAAATTATTCTCACTTCCTAACTTATTGTCTTTAGTTATAGGTATTTTTTCTTTTGCTTCAAAGTATCCATCGTACATATTTGTATTAAAGGCTGATATTTGAAGTAATAATGCTGGAACATTGCCTATTTGTACATCTTGATAAGAGATGTTACTAACAACGGTCTTCTTGGTTTTATTCCTATTAGAAGAACTAATGGGACTTTTGAAATCATCCAACCGTTTCTTTATCATTTGTACCATATCTTGAAATGATACATTTTCAAATAATCCCACACTCTGATCCAACATGGTTGTTGTATATACAGGGATTTTGATATTATAAGACTTTTCTTTTAGTTCATTCTTTGCCATTCTCGTTATTAAATAAAGTAACCATTATATAGCCCGTATTTGCTTGCTTCTAATCAGTATTCTAAAATATGGGCACTTCCCATTAATCGATAGGTCTTTATCATCATCCCCTTTTCTAAATTTGATTATTTCAAACTGGTTAGGGTTAAATTTATGTAAGAAAGTTATTGGCACACCCATTAATCCAGCATAGTCCATAGGAATATCTTGTGTTTTATTGACATTAATTCCGTTGCAATTATCGTATTTGGGATACTCTTTCTCGTTTCCTGCATATTTTTTTGTAAGTATAATGTTTTCACAACGTTGGGGCGTTTCTAAATTGGTTAGCCACAAGCAATTGTTAGGAGATATTATTCTATTTCCAAATTCATCGATTTTAGTTTCTGTGCCATAGAGTTCATAGTGATCGGGAACAATAAACCCAGAAATGCCTCTACCAAGATTCATCCCCAACCAAGCTTTGTTTTCCTTAATCAATTTGAAGATTTCCTTATATGTTATCGCATTGATATTACCTATGATTAAAAACTTCTTATCGTATTTTATCAATTGCGCTACAAACTCCCTGAACAACGAAAAAGGAGGATTAGTTACAACAATATCAGATTGTTTCAGCAAACGGATGCTTTCCTGACTGCGGAAATCGCCATCACCACGAAAGTATATAACATTGGATGAATTTGGTTTTTCCCCAGTATCTCCTGTATATTCATAGAAAAAACCATTGCTGCTTATTTCTGTACTGAACAAGTCGATTATTTGTTCTTTATAACAGGATGCAATCAGTTTTTTCAACCTCAGTTCTTTGAAATTCAAATAGAAATACTTGAAAAAATTACTTGTTTGTGGGTCATCACAATTACAGTAAACAACCTTGCCATTGAAATGCTCCTTGTAATACCGCAACTCTCTCTCTATATCCGATAGTTGTGTGTAAAACTCGTCACTTTTTGATTTCTTTGCCTTTTGCAGCAATTCATTTGTTGCATTTCTCCCCATTTCTAATCGTTCTTTTGAGTCAACTGATTAAATAAATCACTACCGAGCACTTGAAGAGATGTTTTAGATATTTCAAGCATTATATCAAACATTTCTTTAACATTCCATCTACCTCCACTTCCTTGTGTGTATATGGAAGTAGCCTGAAGCATTATTGTTTTATCCTTGTGCTTGACAAATTTATTCTTACACAAGTTAGAATTGATGGGCATTCCGTAGTTTGCTGATGTTAACCTATCTAACCTATTAAGCATCCCAGAGTTGTATTCTAACGTAACAACCCTACCATCAGGTCTTGTTATAGAAATAGTTTCGGTTAAGAAATTTGAACCTTCCAAAAACAAGATATATGGGAAATGAGATTCGGACAGCATTAGATTGGCAATCTCTGATATATTTTTATGCGACCTTTCTATGGCATTGCCCGCAGCCATTAAATCTTGGTCATTATTTTTACCTACAAGTTTTCCTTTTTTTATGTTTTCAATGTCCTTCCCTTGATGCTTGGCTTCAGATACTAATACAATTCTCCATTTTCCGGCATCGTCTTTAACCTCTATGATACCTCCGTCAGGAATGATGCTGGAATTTTCCACAAAAAGGGTTTGTCCTAATTCTGGATCTATTTTCTTTAACGCCTCATTAATTTCTTCTTTCTTTATACTTGTCCTATATCGAAACGACAGTTTAGGAAATTCTTTCTCAAGTTGTTTAATAACAAGATGAGAAATCTCTCCAACTGTCATATCATGCAATTTTGCTTCTTCGCCAAATATGCCAACCACACCTTTAGATTCTTTATGTTGCTCTGTCAATCTTTCCGACTGATTCTTTTTAGCCATATTTCTTTTATTTAATCCGGGTACAAAAGTACAAAAATCTGTGATGTAACATTCTACCATCTCAGACTTTATTATGATTTACAACTTAATATGCCGACTTTGGAGGTAAGATTATCTGCACGGACGACACCACTCAAATATTTTTGAGCGACTGAAAAGACATCTTGCTGTGTTCCTGCGGACACGCTTTCGGAAGTAACCCAAAAGGTTCTGAGTAACCCAAAACAGATATTGCCATGTTCGAGTGAACATATACGGAAGTGGTGGTACTCCCTCCTTTCTATAACTATATTACAGAGAGTTATCGACAGCTATGCAAATCTACACAAATCGCAGAAAAAAGAACATTTTAGCAAGAAAACTGCACCCGTTACGGGAATAATGAGGTGGTAACTGAACTCTTGCGCCATTTGGCTTCGCATTGGCTTTCAATTAGCTCTGCCCTATAGAAAAACAAAGCGTAACGAACGCTTTTCAGCCAATTCGCTACGTTTTGCTTAAATTTACTTTTTGCTATGTGTTTATTTTACTTACCGGGGTTAATAAATCAACTAAATCGCCATATAAGGGCTATTTGTTATAAATTAAATATTTTGTCAGACAAATCATTTTAACTATGGCTCAAAAAATAGCAAGAGGCCAAGTAACCATCATTGACCAGAATGATGCTGTTGCGATTCAAGCGTTTATCTCTTCAAATCTGGCACTCACACAGATTTATAACAAGAACAACAATTCGTTTACTCCCAACTGGACTTCCGGTACGGGGCTTGTTTTGATACCCTCAGTCTTTGCCGGGGGATCAGCCGACAAAATCACTTCCGTAGGCAATGCCGGAACACTTACACCGGGTATCAAGTCTGGCTCAATCAAATGGTATAAAAATGGTACGCTCATTGTTTCGGGGCAGGACGGATGTACGATTGGGGCTGCCAGCGCAAAATATGCGTTGACTGTAAAAACAAACCACATGTCTGTTTCCGCTCCACAAGTGCAATATAAACTGGAAGGAATTTATATTGATGCAAATGGTTTGGAAATTCCGTTTTGGACGGCCATCCAGTTCACACAACACCAGAGTGCGGGGGCGACCATTGCCGCCATAGCCTACGCACCGGACGGGGTGGTCTTTAAAAACGATGAAATCAAGTCCCTGAAGGCGCACTGCGATATGTGGCGAGGGGATACGATTGACAATACGAATGTCATTTACGCATGGGGTATCAAAGACAACGGTGTGTTTGCCAATACCACGGTTAGTAGACAAGCCAATGCACAAGCCACATCCATCGTGTTGAGCAGCGTAGCAAATATGGAGCCGGGCACACAGCTTCAGGTCGGTTTACGGAAATACACTGTTAAAAGCGTTGATACGAACACGAGTACCGTTACACTGACTTCCGGACTTTCTGAGGCCGCAGATATAGGGGATATTGTAACATGTCCTTTCTACAATTCAATGTTAGGAGCGGGATGGTCCTGTCTTACCTCTACCAATCAGAAAGGTGTGACAGCCGGATGGGAAACCAACGAAATTACCATTACCGCCAATGCCGTTTTGAATTTTGAGACGTTCAAATGCGCCATCAGAGATGCAGACGTATCTGATGGTAATACCACAGCTAACAAAACTGTTTGTGACATAATTTCTTTCTCTGATATGTCAGACCCCATCCAGGTCTTTTTAGAGAGTCAGAAAGGATTCACGATCAAGAATAACTCGAACGATGTGGATGTGAAAGCCATACTTTACCGAGGCGGACAGGAAATTGATACGGCAGGAACATCATATACCTATTCATGGAAACTGTACAATAATGCCGGAACATCGGTTGTGAAAACTTACAGTGGTAAAAACATTACGGTTGCAAAAGCGGATGTAACCGGCAAAGGCGCACTCATCTGCGAAGTATCTAAACAATAATTTATAATCAGAAAGGCAGTGGTGACAACTAACTGCCTTTTTTTGTTCTATTCTTAGGTAAAATCAAAACCGAAAGAACAGAAATGGGAAAACAAATTATTGCAAGAGGACAAGCGACCATTGTCACACAAAAAGATAGTTACACAATCAACCAGTCTGTCGGGGAATATATCTTTACCGCTCAGACAAACGGAACCATACAAACGGCTGTTACCGTTGTTTCGACTGTCAAAGTGACGCTGGGTGATAGCGATATTACGAACTTCACTATCGGAACCGTAAACAAGCCGAACGGTTTTGCTTCGATCAATGTAAACAATACGAATAAGACCATTACCTATACCGTAGCAGCCAACACAACTACACTGGCTGATAACGGGACGATTCTTGTTCCTGTCATTATAGAAGGTGTTACCTATACGATCTCATTCAAATGGGCCAAATCCAAAACAGGACAAAACGGAGCGGCTGGGGTCGGTATCAAAAGTATTGTCAACAAATATGCCATATCTTCTTCCAATACCACTGTACCGACTTCATGGAGCACGACTGTTCCGACAATGACCGTCACAAACCGCTATTTGTGGAATTATGAAATCGTGACCTATACTAACGGAAGCACAAACGAAACCGAAAAACGGATCATTGGCGTATATGGAAACACAGGTAATACCGGAAATGGCATTTCATCCATCACGGAATATTACCTTGCCTCTGCCTCTTCAAGCGGAGTCACCACCTCCACCTCCGGGTGGACAACGGCCATACAGACCACATCCGACTCAAAGAAATACCTGTGGAATTATGAGGTCGTACAATATACGAATGGAAGCAGATATACAAGCAAACCTGTTATTATTGGCACGCATGGCAATAACGGGGCTACCGGTCCGGCTGGAAAACCCGGAGCCGATGGATATACCATCTCGGCTTCCAGACAATCATACGTCATTTCCACTGACAAGGACGGCAAGATACATTCTGCCGTAACAACTAATACGACCATTTCTGTTCTGAAGGGAAGTACGTCCCTCACTCCTACTATCGGAGCTTTGCCTACGGTGGCGGGTTGTACTTTATCTAAAAGCGGTGCTACTGTAACAATTGTTTTTAATGTCGGTACATCACTGGCTGAAAACGGCACAATTGATATTCCGGTTGTTGCTGACGGAAAGAGTTTTATCGTTTCTTTTTCATACGCAAAAGCACGTACCGGAGCCAACGGAGTGGACTCTAACATGCTGGATTGGGTGAAAGACTGGAACAATAACAAAACCCAAATCAATGAAAATTCGGTTATTACACCCAAAATATTTGCAGGGACAAAGAACTCAAACGGGACATTGACAGGTGTGGCTATAGGTAAATTCCCCCTCAGTGTATTAAATCCATCTGGAACCGTAACCACCGAAACAATCAACGGAATTTATGGATTCAAAGATGGATATAAGACATTCTATGTGGACAATACAGGAGATGCAGGACTGGGAAGAGGGAATCAGTTTATCAGATATAATGCTACAACCGGAAAGATCGAGTTCGGCTCGGATGTTAGTTTACAATGGACTAAACCTATTGAAACAATCAACACGGCTCTTGGTGGAAAAGATTATCCAAAGCTGACTTATATTGACAGCAAGGGAATTTATACCGGAACCCTTACCGCCGAACAAGTAAACGCCTTAAGTATAAACGCTTCCAGTATAAAAACCGGAACCTTGTCTGCCGACCGTATAGCGGCTGGCAGTATTAATGCTTCTAAAATAGCAGCAGAAACTATTACTTCCGATAAAATTGTGTCACGTACCATCACAGCCGACAAGATTCAAGCTGGAACTATTACTGCAAATGAAATCAAAGCTGGAACTATCGCATCCACCCAGTTAAACGCTGATAGCATAAAAGCTAACATCATCAATACATCTTACATCCAGGGTTTAGCACTCAGTTTCACAAAAGGTACAATCGGAGGCTGGAGTATTGATGGGGATTCCATCTTTAAAGGTACAAAAAACAATACATCCGGAGCTTACACTTCCGCTTCAGGAGCTATGACAATCGGAAGCAACGGTATCAGGGGCTTCAAATGGAGACTGGATTCTTCCGGGGCTGGTGCACTGGCAGGAGGCAATATCTCATGGGACGCTTCAGGCAATGTCACGTTCAGTTCAAATGTATCTCTAAACTGGACAAACGCCATAGATGCCTTAAAACCTAAATTAACCAAGATTGATGCAAACGGCATCTATACCGGAACAATCAATGCTTCCCAGATTACCGCAGGTACAATCAGTGCTGGAAGGATTGATGTAAACGCATTGAAGAGTTCTCTTATCACGGCTGGAAATATAGAAGCACTGACACTAAATATCGGAAAAGGAAAGATTGGAGGTTGGAATATATCAGGTAGTGCAATCTCCAAAAATAGCGTATCTTTGGGTTCTGACGGTTCCATCACCAACAGTACGAAATGGAAGCTGAACAATGACGGTTCGGGACAGCTTGCGAATGGTAATATTAAGTGGGATATAGCTGGAAACATAACATTTTCATCGTCTGGCATTGAAGATATAACAAATCAAGGAAGTATATATATTTGCGGATGTTCTTGGGGATCTCCCAATGATTGTGGGGTGCAGATAAACGGAAAAAAATTATCAATTGGCCAAAACCGAGGCTTGACTCTCGTTATTGTTAATCGCAAAGATTTGTCTATTGTATCTATTACAAATTATGATGTATACGCTAAAACAGAAGAATGTAACAAAATCGCATCTGTTTTAAATGCACAAAATTCTGATAAATTCGTGATTTTAATATCAGAAGATGCGATTACAATTAATGACAATCTAAATACTGCTATTAAAAAATGTGGAGGTAAGGATCTTACAGTAACACAAGTACGCATGGCTTATGCTTTTTTGGGAATACCTGGTCTTGGTGAAAACAACGGACTGTGTACATTCAAAAAAGCAGAAAGGGTCTTTGTGGAAATTTCAACAAAACTCGTTAACGGTTTTCCACAAGGATTTAATACCGGGACTCTTACCGCCAGCCAGATCAACGCTGCTAATTGTAATTTTACCCAGGGCAAAATCGGCGGGTTCACTATTTACGGACACAAAATGTCTACATACGATAATCCGGAAAATGGTCACATAATTGAAATTCACAAAACCGGATATATTTGTAATTCAAGAAAATCTGATAGTAAAGATTATTGGGCACTGAATGCGGACGGGTCTGCGGTGTTTGGTATGGGAAAATCAAAGTTTAATGCTGATGGAAGCGGGTATGTTGCAAATAATCATATCAAATGGGACACTGGAGGCTCTATAACGATTGATGGTAATTTTATTATAAAAGGAAACAGTTCTTCCAAATTCAATGTCGAAATCAATGGAAGCAATTTTTTCAGAATCAATGATGGAAGTATGGTCAGCGTGCGCGGAGACGGACGAACGGCATTAAATGTCTCAACTTATGGTAGCAATAACAGCACAAAAGGAATATATGTCTTGTGTAACAGCGCAGGTAAAGGATATGCTATTGAAAGTTATGGAAATGTGTTGTTGAGAGCGAGAAATAGTGAAAAAATCACGATCAATGGTTTACATGTAAATGCAAGAAACATTTCCAGCTCGACAACGCTTCTATCCAGTGACGATCTTGTCAGCTTTAGTAATACTGGAGGTATTACAGTATACATGCCCAGTAATGTAAATGCGGGGAAAATAATATACATGAAAAAAAGAACTTCCCGTGCATTTATTACGTTCAAAGGGAAATTTAGAGATCCCGGAACTACAAATGTAGTTACTGATTGGGGGGTAGGAACAGAATTTTCTTTCTTTTTGATCAAAGATACCGATGGATGTTGGGTGATATATTATTGTGCATAATTTTATCTTCTATAACAAACAAAAACACCTACAATATATTATTCTTCAATAAAACAACAATTAAATACCGATTATATGGAAATCAAACAAGTGAACATTCAGACTCAATGCGTCAAGACTACGGCTAATGCCAGGTATGAAATCGAATACAACGTATCCGACAAGCAACTGATAACGGTAAGTGCCAGTGTACACAGCTTGTCGCCTGAGCAGAATAACGATTCGTATCTCGGCACTATCACACTGGATGGCGACTATCTTTCATGCAGCTTCCCATACAAATCAAAATCTTCTGTCAGTAAATACGTTGAAGATTTTGACGTGATCGTAGCTGAAGTAAAGGAAATTCAATCATCCACAAAGATTACTTTTCCTGAAAAATAAATATTTGTTAAACATATAAATTAAGCAAGCTGATGGAACTATTCATTAAAGATAGGCTTTACATCCCAGGTTTTTTACCGAAAGAAAACAATTTCAAAGGGTTCAATATCAAGAAGGAAATCTTGAAGAAAATAGAAATCTCAGAAGAAGAGCGCACCAATGTAAATCTCAGACAGAATGCGGAAAATAACCGTATCGAATGGGATGTTGACAAGGACGTTCCGCTCATGGTAGAATTTTCCAACGAGGAAATCGAATACATGAAAGCCGCATGTGAAAAGATCTCGGACGAATCTCTCCCTGACGATATGTGGGCTACCGTTGAGCGAATCTATGACTCTGGAGTTGAAGGCAAATAATCCAACTATTCTAAAACGGTCACTCTAATCTTTTAAAAGAAGAGTGTTATAATCCCCGGTCACTCTTGATGGCTGGGGATCTTTGTTTAATTATACATCAATATGGCAAGACAAGACATTAACATGGATGTCGTATATGGGGAACTGGAAACATCCGATAATCTGGCAGGCAAGGTCATGTATGATTTCAGATTGCTTGGAGAACAGCCGGGATTGGACAATGACAACTATTCCTATGCGGAAATAGAGGTGTTTCCGGGCTTTGAGAAATCATATAAGGAAGAGGACGGGATACATGTCTGGATTCCATATACGGCTGAATACAAGAGCCTGAAAGTCAGATTTCGGATTAACCACGGCACGGGACAGAGTGAATATGTCCTGAACCGGAAAGACAATCAGGTATGGTTCCAGGTATATCGAAGCGAAGGGACAGATATTAAGCTCTCCGAATACAGATTGCTGAACGAAAACGACAATTTCAATCTTATCTTAAAGGATTTCAGTTCACTTCTGCTTTTTAGCGGAAATGAGACCGATCTTATGATACGGGAATCTATAGAGCAAAATAAGGCTTTTCTTCTTAAATCGTTCGCCGGAAACCTGTATCAGTACCCGACTACAGGAGTGGGGCTTATCGAATTTCTACACGGGAACTTCGAGAATACCAATCTCGCACAGAAGCTACAGGAGGAATTTGACCATGACAAAGTGACTGTCATTAACGCCTATATGGATTCGGTTTCGGGTGAACTTGCGTTGGAATTAAAAGAACAGGAGGAATAATGGGGAAATATACGGTAGTACACGGGCAAAATCTTTATGACGTGGCCCTGCACATATACGGCTCGATCGAAGGAGTGGTGGATTTGATGATGAACAACGCCTCTCTTTCCTTTTGTGATGAATTGAAAGCCGGAGATGAGCTTGTCTATACGGACGACTTTACCATCAACAAGGATGTGGCTGCATATTTCAAGACAAACGCCATCGTTCCTTCCAACGGGGAAAGACACGTCTATTTCAAATCCCCCATCCTTCCCAGGCTGATGGAAATCCATATTGCCAGTACAAGAACTTCGATCGGATTTTCGATTTCCGGTTCAGGGACTATGGAAATCGACTGGGGAGACAATACGGATTTGCAAACCATCCAGCTTTCCGACAAGACCGAGATACTGAATCATTTCTTCAACAACAATATCGGAGAAAAAAGAAGGGTTTGTATATACGGTGAAGAAGGACTGTGCGTACAGAAGTTGGATATTTCAAATATGGAAAAGGCAGATGTGTACGTCTTGAAGCCGATATATGTAGAACGTTTCATTATGAAGAAGACGAATACGGACACCCAGTTCATTCCTCTTTTGAACGGCACATTTGAAATGGATTTGTCCGGCAGTGGCATTGACAATCTTCTTCCGCTTTTAAAGCAAAAAGGACTGATGAATCTCAATATACGGGATATTCTTTTTGCAAAGAAAACCATAGACGAATATCTGATCGGGCTGGTAAAGCAACATTTCGGTAGGCGCAGTTGCACAGTGACAATGACCACTGTCCCTTCAGGAGAATACAAGGAACCGCAAAGAGACGACAATTTGGGTTATATTATTGGCTCCGGCATGGAAGCTGTCTGGGTTCTGACACACGAGCCTTCATGGAACGAAGCCGGGAAATGGAAATTTATAATTAACGACACGACTTATACCTATGAGCAGGACAATTAACGACATATATAAAGAAGCGGTCGAGGAAAGGAACAAAAGGCTGGAATTGAAAGAGTTCAAAAGCGATTCAAAGCTTTCGGTCTTGAATGGTATTACCTGGGCTTTTGCAGCCGTAATACAAAGCTTTGAAACACTTCTCGATGTTTTCGCCATCGACATTTCAAACGCCATGAACAATAGGATAAACGGAACTCCGGCTTATTATGCAAATGCACTATTGCAATACCAAAAGGGGGACACGCTCGTGGTTCGGGAAGACGGGTTGGCTTTCGGATATGCGGCTGTGGATAAGACAAAACAGATCATCACCCAGGTTTCATACGTGGAATCGACGCAAGATGAAAAATTGGATAGTACCCTTATCTTGAAAGTTGCAACCGGAGAACAAGGGAAACTTGCCATGATACCGAAAGAAGAGTTGCTGATGATCAATGCCTATATCAACCAGATCAAATTTGCCGGAACAAGAATCAATGTCATAAGCCGGGAAGGAGATGTGCTTATCCCCAAAGTGACGGCTTATTATGACGGGGCTGTTACGGAAGCGGAAGTCTTTGACAATATCGAAGAAAAACTGAACGAGTACATCATGAATGCGGCATTCGATTCCAGCGTTTATACTTCAAAGATTATGGAAGTCATTAAAAGTGCGGAACATGTAACCGATGTGTATATTGATCCGGATGAGTCACCGGAACAAGGCATATTCCTCGCTTGCTACAATGCAGACGGACATATTGGGTCACAGAAAAAGATCGGAAGGGTCATGCAGACGGAATCCGGCTATCTCAGGCAATCATCCGGTAAGGGAGAAGAAGAAAGCCTGCCTAATTTCAGGGAAGCAATCAAATTAATCGTGGATGCCAAATGAGATACAAGTTGCCTTTGGACAGGCTTGCAAACCAGCTAACACCTCATTATCTCGGAGGAAGAAAATACATCCTTTTCCTACAGAGCTTGATTTATCCCTTAAAAAGCTTGAATGACAAATTCGTGCGTTTTGCAAGGGAACGTCACATAGAGGCACGCATGACAAGTCAGATCATTTATTTTGAGTGGTTTTTGAATCAGAAATTTGAACAATATTTTGTTGACAAAAGGGACAGGATTTGTATCAAAGACCCGGAAACCATAGGGGTTGACTTATATAAGGAATTTTCCAAGCACAGCAAGCCGTTCGTTGTCTGGAAAAACCTGAAAGAAGCCGATATGACAGATGATCCGCTTGAAAAGCCGAGAGAGTTCTATTATTGTTCTGAGGAAAAGGCGATCTATACGACAAGTTTTGTGGTTCGTGTTCCTATGATTCAGGGAATATCACAAAAGGAATTTGTTTATATGCTTTCTTCTGTGATAAATACCTATAACATCGCAGGGAAAACTTATCTGATAAAGATAGATATTGCTCCAAACGACATTCCGGTACAATCCGTTTCGTTAAGCGACAAGGTACTGACTCTTAATATCGGTGACACAGCCGAATTATCGGTAAAGATACTTCCGGAAAACGCGACTATTAAAACGGCAATCTGGAGTAGCTCCAACCCTTCGGTCGCTACCGTAACGGAAGGGAACATCAATGCGGTCGGAGCCGGATATGCCCAAATTGCGGTTACTGTAGGCGGCAAACCGGCAGTCTGTGAATTGATTGTGAGAGCACCTGTAGAAGAAGACCAGTTATCAGTATAAATCATAATTTAACTATAATCCCATAATGAAAGAATTTATAGCGGAAACAGGAGGAAGATACACATACACGGACGATTTTCTCAACTTGCAGGAATTGGCTCTGAGCATGACTTCCGTATTTGCCGACTGTGCGAATTTTATCATATCCGGTTGTGAGGTCGTCTCTGACAACGAAATCACTTCAGGTTATGTCTGGATTAACGGAAAAGTAAGACGTTTTGAAGGTGGCAAAGGTATCAGTTTCCCTTATTACCTGATAGAAAACAATACGGTGGAATCCGTCTCATACGCCAACGATGTGGTAAAGAGGGGACGGAACAATTATTTTTGCATCGGAAGCCAGACAAAGCCTGGAAGTTCTGACGGGTCGGAAGCCTTTCAGTTCATTGAGGTGACAAAGACATACACGCCCAGGTTCATCGACAAGTTCATGGGGAAATACGCCGTCCTGCTTGACAATCCCTTTGCTAAACAGACCATAAAGAAGGATTTGGTTGTTACCGGAAATTTCTCTACCGATGGGGCTATCGAATCCAAAACATCTGTATCAATCAACAATGCTGCTACCGGACATGTACTGAAAGGCATTGTAAAAGAAGATGGGAACGGAACGATCGGGCTGTATTATAACGGATTGCTGGTAAATGAATTGTCAATCAACACGGACGGTTCGTTTACGCTCCTAAAGCAAGACAAGGTAATCGCCAGATTCACGTCTGAAGGAATCTTAGTGGATAGCGTTACAAGCAAGACCGCCAAGATCGGTTCTGTTTCCCTCTCTGGAAACCATATCACAAATACAGAAAGCAATTCGGATAGCGGGGAAGTTGACATCAATTACACGGGGCTGAACGGAGGTGCGACAAAATTCCGTAACTTCAGTGTGTATGACGGAAAACAGAATGCGGTTCTTCAGGTTATCGGAAACTCCAAAGAAGTCAAGGCAAACGGAAAACTGACAGTCAAAAACACTGGGGAAAGTATCGTTCTTGCCAATTCCCAGTACACAAAATCACAAGTCGAACTTGTAAATACGTTATCGTGGGCTGACAGTGGAAATGAGAACATAGCTTCAGTCGGGTTCGATTCTGCCGAATCGCTTGACTTTAACGTGAAGAATGCGATCGGCAATCTTGTCTTGTCGCCTAAAGGATATGTCGATGTAAAAGGAGAGCTTAGGGTTAGTGGAACCAACATTGCCTCGACCTATGCCACTAAAGCCGAACTGCAAACTGGATTGGATAAGAAGGTGGACAAGGTAGAGGGAAAACAGTTGTCCACTGAAGATTTTACGACCGAACTGAAAGAAAAATTAGACGGCATTTCAACCGGAGATTTAGAATCAAAGACGGACGGTTATGTGACTGGAAAAACGGTTAAAGATGCGCTTGGCAAGAAAGCCAACAGGCTTCTGGATGGATATAATTCGGACGACAAGAAAGCGATCGCCAAAAATATTGATGTCTATACAAAAAGAGAATCAGACGAGAAATATCCCGCACTTTCCAATCTCTTCCAGGATTACATCAATTACCAAGTGACCAGGGGAAAACAACAGGCAGAAGCGCAAAAGGTGCTGAGGGACAAGATTGATTGTGCCAGTAACGGAGATGTTTTGAAAAAAGGAAACAAACTCTCTGACCTGACTATTTCCAACGACAATGACCGGAAAGCGATCTGCAACAGGATCGGTGCTGCCTACGCAAAAGAGACGCAGACGAAAATAAAAGATACGGGATGGATACAAATGGGAAACTCTGGCGGCAAAACAGATACAAGCAATTTATATGTGAGACAAATTGGAAATATCGTTTCCATACAAGGCAAAATTCATACTGCTAATGCAAACAACGGCAATTGGGGCGGTGTGATAGCTGTCATACCTAACCAAATAGATCCACCCAAATATTCTGTAAAAACTTGTTTTAGTGAAGTTAATGGGGACACTAAATACAACAGAGGCGTGGAATTTTACATAAAAGGAGGAAGTCGCAATGTGCAACTGAACGAAAGCGGCTATGTACGTGACACGGAACTTAACTTTACATATATGGTTTAACTATGAGACGAGTAATCAATGTTTACAACGACCTGAGAAGCAGGGCTGAGATAGCGGGATGGATTATCCCGGCTACGGAAATCGGTCCAAGTACAAAACCTTCTGAAGAGGAAACTGAGGAAGAAACAGAAAAGGAAGAGGAAGAAGGACAAAAACAAGAAGCAGAAGATGCCGAGAGCCAAAAGGATCAGGGGCTACAGGCTGACAAAGCCCCAGTGGAAACCGTACAGAAACAAGCTGGACGGAAGGCCAAAAGGGACGCTTAAAAGGTTCAAGTTTGAAGAGACACGGCTGGGGTTCATGCTCCTGTATGAAACCCCGGTTGTTTATAACCTTATTATGAGTACCCTACCACCCGGCCCTTTCCCGGAACCGTCAGCCGATATGATCGAAGCGGTTGCGAAATCCTCTAAAGACCCCTCCTTCCAGAAAAAGAAGTTTTTCCGGTATCTGGAGGAATATCGCCAGAACGGATTGTGTTGCAGAAGGGCCAAGAAACTTACGCCGGAAAGAGAAGCGTATTATGAGTCTATCCGGAAACAAAAACTGAAAAAGTTTATTTTTAATAACATAAAGAAGATCAATTCTTTAAAGAAAAGATATTCTAAATAACAGAAAAGCGATCAAGAGGGATTGTTTCTTGATCGCTTTTGTTTTCGTATTATTTATAAATACTAAAATGACAATTGCAACCCACCTTGGAATCCCTGGGATACGGACATGTTCAAATAGTTTACACTATAGGCAACCCCTACACCTAACCATTTGTTTATTTGATATGAATAACCGATTTTTCCGATAATACCCCAGTCCGCATAAACCAGACGGTCAAACTCATACGCCACATACGTGTCTGTGCTGGGATCACTATCATGTATTTTTTCTGATTCTAAATTTTCCGATGTCAGACCAAACGCTCCTTGGAGAAAAACAGTATGTCTTTTGGCTTTTATAAAATCATATCCAAGTCCCAATCCGACAAATGTGTTGGTCGATTTCTTGCGTTCTTCACCATCCAAAGTAGAGCCATCAGATAAATTAATTATACAATCCTGGTCTCCTTTCATCTTTGCTGTATAAACGGTTCCTAAAGCATAAATACGATCGTGCACATAATACTTCATGTCAAAAGAAACATTGAACCCGTTCGCTTTCCCAACATGCAGTTTGGCTTCTTCAGGAAGCTCAAAACCACCATACAAGTTAAATTTGAACGATTTAGTTTGCGCTAATAATGAACTGCTTAACAACAACAAAACAAATAAACACAAAATTTTCTTCATATATTCTACAGTTTAACTTTAATATTTTGCAAAGTTAAATATGACAATATCAAAAAATAAAACAATCACATTAAAATATATGTTAATTGCCTATATGAGTGATTATTTGCTATAAGGTACAGAGAAGAAAATGATTTCATATTACTGTCAAGAATATACAATAAAAGGCCAGAAACCCAGCCTTTTGATTTGATTGGTTCGAAATTTAACAATGCCGTCCGCAACACCCGCTCCTGCGATGATGGTGTCTTCTGCATTTCTGTTCTTTGTCGTAATTGCAACAGCGTTCTTCACCCTCGCAATTCACACAAGCCTTGCATTCGGCGTTTTTCGTGCATCCGGTACATTCTGAGCAATCTGTTCCGCATACACAATCCTCGCAAGAACAATCTTCACAGCAGCATTCCACTTTCTTTTTCTCCTTGTCATTTCTATTCTGGGCGATTGTGGAAGCTCCCAGGAAACAAAGAGACAAAGCACTGATTAAAATTAACTTCTTCATAATCAAAAACATTAGTGACGCAACAAAGGTAACAAATCTATTACAGAAAAAGAAATATATAACAAACAACTATTTTACCAATCTATTATGAATAAAAATAATATCTCACACAAATACAATATGTCCTGAAATAAATTGAGACTCAATCATTTTTGTTTTCTATGGCTAAAATTCTAAATTTACAATCTAAGAAAGTTATTGCGGCTGTTTACTTTGCGCTCCACTTTATCTGGAATATAACAGTCTTATTATATTTTTGTAACTTTGCAGTAAGAAAAGCCCTACATGATTTTTTGGTAGAGAAGATAAATTTATGAATACCCCTACATTAGAAACGGAACGATTGATTTTAAGGAAATTTACAGAAGAAGACATAGAAGCACTTTTTCTTATCCTTAAAGACAAGGAAGTCAATAAATATCTACCTTGGCTTCCTATCAAAAACATTGAGGAAACTAAGGTTTTTTATGAAGAACGATATGCGATTAAATACCGGCAATCGCAAGCCTACGTTTATGCTATCTGCTTAAAAAGCGAAAACTATCCGATAGGGTATATCAAAGTCGATATGGAAGAACATCACGATTTTGGCTATGGACTTCGCAAGGAGTTCTGGCACAAAGGAATCGTTTCAGAAGCAGGCAAAGCTGTTGTAGAGCAAGTTAAAAGTGACGGACTACCCTATATCACCGCCACACATGATAGAAACAATCCAAGAAGCGGAAGTGTGATGCAGGCTTGCGGAATGAAATACTGTTATACATACAAGGAACTTTGGCTACCTAAAAATTTTCTCGTTACATTTAGAATGTACCAACTGAATTTCACGAAGAAAGAAGATTGGGTATACAAAAAATATTGGGATAAATATCCTGTCCACTTTGTTGAAGAGCTACAAAACGATATGTTATGAACCATGATAGAAAACAATCACTTAATCCATACTATTGAGTCGCAGATAAAATTAGAATATTTATCCGTCCCATCCAAAACAATTCTTTTAGAAGAGGGGAAAGTAGCAAAAAAACTCTATCTAATCCGTAAAGGGTGTCTGCGGTTATTTTTCTACAATGAGGGGAAAGACATTACTTTCCAATTTTTCTTCGAGGGAGATTTTGTGGCTTCTTTCAACAGTCTATATAAGTGTACGCCGAGTCTTTTCTATTTGGAGAGTATCGAACCAACGGAACTCACGGCTATAAGAAAAGAGGATTTTTACAACCAAATCAACAATAATTTGTCGTTGAGGCAGTTGTATGAAGAAAAACTCATAGACCGTTTTCATGCTTACCAACAATTGTTCTTGTCAAGAATAAAAAACACACCGCAACAACGATATGAAGAATTGCTGAAAGAGTATCCTAATATAATACAGCGTATTCCACAGCATTATATAGCGTCTTATCTTGGCATCACTCCCGTTTCTTTATCACGCATCAGAAATCGTCGTTAATTTCATTTCTTTACAAATGTTATCGTTCAGATTCCACTTGAATACCGAATTTTGCATCGTAAATATGAAAACGGTAAGCAATGAAAAAGATTTTTGTAATAGACTGGAGTCTGGTTTTTGTGTCCGTGTTATCAGCATTTTCCGGGATAGGATTGCATATTGCCGGGCATGGCATTAATCACGAACTATGGCATAATTGGGCAGTATTTCATGTTTTGACCAGTTTTTTATTTTTTGTAATATCAATATTCCATATAACAACACATTGGGGATGGTATAAAGGAATAATAAAAAATGGGCTTGGTAAAAAAAGTAAAATTACAGTAGTACTGTCAGTTGTATTCTTTCTTGTATCGGTTACGGGAATTATCCTATTAGGAGTAGACGGGGCTAACTCCTACGTAGGGCTATTGCACTATAAAATAGGGATTGTCACAATAGTTCTATGTATTGGGCATTTACTAAAACGAATACCTTTGCTACGTAAATCTCTGAAATAATACACAAGACATAGGGCTAAATAAATAGTTCTTCGCTTTGTGGATTATTAAAAATGTTGTACCTTTGTTTGTGAAAGAGTTATTTGACAGCATAGCACTGAAAATCGCGCGATTGCTAACTCGTTACCGCCACTTCTCAAATAATTCGCTAAAAGTTTATTTCTCAACCGGTTAAATCAAAGCAAAAAAAATATAAAATATATTATAAGATCATTAACATAGTTATCTTAATTTATTCACAAACATGATTAATCCAATATCACATATTAAGTTTAATAAAAGCTTTTGTATCATTCTGGTGGTTTCTTTGGTTTCTTTTTGTGTATATGGAAAAGATAATTCATTAATATATACTAATATAAACACCAATTCTACCGCATTCTTCAATAATAGCCTTTCTTACAAAAATTCTTTCGATTGGAAGAAACATAAGTCTTACAAAATATATGCTTGGACTTCTTTAAGTGTGGGTGGTGCTATGATGGTTATTGGAGTTATAGGAAATCAAATTGACCATTGGGAAGGAACCGCACAACATAACAGATTCAAAATTTTAGGGTATTGTGGTATTGGGGTTGCTGCTGTAAGCGTTCCTTTATTTGTGCTCTCTTATAAACATAAAAAGAAAGCTATTTCTTTAGGTGCAGGAAATCAAACCATGTATGCTCCTTTCTCTAATTGTTCCATACAACAATATCCTGCATTATCTATCAATCTTAATTTTTAATAACATTTCTATTTTATTCCTTAATACTTGCATAATATTTATATATATAGTAAGTTTGCACCACGTTTTTCAATAATAACCAAAATTTATGAATCAAAATTTTACGGTATCGGTCAGAAAATTGACCGACAAGGAACTTATGCAAAGGGCTTGTGAAATGACTTTTTTAGGCACAAGCCGACAATCACTACTTAGTATGTATAAAGCGGAACACTCCCCTACCCGAACACAGGTGTTCTGGATTGAGTGCAAAAGCATTCCGTTGTTTATAGCCACACATCTACTGCGACACCATGTAGGTTCTGTTCCCTTCCAGCTTACCTGTAGGGACGATCGGAAAGGCGGCAACCCCAGCCTCATTCAAAAGCTGGAAGAAATCAAATCCAAGCTTAACAATATCGTGAACGAAGTGCAAGATGGCAATTCGGATTATGCGGATTTTGTTATTTCCGAGATACAGGACGAGCTTACTTACCTTCAGGAAAATTCCGATCGCTATACTCCGGTAAACTTGGGTTTGTTTATCAACGCTCAGTCACTTATTGATATGGCCAAACTACGGCTTTGCAAGCAAGCGCACGCTGAGACAGTCGAGGTATTCCAAGCTATCAAGTACGAGGTTGCAAAGGTGGATTCGGAACTGGCAGCAATGATGGTAAGGAAGTGTGTGTATCGAAACGGACTGTGTGGGGAATCAAGATGTTGCGGATTCAATAACACTTCCATGTTCAAAAAGGAATTAAGTGAATATCTGGAGAATTTTACATGCCTTCAGATAGGAACAAAATCTAATAACTAATTTTTAAATAACCAAAACAAGTATGATTTTAAATGTTCAAAAACGGGACGGACGTATTGTGAAATTTGATAGAGGCCTAATCAGTAAGGCTATCTATAAAGCAATGTGTGAAGTTGGTACTATTGAAGAAAAAACAGCCAACGATATTGCTTTTAATATCGAAAGCAAAACAAACAAGGGTTGTCTGTCAGTAAATGAAATACAGATTCTTGTCGAAAACGAATTAATGAAAAGCAATATGCCGGATGTCGCACGCTCGTATATTATTTATCGTAACAAACGGGATAAAGCCAGAAATAGTAAAAGCAATCAGATTATCGCAGATATTATTGCAGCCAAAAAGAATGATATTACCCGTGAAAATGCGAACATGAATGCAGATACTCCGGCTGGGATGATGATGAAGGTTGCAAGCGAACGTACAAAAGAATTTGTGGATGATTATCTGTTATCAGACGAGACTCTTAAATTGGTGAATGACAATATTCTTCATATCCACGATAAAGATTACTATCCGACCAAAAGCCTCACGTGTTTGCAGCATCCTGTAGATAAAATTCTAATTGAAGGATTTAGAGCCGGTCATGGAGAATCACGTGCAGCAAAAAGAATTGAAACGGCAAGCATTCTTTCTTGTATTTCAATGGAATCGGTTCAAAACGAAATGCACGGTGGACAAGCCATCCCAGCTTTTGATTTTTACTTAGCACCGTATGTTAGAAAAACGTATATTGAAGAAATTAAAAAACTGGAGGCGTTTTTCGGCGATTTGACACATTTGTATCAAGCTACTATATCTGATTATTTATACCAGGACACAAAGAATCTTACTGGAGACGACAAGCTAAAACAACACGCCATAAACATGACTGTGAACAGAGTACATCAAGCAATGGAAGCATTCATTCATAATATGAATACCATTCATTCACGTGGTGGAAATCAAGTGGTATTCAGTTCCATTAATTATGGTACAGACATTTCAGCAGAAGGGCGTTGCATTATTCGAGAAATGTTAAATTCGACTTATGACGGAGTTGGCAATCATGCGACTGCAATCTTCCCGATTCAAATTTGGAAAAAGAAACGTGGGGTGAATTTCTTGCCGGAAGACCCTAATTATGATTTGTATCTGTTAGTCTGTAAAGTGACAGCAAAACGATTCTTCCCTAATTTCTTGAATTTGGATGCAACCTTTAATCAAAACCCGTTATGGAAAGCAAATGATTCTAAGCGATATAAATATGAGGTCGCAACGATGGGGTGTCGCACCAGAGTTTTTGAAGATCGTTTTGGAGAAAGCACATCTATTGCCAGGGGAAATCTTTCTTTTTCAACTATAAATTTGCCCGGACTTGCTTTGTCTGTACAAAATGAGTCTGAAGAAAATAGAATTGAGATATTTATGGACAAACTGAAGCAAGCTATTGACATAACAGGAAAACAGCTTTATGACCGCTATCAATTCCAGTGTACCGCTATGGCTAAACAATTTCCACTACTTATGTCTGGGATGTGGGTAGGTTCTGAAAACTTGAAACCCGATGATGAAGTGCGCTCTGTATTGAAACATGGTACGCTCGGCGTTGGCTTTATCGGTCTTGCAGAGTGCCTTGTATCTCTTGTCGGCAAACATCACGGAGAATCAAACGAGGCACAAGAATTAGGTCTCAAAATCATTACCTTTATGCGTGATGAAGTGAAAAAACTATCGGATCATTACGATTTGAATTTCTCAGTGCTTGCTACTCCGGCAGAAGGGTTGTCAGGCAAATTTACGGCCAAAGACAAAATAAAATACGGCATTGTACCGGGAGTTACCGATAAAGATTATTATACGAACTCAAATCATGTTCCTGTCTATTATCATTGCAGTGCCGCCCATAAAGCTAAAGTGGAAGCTCCTTATCACGAACTGACTCGTGGAGGACATATTTTCTATGTCGAACTGGATGGGGATGCGACACATAACATTGAGGCTGTCATGGATATTGTGAATCTTATTGATAAGTACAATATCGGGTACGGTTCCATCAACCATAATAGAAACAGATGTCTTGATTGCTCCTATGAAGATGCCTCCAAAGATTTGAAAGTCTGCCCGAATTGCGGAAGTCATAACATAGACAAGCTGCAACGTATCACCGGCTATCTTGTTGGGACTACCGACAGATGGAACTCTGGAAAAAGAGCGGAATTGGAAGATCGTGTAACACACAGTTGATAAGATGGAACAAGTCATATATGTAGCTAAAATTGTGTACTCAACCTCAGTCGATGGGGTTGGGTTACGCAATTCTTTGTATGTCTCCGGATGCCCTTTGCGTTGCGAAGGATGTCATAACCAAGCGTTCTGGGATATACAATCAGGAAACAAATACACTGTAGAAGAAGTTTTTCAGCAGTTGAATATAGATGATTTCAATATCTCTATTTTAGGCGGAGAACCGATGATGCAATACGAAAGCATTGTTGCTTTATGTAAGCTAATTAAAGAAAATTATCCACATAAGACGATATGGCTATGGTCTGGTTATACATTTGAACATATTAAAAAGTATTATCCAACTATCTTACAATACATAGACGTTCTTATAGACGGAAAGTATATACAAGAATTAACCGACCCCAGTTTAAAGTGGAGAGGTTCTTCAAACCAAAGAATAATACACCTAAACAACATACAAAGTCTATATACATAAACACACTTATAAACAACATATAACACTGATATACATTGTATTGAAAATATATTATAAAAATTATAACCAAAATATTTTGTAATTAAAACAACAATTATATATCTTTGCATCGTAATTCAAAACCAAAACTAATTAATTATGGCTATACGCTCCAAAGGCATCATTACCATAAACGATGGAGATGCAGACCTCGATGAATTTAGAGAAAGCCTGTACGATCTCACGGACGGGGAATACGGATTCCTCATTTTCGATAAGGAAAAGAACAAGGCTCTTCCCCAGTTGAAATACTTAAACGGAGTCGTTCTGAAAAGAATATCCGATGAACTTCCCGGACACCCAAGTGTTTCCGCCCTGTACAGATATTTTGAAGAACTCTACGCGCCGATCCTCAAAGACGAGATAGATGGTGAGACTTACGAGTATTTCGATCTGAAGGGCGCAAAGTCAAGCGAAATGAATGAGGTTATCGAAAAGATAATCCGTCACGCAAAGGATAAATGGGACATAGAGGTCATTACAAGGGACGAGCTAAAACTCCCTTCAGCATCCCAGCCGTATGCCGATGCCTATGCAAATCAATGGAAAGATTATTCACGAAACATTTAACAAACCATTTAATTTTAAACTTTAACTATCTAAATTATGCAAGAAGAAAAATTTGAAGAAAAGGAGCAGCAGCCCTTATCAGTGTTTGAGTTATTTGCCGCAGCCGAGGAAACCTACGAAGAAGCCCAGGCCAGAGCCGCTGAGGAAAACAAGTCGTTTGTCAAGACAGAGTTTATCAAGATGGACAAGTTCGGGGTTTACACTTTTCGTATCCTTCCGATCGCTCCCAAGGCAGACGGCACAATCGACCGCAAGAGCTACGAATACCCAATCCACCAGTTATTAATGAAGATCCAAAAGCCTTCAGACAACGGAAAACAGCAGTTCACATACGTTTCCGTTTGTCGTGCAAACTATGCAGGGTACAAGACAGATCTTATCGACACTTACCGCAAACTGGCAATCGCAGAAGCAAAAGCACAAAATGACGATGATCTGGCAGAAAAACTGGATGATGGATTCAAGGGCGGTGTCAAGTACGATTATTCACATGCCATGTACGTGTTTGATATGGATGAGCGTGCAAAAGGCATACAGCTTCTCCGTCTCAGCCATTCACAGTTCAAGACCTTGGATGAGTGTAAATTCAAACTATGGCAGAAGAAACTGAAGAAGAATCCGAAGTACCCCTGTCCTATCTCGTCTATCGCAAACGCATTTCCGGTCGAGATTGAAAAGAAGAAGAACGGATCGAAAACCGAATACTCCATCAATATCGACAATGAATCGGATGTGGATGTATTGACATCGGAAGAACTTACCGCACTGCTTAATGCGCCTCGTATTCCCGAAGTGATGTATCGTTATACTCGTTTTCATTTTGAAGCCACTTTGATTTATCTGAAACAATGTGATGAACAGTTCGATTTGAAGGTTATGGAAATGGACGAAATGAAAGAGGCCATTGAAAGCCTGAAAGCGGAACTCCCTTCTGATGACACAAGTTCGTTCTCTTTTGACAAGAAAGGAGATGGCGATTCAGACAAGGATAACGCAAGTGGCGTAATCACAATCGATTCTCTTTTCGACATGTACGATGAGCTTCAGGAAAAAGGTCTGAATGACAAGACGGAAGAAGGCCAGGAACTCAGAGGCAAAATTCGTGAGTTTATCGAGCAAGAAAAACTGGACATCCGTATGACACGCACGACCACCAACGCCATGTTGCTTGATATGATCGAAGAAGCATTGCAAGGCGGTACACCTCAGAACAATGAACCGGAATCTGCCGGAGAACAGGAAGAAGCGAAGGAAGAGATGAAAGAAGAACCTGCTCCGAAACCTGAATCAAAGCCTGAACCAAAACAGGAAAAAGAGGAAAAAGAGGAAGACGAAGATCCACGTACCACCAGAAACGATGATACAAACGAACCGGCAGTCCAAAGGGAAAGACGTTCGGCAAGAATGGTACGCAGAAGAGAAAGATAATTAAAGTTTAAATACTTACCTGAAAGGCGTACATTACATCTAACACATGTACTTGTACGCCTTTTTAATGCAGATTTAACCATGACTGAAGATAAGACTCCATGTATCTTGTTATTCAACGACATACATGTTTCAAACGAGAATATACCAGAATTTAAACTGAACTGGAACGAGGCTCTTAATATATGTGACAAGTATGGCATATCCGACATTGCCATCGGTGGAGACCTGTTCCAATCCCGTGCCTCACAGACTCTTGATGTTCTTTTGGCTGTACATGATGCACTGCTTGAAGCGGAAGACAGGGATATTAATGTTATAATCGCAAACGGCAATCACGATCTCATAAACCAAGAAGCCATTCGTGGGTATTGTCATGTATTCGACCAGCACGAGAACGTGGATGTAGTGGACGATTATTATATCGCAGGTTATCCCAGATTTGACCTGTTCATAATGGCTTATTTCCCTGAGAACGGTTCATTTACAGAAAGACTTCAGGATATTATTCAAAACAATTTATCCGAGACAAAGCAAAATATTCTATATATCCATGAAGGAATTAATGGGGCACTTGCACAATCTTCTGACAAGGAACTTCCAGCCAAACTGTTTGAACCGTTCGACAAGGTTCTGGTGGGGCATTACCACAACAGAACCAAAATCAAAGGAACTGTTATCGAATACATCGGTTCAAGCCGCCAGCATAATTTTGGAGAAGACGAGGATAAAGGCTACACCCTTCTTTACAGTGACGGTTCATACGAGTTTATAAAGAACCAGGTGAATATTCGTTACAAAACGCTGGATGTTCCATTCTCAAAAGTAAACACCAGCCTTTACAATCAGCTTTCCGAAATAAAGAACGACAGCCGATATAAAGTAAAGGTGCGTATCCGTTGTTCCGCCTCTGAAGCCTCACTAATAGACAAGAACCTGTTAATCGAAGCCGGTGCAAATAAAGTGGAGATTGTAACGGAAGACATCGAAGAGACGGAAGTTGCAAAATCAAGCCTCTTTGAGAAATTCGACAACAAGCAGATCAAAAAGACCTACGAGGACTTTTGTGAAGAAAAAGAAATTGCCGACCCATCGCTCGGTTTGTCTTACCTTTCTAAAATAGATTGATTATGTGGAAACTTGATAATATTCATGCTGAGAACTTATGCGCATTTAAAGAACTTGACTACACGCTGGAACAAGGCGTAACGACCCTCGTTTTTGGAAACAATCTGGACAATGACTCCCAGAAATCTAACGGCTCCGGTAAATCGGCATTGATTGAAACGATTGCAATCGGTATAGGCGGTACTCCGCTTCGTAAAATCAAGAACGAGGAAATCATCAACGATGCAGCCGATGAATGCTTTATCCGTCTTGAATTTCTAAATGACAGCAGCACGGAAGTGTTTGTCATTGAAAGAAAGATTTCCAGAAAGTCCGCTTCAGTGGTAAAGTGCTCCATTATCCGTGATGAAAAACCAATAGAAACGGATGAGGCGGTACGATCAAGTGTCAGTGAATACGACAAGTATATTTTGGAAAAGCTGGGTATCAACAAAGACGAATTGTATAACAACTTCGTTCTTTCCAAACATAAGTTCCAAGATTTTCTTTCCTGTTCCGACAAGGAAAAGAAAGAAATCATCAACCGGTTCTCAAACGGCATTCTCGTGGATAAGGCTATCGAAAAACTGGAAGAAGACATGGTTCCCCTCCAGAACGAGCTAAACGAAGCCAATCTGAACGTTGCAAACATTGACGGACGTGTCAGCATGTTGCAGGAACAGATCGAAGCGGAAGAGAATGCAAAAGAAGAAAGAGCCAAAACGAAACTTCAGAAAATCGAAGAAAAAAAATCCCTGATTGTTTCAAAACGGGCTGAAATCAGAAAATACAACGAAGATATTGATTCAATAAACGCAGCTTTGGATCATTTGGACAATGTGGATGGCAATCTCCAGACAATTGAAGAAAACGATAAAATTGCTCCTAACGAAGCGGTCGAAAGAATTGTGGCTCTTTTCAAAGAAGCCTCTATCTCTGGGTTATCGGATTGGAAACAGAACATTGCTGAAAAAGAACAATCCATCCTGAGTCTTGAAAAGAAACTGGAGGAAAATGATGCGTCTGTTTCAGTGGTTGAATCCCAGTTGAATGGATTAAAAGAGGATTACGATACTTTGAGTGAAGATTATAAGAAATTCTCATCCAAATACCCCGGCAGGCTGAAGGAATATGATGATACGATTGCCTTACAGCAACAGGAAATCGTATCGCTTACAGAATCCGTCAGACAGAACATAAGAGATAAACGAAGCCTTAATATTGCTATTGAGGAATTAAAAACCAAGTTGGCAGGGACAATCAAATGTCCCAAATGCTCGCATGAGTTTCTTCTTTCAGATAAGGATTTCAATGTGGAAGAAGCGGAAAAGGAACTGGCTCTGAACAAACAGAAAGTTTCCGATCTTGATTCCCATATCAAAGGGCAGAACGACAGTCTGGCAGAATACGAAAATCAAATTGATAAGGTCAAGTCTTTAAAAAGTAAGTTAAGAGAAGAAAATATGAACTGGGAAGAAAAGTTGTCTTCCGTCCAGTCTTCAATCAACCGACTGAAATCGAAAACCAACGACCTTAACCTGTTTCAGAAAACGACTTCCGATAAGATTGCGATGATACAAGGCGATTTGAACAATATCAGAAAGAAGATTTTCGATGAAGCGTTTAACCTGTTGGACGATGAGATAAACAAGAAGGAACGTGCGATCAAGCAACTAAAGGAAACGATTTCCACTACGGAAGGCTCGATTGATACGCTCCAACAAACCATAAAGGAACTGAAAGAGGCTTCCGATAATGAGATTATCGAATCACTCAGGTTGCGGTTAAAGGAATTTTTAAAAAAGTCGGTCGATGCCGTATCGGAAAAGAGCAAGATCGAGGTGAAGCTGAATGCCCTGAAAGAACAAGGACAGCGTTTCGTGGAGTTCAAGACCTATCTGGCAAATACCAAGATCGAGGCTCTCAGCAAGATTACAAACGAGTTCCTGGAAAATATCGGCAGTGACATACGGATCAGGTTTTCCGGCTATACGATACTGAAAACCGGAAAGCTGAGAGACAAAATCTCAATCTCCATCATCCGTGACGGCATTGATTCCGGTTCATTCGGTAAACTGAGCGAAGGAGAAAAAGCACGTGTCAATCTGGCCAATATCCTTGCAATGCACAAGCTTATAAACGTGAACTGTGATGGCGATAAAGGACTTGACTTGCTGGTATTGGATGAGATACTTGAAGCGGTGGATGAAAACGGTCTGGCAAATATGTTCTCGGCCATCAACCATATCGGAGTTACCGCTCTTGTAGTGAGTCATGGAAACGTAGCTGAAAACTATCCTTACAAGTTGATTATTAACAAACAAAACGGAGAATCATATATTGATGAAAACCACTAAAAACGAAACAACCGAATATGAATTGACTAAGAAAGATATTCTGGCACTGGATATTGCCACGCATACTGGATATTATTCGCTGCATGAAGGCGGTACGTGGAACTTTACTGAATCCAAAAGAAAGAATAACAACAAGCAGCATAAGGATTTCAGAGATACGCTTATGGCTTTCATCCAGAAATATAACATCAAACAGATAGTTGCTGAAGATGTAAACGTGAACAATCATTTTACCGATATGCGGAAACTGTGCGAGTTCAGAGGCATACTGAAAGAAGTATGCGATGAGCTTGATTTGCCGGAACCGGAGTTCATCAATGTGGCTACCATAAAAAAATGGACAACCGGGGATGGCAGAGCAGACAAAAAGAAGATGATGGAGTTCTGTTATAAAAGATACGGCATTACTCCCATTGATGACAATCACAGTGACGCGATCTGTATATTTTATTATTACACAAGAAAATATCGTTTAGACTAAAACCAATTATGAGCAAAGCAAGAATCGAAAGAAGAAGACGGCAGAGAGATGCGGTAAAGCATACGAACGTACTTGCTGTACATCTCTCAACATTTTACGAGTTCCTGTCCTCTTCTCCCAAACCTTCGGACGAAGCGGTAAGAGAAACGTTCGTCCGACATAGAAACGCCTGGTACAAATACTGCGCTTCACATCAATTGACTGAATCAGTTAAAGACTTATTTACTCTGAATGTGGAAAAAGCGTGGAAACGAAATCAAGACAGGCAGACCGAACAATAAAAAAATATATTGATGCCGAATCGGTCGCAAGAAGAACCCTTTTATTTGAGAAATACGTGCTTCCACACGTGAACCTTGTCTATAAGCTCTGTATCAACTATACGGCCAACCAGGAGGACATTGACGATAACTATGTCGAGGTACTGACCAACTTCTACAAGTATATCGAGACCTACGATCCCTCGAAATCCATCCAGACATGGCTCCATATCGTGACCAAGAGATATATCATGGATGCAGATTCAAAACGGGCACACATGAAGTTCTCGGACAACCTGAACGTCGCGGACATCGGAGATGCGGTTCTGGGGGACGATGAGATAAACACAAACCACATGTCGGAAGAGAATTATCGCCAGTTCTACAATGACGATGTATTACAGGCACTCGACTCGCTCGAACCGATATACAAGGAAGCCTTGCTCTTGCAACAGGCCGGATACAAGCTGCATGAGATAATGGACATCACTTACAAAAACGGAAGCCTGAAAACAAGGAACATAGAGACCGTAAAAAGCCGACTGTTCCTTGCCAAGAAAAAAATGAGACAAATGATTACCAGGGATGGAGAGAAAAGAACAAATTAAAAGCATCATTCTCGTATTCTCTACTATTATGAAAAGTCTGGTGAACCCCTCCTTCAAGATCACGAATCCGGAGGGAGGGGTCACTCAGCAAACCATCGGAAAATGCCTTGACTCGCTGGAAGCAAGGTTCGGGGACACGATCAGTAGGGAAAGATTGGTAGACTTCTGTGTATGCCAGGCGTACAGGGTTTACAATACGGATACCAGATACACTGACAAGTGGGGCGTAAAGCAATATTTCGGGCCTAAAGCCGTGGAGTATTTCACCGCCACAAACAAGAATCGAAAATATTATGAGGATAAGTGGCTCGGAGAAAAGATTCCAAGAGGAAGGCTTCTCGCGCTTGTTGCGGACAGGAAGAAACACCCTCTTTACAAGTTCGTCTTTCCACAGTACGAGGAAAGCACGAAGGCAAGGGCGTTGAATACGGACGTGGGATATTATATATGCGGACAGTCCACCTTGCTTTGGACTCCTTTCTCACCTTCCTGCCAGAAATGCGAAAAGACCGAGGCTTGCAAACAAAGGACCCGGCAGGCTTATCCTGAATTATATCGAATCAGAACTGAAGAATTTAACCAGCATGAAACCGAATAAATCCAATCCTTTAAGTTTAGATTTCCTCTTTGAATTATATTACTGCGTGATGAAGTATGACAACGTATGTGCGGCGGTGGTACAGAACATGAAAAAGGAATATCTGCCAGACAAATATTTCCAGGCAATCAACAAAGTAATCGCAAAACATTACGAGACCTACAAGGTTCCACCGTCCTATCCCGTTCTGCTCCAAGCCTTTGCCGGGGATTACGATGCTACGGAACTGATCAACACGTTCCAGGACTACGAAGGGGTCAGAAAGGTGGATTCCGTACTGGACATGCTGGAATCATACATCAAGAGCGTCCGCTTACAGGCTGTTTATGTCGAAGTGGGAAAACTATACAACCAGAACGAGCAGGAAAAAGCGCAAGAAAAACTGAAGGAATATGCAGAGTGGCTCGGCCAGTTTACGTTAAAATCGAGCCAGTTTGTCGATATTACCAAGACATTCACCCAGCGTTTCCTACAAAACCGACAAAGGGAGAATGAGAACAAGAACTCACGGCTTGCGCAGGTGACACGTTTCTTCATTGACGATATAGACGAACTGAACGGTGGAAGAAACCTCAGAGGGCAGCTTACCTGTTTCCTTGCCAGTACGGGCGTGGGAAAGTCGCATATCGCACGCCATGTCGGAGTAAGGGCTATGGTCGATGACGGGCTGAACGTGCTCCATTTCCAGTTGGAAGGCTCCGAGGAAGAGGTGGTGGACGCTTATTCAGGAGCACTGATATGCAAGAACTCGTTTCTTTTTGAGAAAGGGAAAATTTCGGATACGGAAATGAGAATCTTTGCAGAACAGATGGAATCCTATACCGGAAGCATTATCGTAAGAGCCTTCCCCAGATTTAACAACAACGTATCAACAGTTGACATTCAAAGCGGTATCGCGGAATACCGCAAGATACACGGTCACAATCCCGACATCGTGATTGTGGATTCAATGGACTTGTTAACCGATTCGAGCGGTAGAAACTGGGGAGCAGACCATGAGCGTGCGAAACGTATCGCAGTAGCCAACGATTTGAAAGACCTTGCGAACGATGAAAACGTCTGGATGGTCGTTACCTACCAGGCTACCATTGAGAACAGGGATTGGCTCAACGATGAGAAAAATGTTCTGACTGAATATAACTGTTCTGAAGCAAAGGGACTCTCCAGACCACTTACCCATCTGATTACACTGAACCAATCCGAAGCGGAAAGAAAAGAGGATACGATGCGTCTGCATATCGCAAAGTCCCGATTCTTCAGCAAAGGAGATACATTCAAGATTGCTACAGACTATGCGAATGAGGTATTCTATGATGCAAGAAGAACCATGAGCTTGAAAGCCCGGTCTGCGTCATAAGAAGTAAAAATGTCTATAACTGAAAAATGTTATAGGCATTTTTCTTGTTTTGTACCAATTAATATGATATTTTTGCAATACTTTTACATGATTATGATATAGCTATTTAAGCTAAAATATTTAACCAAGACTGTATACATGGATTTAACCAAAGCAGAGAAAGATTATCTCATCAAGGAAATAAGTCTGGAATTGGGAGCAAAATTCGATGGAAGCCATAAGAATCTTATTGTTCCGAAATGTCCCCACTGTGGAAAAGAAAATAAGTACGGAATTTATGTAGGCAAGGAAACGGAGCGGAAAAAGCCGTTTATGTCACATTGCTTCAGTTGCGGCTTTTCTACTATAACATTGGAACAGCTACTTGAAACGATCGGAAGACCGGATCTGATGGTCTCTCCTACTACCGATCTGGAAGCGCAACTGAATGTCCAGCTTCTTTTCCGCATTGATGGCGAAGAAGAGATTGATGATTCATTAAGTATCATAGAATTACCGGAATGTTACAAGCGTTGCTATACCAACTCATATCTGAAGTCCAGAGGTTTTACGTTTGATGATTACGAATGTTTTCCAGTCGGCACAACAAGAGGGCTGAATTTCAAGTTCAACGACTACGTGATATTTCCGATCATTGACGATGGCGATACCGTTGGTTATGTTTCCCGACATATCTGGTCAAAGGATGAGATAGACCGGCATAACAGCAAGGCAAAGATTAACGGAGAATACAGGATTCTACGCTACAGGAACTCGACAGAAAACGACTTTGTGAAACTCCTGTACAACTACGATGCGGTCATTGAAGATGAGACCGACACGGTTATCATAGTGGAAGGAATCTTCGATGTCATTGCCCTCACACGGAAGCTGGAACTGTATGACAATCCCCATGTGGCTGTTGTAGCGACTTTCGGAAAGAAGATTTCCCAGATACAGATATACAAACTGCAAAGCAAAGGAGTGAAAACCGTTGTGCTCGGATACGACTCGGATGCAACGGAAGCCATCAACAAGGCGGCAAGCACCCTTAACGAATACTTCAACGTGTTCATTGCAAAAATTGACGTGGAGAGCGGGAAAGACTGGGATGAGATGTCATTTTGGGAAATTTACGATGCTTTCTCCCTGAACTTGCTCTCCCCTATTGAATTTAAATTAAATACGCTTTAACGAATGGAAGAATTAACAGAGTGGCTGGATGCCAATAAAATCGCATTTAAAAGGATAGATGATGAAGTGGTTGAGATAGAAGGCTTCGGGAAAATGTTCTTGGCCGATCTTAGCAGTGTAAAGTCTATTTTCAAGGTAAAGGACGATGAAGTGTCTTTCAATCTCATGGAAGATCCTTCAGTTTTGATGGAAGAAAACATCTATTATGTCGCATTCAAGTTCGGTGACAATTGGTATTATTATGACCTAAGAGAAGAGTTTGGGTTCAACATCCTGAAATACATAGGAAAAAGACAACCTTCAAAAACCGATATTCACTTTGTCAATCTCGGAGTACATACCCCTTATGAACTACTCAACGGTTCCGGAGATTTAAGTCTCTGGGTGAAGAAAGCCAAATATCTCGGTCACACGGCTATCGGAATCTGTGACCGGAACACGATGGCGGCTACCTTCAATTTGCAGAAGGAATGCGAGAAAGCTGGGATAAAGCATGTATTCGGCTATTCGTTCACCCTTCAGTTCTACGACGAGAAAGTGGACATGAAAGTATATTCCCTTTCACAGAAAGGACTCCGTAACCTTCTTCGTATCCAAAAGGAAATCATGGTGGATTCTGAAGAGAATGTGCTGACGCTCTCTGAGCTTCTTTCTCACGGCGAAGGAAACGTATTGGTATTCGGCAAACTTTCCTCATATTGGATGAAAAAGAATATGAATGTCGTAAAGGAACTGGAAAAGGTTTTCGATATGATGTTCTACCAGGTCGATTTGAGTGAGTACAAGGCGGAGAGAATCGACATTGAAGCCCTTAACGCTACCAAGTTCTATTTCGATAACTTTTTCTTAGAGGATGAAGGGGTGTTTGAAGTTGAGCCGATTCTTATCTGTGACAATTATTATCTTGACAAAGACGATGCGAAAAACAAGATTATCCTGAACAAGATCGCAACAAAGGCGGCTCACAACCAGAGTGACGACCAGTATTTCAAGGATATAGACGATCATCTTGCCATGTTCCGGTCCATATTTGATCCTGAGAAATGGGATGCGGAAGCCTTGTTGGATTTGATGTGCCAACCAACCGTGGAGATAGCAGAGAAGGCTACGGCACGATACGAGACAGACCGGAATTTCATGCCCCAGTATGACATGACACCGGAAGAAAAGGCTAAATACGGAAATCGTCACACCATGTTTTTGGAATTGCTGGAAGAAGGGTTCCGAAAGCTTGTTCCGAAAGGCAAGGAAGATATATACCGCAAACAACTGGATTATGAAATCTACGTGCTTGAATCTACCAATAACGTGGATTATATGCTGGTTCAGTATGATACGGTCAATTATGCGCGAAAGAACGATATTTTGGTCGGTTGTGGACGTGGTTCTGCCGGTGGGTGCTTGGTTCTTTATCTTCTTGGAATTACACTTATCGACCCAATCAAGTACAACCTCCTATTTGAACGATTCCTGTTGCCCGAACGTGCAGGACTCTATCAAGCCGATGCCACAATTATTGGGGATGATTTGGAATCCACTGAATACGTTGAAGTGGAACTGGAGAATCACAAAAAATACAAAATAGACAAGGATGCCGAACTAATCGTCAAACGAGGTGGAATTGAAGAGCCTATAACTGTTTATGCAGACGGACTGAAACCTGACGATGATATTTTATTTGATAACAGGGATGTGCTATTTACCCTAAATGAAATTTGATTTTTAACCGGATTAAAATATAATCAAAACTGATTTTAATGAAAGTATTAAGTGTTGAACCGATAAAAAGTACAAAGCCGGTCAAGGTTATTGACTGCTTTGTTAATGGAGGGTATGTGCAGGGAGCTTCTGGCTCCCTGCCGTAAGGAAGACTGGATGTGGATATAGACTATTCTTCAGACAGAAGACAAGAAGTAAAAGAATACATTGAAAGGCGTTACAATCATAACGGAAAACAACGTGTGTTCTCAGCCGGAACCATGACAACCCTGAAGCTGAAAGCCGTATTAAAAGATGTGGCACGTGTTCATCGTGTTCCAGTCAACATCGTAAATTACATTACAGCCATTTTTGATGATGATAAAATGACCTGGACAGATTTGTTCAAATTTGCTGCAACTAATAAAAAAGTCCGTGACTTCATCCAAAATTATCCACAGGTCATTGAGGATATTAGGGGAATCATGGGGCAGCCGCGTTCTTCTTCTGTCCATGCCTCGGCACTTTTGGTTACTCCTGACCACAAAGACGGGGAAGAAATGGAATGTTTCGATTTTACACCGATCAAAAAGGTGGATGGAATGCTTGTTTCGGAAGTGGATGGGTACGCGCTGGATGAACAAGGGCTTTTGAAAAACGACTGCTTGGGTATTAAAGAGTTGTCTAAGATAAAGGCTGTTATTGATATTTGCAACGACAAGTATAATACAAATCTGACATTTCAAGGCATTGCGCAAAGTAATCTGGATGATCCCAAAGTATATCAGATTTTAAAAGAAGGACATACTCAAAATGTCTTCCAGTTTTCTTCTGTTGGCATGACAAAGTTCTTGATGAGCATGAAGCCCGACAAGATAGAAGACTTGATTGCTGCCAATGCCTTGTATCGTCCGGCTACACTGGATTCCGGTTCTGCGGACAGATATGTTACTTGCAAACTGGGAGATGCAGCCCCAGTGTATCTGTGGGGGACACACAATGCGATGAAAGATACTTACGGTGTACTTTGTTTCCAAGAACAACTGGCGCAAATAGCCCGTGAAGTAGGTGGCTTTTCACTGGGCGAAGGAGTAAAACTTGTCAAATTGATCTCAAAAAAGAAGATTGACAAGATCAAGGCTTTACGTGGAAAATTTATGGATGGAGCTAATGCGAAAGGGTGTCCTAAAGATGATTCTGAGGCTATTTGGGAGATGTTTGAAGCTGCTGGCTCTTACCTTTTTAACAAGTCCCACGCTACCGCATACGCCATTACAGCCTATGTGGGAGCGTTTCTAAAAGCCAACTACCCTTCAGCTTTCTATACCATCGCCCTCCAGTGGGCAGACGACAAGGAAATTCCCTCCCTCATGTCGGAAATGGAACAATGCAGCAAGGCAAAGATTGTGCATCCGGACATTAACGTTTCTGATGTACAATTCTTTACCGACTACCAGCATGACGAAATATTCTGGTCGCTTACACGAATCAAGATGGTAGGTGTCAAGACCGTTGAGTATATAGTGGAAGAACGCCAGAAAAACGGGGCGTTTACATCCATCGAGAACTTCATCCACCGCATATTCAAATACAAGCTCAAAAAGTACGAATACTGGGATGATCCCGATAACGAGGAAGAGGCAAGAAAAGTTCCGGTAAACGCCCGACACGTGAAACATCTTATTTTGGCAGGGTGCTTCGACAAGATCGAGAACATAAAGTCGCTGCCGGAAAGATACAGGGTGCTTGACATCGCAGCCAAAGAACTGGGGTTTGATTTGAAGAAAGAGGATTTTCCTTCAGACATGACAGACAAGCACTATTTCCGGTCCATGCTCCAGATCGAGGTTTCAGGTATCGGTTCCATTGATTACAGGAGGATATACGACAATTCAGAAGCAAAGCAGCATATAAGGGGAAGAGCTTCTTACATGACTATCAAGGATGCTTTTCTTAAAGCAAGCGAAGGCAAACGGATTGCCGTATGTGCGACCGTCCTGGAACATGACGAGGTGGACTACAGGGACAAGAAAACGGGAGAAAAGAAAACCTTCTGCAAACTGAAGCTGCAACAGAACAACGATATTATCGAGCTTGTGATGTGGGACGATTTCTACAAGGAGAACCGCGATAAAGTCACCCAGTCAAAGAACAAAATGATTATCGTGACCGCTATAATTAAATATAGCGACTACTCAGGATGTCATTGCTTGCAGACATACAAGTCCTCAATGATGTACAATGTATGATAGTCCGTGTCAAGTGAATTACGAACCATATAAACAAAGAACATGCTTAGAACAAGAGAATTTTAAATGAAACCCGTAATCATCGCAATCGTAGGAAAGTCCGGAAGCGGTAAAACCTATATGGCAGAGTTCCTGAAAAAGAGAATGAATATCCCGACAATCGTATCGTACACAACCAGGGATAAAAGACCTGAAGAGACGGACGGAGTGGAGCATTTCTTTATCCAAGACCATGAAGTGCCGGGTAACGGGGATATGCTGGCTTATACCATATTCGGAGGAAAACAATACTTCGCCTTGCACTCCCAGGTTCCTAAAGACGGCATTTGCACATACGTCATTGATGAAGCCGGACTGGAATGCCTTATTAAAGAGTTCTGCGACCGATACCTCATTATTCCGGTCGCTGTCAAATGCTCGGAGGAAACGCTTCTAAGAAGGGGGATTGCACCTTCCAGACTGGCAAGGGACAAAAGGCGTATCCGTCTGGACGACAGTTTCTATGACTGCATCATTATCAACAATGGGACAATAGAAGAATTTGAGAATAAAATTTTAAGTGAAATCAATAAATTATAAACCGAAACTTTAATTATGGCAGCACCAAAAAGCGAACCGACCGTTTTTGTCGGGATTGTATTGGATTTTGAGACCGGGGATTTAGACCCGCAAAACGGGGCTTGTACCCAGATCGCTATGAAAGCGGTAAGGTTGGATACATGGGAAGTGATCGACACATACGTCAGCTATATCTATCCCTACAAGCAAAAGAATGACATTTTAGGTAAGAACCGGAAGAAGGTACTGAAAAGCAAAAGGGAAATCGCGGAGGAAGAGGAAGGACAGCTCATGAGATACGAGAAGGCGGCCCTTACCTACTCGGACATTTCGATGGACATGTTATATGAAATGGGAGTAGCGATCGAACAGGTGGCAAGCGATGTCATTGCTTTTGCCACAAGAAACACGCTCTCTAAATCAAAAACCGCAAAACCGTTCCTTATCGGGCAGAATATCGCTTTCGACTGCGGTTTTCTCCAGCAACTCATGGCCTATGGAGGCAAACTGAAGGAATTTGCCAAGGTATTTGCCGGAATCACTGACTTTTGGGGAAACTTCCAGCCTCATTATATAGATACGATAGATCTGGGCAAGCTCACCTTTGCCGGTGATCCGGAAGTGACATCCTACAAGCTGGAACTGCTTGCTGAACGTCTCGGTATCGAACTGGACGATGCGCACGACGCGGACGCGGACGTTACAGCCACCCTTAACGTGGCAATCGTCTGTTCCAATAGACTGAGAAATTCGGACGGTTCATCTGTAGGCGCGGGGCTTCAGAAAAAGGAAAAATCAAGAACGCACTTTAAAATCTAAACGTATGACGGAAGAAAACGGAATCGTATCGTTCAGAAAGGACGAGAGAATGAGATACGGGGTTCTCGGATATGATGGAAACGAAATGATGGCCGCTATTACCGGATATGACCTGGACGTGTCTTTCAATATGCGCCTTATCAACTCGCTGGCAGACGCAGAAGCATGTGCCGATGCTTTGGCGGACGTATTCTATCAGGCTTTGATCAAACAACTTATCGCATTGAAACCGGACATTGCTAAAGGACACGCCGCCCCTAAAGAACAAACCGACAAATAACAAACATTCTATTCTTTAACAAAAGCCCGGCATAGAACATTGTGTATGATGTCGGGCTTTCATAATATTTGTTCGATATGAAAAAGGATAACAGCCAGCCTACGACTGGTGATTTGAAAAACGAATTTGGACTGACCAAAGAAGAGAAGCTTTTCTGCGACCTCTATGTAAACGGAGGAAGGGATTTTGCCGGGCAGCACTGTAAATGTTACAGGGAAGCATTTGGCAAGGATATATCCAGTGTAAGCTTGAAAAGCAGAAGGTTGCTTGGCAAACCGCATATCTCGGAATATGTCAAGAAATTATTTGATTTACAGAACAGTGATACGGAAGCTATCGCTGTAAAGTTGCAAGTATCCGAAACACTGAGGTCTATCATGGAAGAAACCGCTACCGCCAGATATATGGACAAGTGGGGAATGGAGCTTTCACCCGCTCCTTTAAGGGCCGTGTCGGTCAATGCCGCTAAAGCACTCATGGATCTGTACCCGATCAAACATGCGGAGGAAACGAAGCTGAAGATTGAGGGAGGGGGCGAAAACGGCATCGTGTTCAATGTGATAGTACCTCAAAAAGCAAACAAAGACAATGCAGAAGAAAGATGAAAAAGACAGAAAGAAGGAAAGATACGCTTATATCGCAATCGTAGTCATTCTCGCCCTGTACGGAATGAAGGATTCTGAGGCGGCTGTAAAACTGATCGAATCCGTCTCCAAGGCATTGTCCGTTCTCTTAACTCTCGAATAGTCTATGCCACAAATCAAAGAATTTATAAGCGACAACATCAAATCGCTTACCATTATCGCTTCTTTTTTGATTTCTATGTACGTGCAGCACCTTAACAATATCGCCAGAATAGAGGCGTTATCCGACAGGTGTTCACGTATCGAATTAAGGCTGGAAGACCAATACAAAAAAATTGACGCGATCAAGCTGGACAAGACCGTATTTGACGCTACCATGCAGCAATTCACATCCATGCAAGAGGATTTGAAGGAAATGAGAAGGGATATTAAAGAGATTTTGAAAAACTCCAGGTAAACCGCTTAAAAAGAACCGCATTTGCTTTGTGGTTCTTTTTTTTATTGCTATTTTTGCCGAGTGTTTATAAACTCGATTAATAACCCTAAAATGCGATACATATAAAGAGACAAAACAATTAACCAAAACTGAACAGGATATTGAATATAAGGATTTTAATTTTGACCATATCCTTCTTTTCGTTTACAGAAATATCTACTATTCCAAAGATTGAAGTGCATAATACTGGCAAAGTTTATGCGCAAGAATCACTTCTTTTTAACAAGGCGGTAGAACTGATTAAAAGAAAGGAAGGATGGCATGATAAAAGGCATAAGAATTATGTCGGATACGGCCACAAATTATTGAAAGGGGAAACCTTCGGACATGATATTTCCGAAGAGTTTGCAGATTCCATTTTAAGACGGGACTTGCTACAAAAATGCAGCGTATTCAGAAAATACGGTAGGGATTCTCTTCTTCTTGGAGTGCTGGCTTACAATGTTGGAGAGTATAATATCTTAGGGCATAAAAACAAACCCGCCAGTCGATTGATACAGAAAATAAGAAGCAGAAACAGGGATTTTTACGATGAATATGTCTCGTTTTGCAGATACAAAAATAAAGTGATCCCGTCCATCAAACAAAGAAGGATGGAAGAGTTTGAACTTTTATACATTAAATAACCAAATAATGAACAATAAAACAATCGAAATTGTCGATTCTGAGAAACTTGGAGAATTAAAACTGAAAAATCTGATCGGACGCACAGGCTGCATCGTTTTGTCGCTGGATTCTGGAAGTAGAAGGAATCCGGGCTATATCGTAATGCTGGATGAACCCTTTGAAGGGGAATATGAATGGTTTATTCCGAAAGATTCAATCAAAACTTTATAATTTACATTTATGGAAAGATTTTTAAGAGTAGAATGTGTAGAGGTCGAAGAAATGACTAAAAAGGAGTTCTTCAGAAAAATGCTGGGAAGAGAGGAAGATTCGCTGGAAGAAGGGTATCTCATTAAAGACGAGGAAGGACACATGGGATGGATCAGCAAATCCGACTTTGAAAAAAGGGGGTATATGTCCTGCAACGCACTCCCCTACCCTCTTGCCTACTACATGCTTCAGGAAAAGAAAGCCGGTTATATCAGGATGCCACAGTGGAAAGAGGATGTGAAGATAAAAGCGCAATTCCCGGACGAGTATAGCAAAATGACACATCCGTATACCTATGTCGAATCAAGATTCGGTAATTGTCCGCACAAGACGACCGTTGTGGAGGAATGGGCAAAAAACTGGCAACTGGCTCCTGAAGGGTTTGTGACCAGTTGTGTCGGAACTATAACGGAAAACGGAATATTCATACCAAAGCCAAATGAATAAGTACCTGATTTTTGCCATTACAGTCCTTTTGCTCACTTGCGGGTCGCTTCTCAAATCGAGACAAAAGCTTATCGGAGAAAGGGACAGGTACAAGTCCAATACCGAAGCTCTCATGTCAGAAATCCAGCGCATACAGGTCGATTCTTCAACTATGGCACTGGATATTAAATTCTTAACCATGTCTTTGGACGAGTTCAAGCGATTCAGGGCTGAAGACGAAGAGAAAATCAAGAAGATGGGGATAAGGATAAAGGATTTGGAGGCGGTTGCGAAACATGATGTGGAAGTGAATGCACCCATTGACGCGGAAATAAAGGACAGCGTGATAATAAGAGATACTGTGCCGGTCTTCTTGAAATCAGTAAGGATGGATACCCCATACCTGAAAATAAACGGGACTATAGAGAACGACAGGCTGACCGGGAAAATAAACCTACCCGTTACTCTCAACCAGGCTTTCTGGATCGAATACAAGCACCGGTTCCTTTGGTGGCGATGGAAAGTCAAAGCGATACACCAGACCGTTTCAAGTGACAACCCATACGTGGAAATCAAATATTCGGAATATATTAAAATCAAAGACTAAGACTATGTTTACAAAATTAAGCAAGCAGATAGAAACAGTGAAACCACAGTCATTCGCAGAACAACTGACGGAAGCAACCAAACTTTTTACTGACGCTATTAACAAACTGAAAGGTATCAGTTCCGGCGTTTCAAAGAAAATGGAGGAAAACGATGCCAAAATGAAAGAACTGACGCTGGAAAACACTGCCCTTCAGGAACTCAAAGACAGGGCGGACAAACAGGCCGAGCAACTTGACAGGTTGCTTCAGCCTTAATCCGTTTGGCATGGAACAGCAAGTTTGGGACAGGAGTTGGGAAAACGGATATTGTTTCCCTTACCGGAATATAGAAACAGGACGATATTATGCAAGGGATATTTACGACGGCTCGGTTATCCCGATGTCCTACAGCAAAAGTCTGAGGGAACTCAGAAGAAAGGTTAGAGGATATGTTTCTGAAAACCTGACACAAAGAAAGGCAGTGTTTTAACCGCCTCTCTTTGCAATCCAATGGCATAACAACAATAAATGGTAAAGGGACGGTCTTCACAGATAGTTCCTTTACTTAGTAAAAAATGTAAAAGCTAATTTCTAACTTGACTTTAATCTAAAATACACTTCCTTTACTTAAACACAAATATATCAATATCTCCTGTTCTTGGATAATTCAAATAATAAAAATCATCCCCTGTTTGTATTTATACCAATAATATATTGATCTGGACCGATTAAAAAAAACAAAAAGGCGGCATTTGGCCACCTCTTTAGGTAAAAATCAAATCTATCTAACTATTAAAAATCGGAAAGGAACGGCTTTCGCAAGCGGCTCCTTTAGCTTACTTGATTTCTAATTTTAATTTCCAATCTACAATGATAGCTTATAATATTGAATAAGCTTTCATCAAAACAGCAAAAAGAATGTCCTTCACAGGAGATTTCTTTTATCTAAAACAAATAACAAACTCTACGATAATGAAAAAACTTCATTCTAACGCTTATTTCTATTTTACAAATATAGGAATAACCCACTACCAGTCAATGTCCCTATTCTTAATTAAAGCAAATCACATTTTAATTTTTACTTAAACCGAATATAACTATGATTCTGAAATTAAAAAGGATTTTCAAAGGCGAGAACTACACCATCGGACGTTTGTATCTGGACGGAAAATATTTTTGTGATACGCTGGAAGACAAGATAAGAAAACTTCCCGCTCAATGCCCAAACACGCCAAAAGGAATCAACTGTAAATGTCCCGAAAAGGTGTATGGAAAAACAGCCATTCCTGAAGGGGAATACAAAGTCACGATGGAACTCTCACCCAGATTCAAAAGGGTGCTTCCGAGATTGCATGATGTACCCCATTTTATCGGAATCCTGATTCATCCGGGCAATGACGAATTGAACACCGAAGGCTGCATACTGGTCGGAAAGAACAAGGTGAAGGGGAAAGTGCTGGAATCAAGGGCAACTTCGGATGCACTGAACGAGATTTTAAGCAAGGAAAAAGACATTACCATACAAATCGTGTAATTCGTTTTATTCGCGTAGCATCCGGTCTCTTTCAGGCTGGGTGCTATTTTACGTTAATACCAAAGCTATGAAAAGGAAAGTTTTAAATGCCATACTTATAATCATGGCGGCTACGCTTATTACGGTCGCCACCGCTAACTTCTGAGGATATGGGGGCTTCAATCAAACTCAGACCGCCTCAGAACATTAAAATTGATTTCAGACCCTCCGAAAAGCAATACGAACTATGGAAGCTGTTGCAACCGGACTATTGCCCAAAATGCGGAGGACATATCATTCAGAAACTTGTTGGATATGATGTAAGGAAGAACCCGCAGTACAAGCCTGTATGCGATACGTGCGGAAATACAAACCTGCCACAAATGATTTTGGGTGGCGGGGCCGCTGGTAAACTCTGCCACTGCCAGCCTATACAGTAATGTATAGTAAACAAGCTCTCTAATTGCTGGGAAACCCTAACTACGGGTTAGAAGGGCTATCAGCAGCCAAGCCGGGATGCCGGAAGGTTCAACGACTATTCCAAAAGGAAGTACAATCAAGCGATTGGAAACGGGAGCCTCCAGTTATATTACACTGGATGAAGATATAGTCTATTCTGCATGGAAACATGTAGCAGCGAAAGCGGTTAAAACGTAGCGAGTTTTAACGAATATTAACATAGGGAGGCAAGAGTTATCTCGGAGCCTGTTGGCTCATCATTTCCTGCATGAGATTTGAAAACATACGTGCAGTCGTAGCACGTAAGACTATCAAGTCACTGAAGGAATCTACCTGGAACACGATCAAGACGGTGCTGAAAAACTGGGGATTGAAAGAGGAAGTGAATTACAAGATCAACAATCTGGAAGGTACGCTTACCTTTTGGAACGATTCTGTCATTATCATGAAAGAAATGGTCGATATGCCTTCAGACCCGAATTTCGAGCGTTTCGGTTCTTCGGAATATACGATCGCAATGATTGACGAGGTTTCAGAGATTTCGGAAAAAGCGGTAGAAGTGCTTTTCTCGCGTCTTCGTTGGAGGATTCACGAGACGTTCAAAACCTCCAGAATGTTTATGAGCACCAACCCAACTACTAACTGGGTACGTTCCCGGTTCGTACAGGATGAGAACGGGGATAAGGTCGAATGCAGGGAAGGAGAGGCTTATATACCATTCTCCGTATTCGATAATCCGGACATCGCATTTAGACAGACCTATGAAGCCGCGCTGAACAAAATCCGTGACCAGGCGACAAAAGAACGTTTGCTATATGGAAACTGGGACTTTGTGGAAGCGAACGATATGGCTGTGTATCATGGTTTTGAAGGTTCAAAGCATCTTATTACCGGACTGAAGGAAAAGGTGTACGATCCGACCAAGCCGCTTATCATCGCATGGGACTTCAACGTGGCTCCCAGGATGTCCACTTTGCTATCCCAGATAAACTATGAGAAAAAAGAGGTTTATATTATAGAAGAAATTTTGGGATTGCCGGAAAAGAAAGAAAACAATACTCCGGCTCTGGCAAGGAAGATACAACAGAAGTTATATCGGGAAAAACATATCGGAGGCGTGGACATGACCGGTGATCCGGCTGGATTGCAACGTTCGACCACGACGGAGGACGGACAAAACAACTATACCATTATTACCGATGTCTTTGGAAGGGGAATATTGAAACCCAAAATCAAGCTGCTGAAAAAACAGCCTCCACAGGTGACAAGATGCGAGTTCGTCAATGAACTGTTTGAAGGTTTCGATGGCTGGAAGATAATGATTGACCTACGTTGCAGGAGGCTTACGGAAGACTTGATTTACCAGTTGAAAAACGAGGACGGTACGAAGAGCAAGGCGAAGGTAACGGACGCTAAGACAGGCGTAAAATACGAGAAATACGGGCATCTCTCGGACTGTCTCGATTACCTGCTTTGCTATTATCTAAGGGATAGCTGGACAAAATACAAAAGAGGGGACGGCTCTATGACCATTCTTTCTACCGCTACCATTAACGAAGGATTTAACTATTGACAAACTATGTATAGACGTTTTTTAAACAATAGCGATTATCTGGGAATCATAACGCAGGAAAGCCTTTCCCAGATAACAAGGAACGAACCGGAAACTTTCATTCAGGCAGAAGAAGCCGCAGAAATGAGCATCGTGGAATATCTCAGTGAGAACTACGAGATTGAAAAGGAACTGAACAAAGGGAAATACATTGCAGAATATGACCGGAAAGTAACTTATCCGGTCGGGGCGCATATTTACTACGAGGGTAAGATTCATGAAGTTATAAGATCAATCAGTGGATACAAAGTCCCAGCCTCTATCGAATACTGGGAGGAATACGTAAATGAAAAAGGCGAGGAATTGGAATTGCCGAAATACAGCCAGCTTGGAACCTATTACAAGGGCGATATTGTCGTTTATAACAATGTAGCTTATGTCTGCCTCTCTGAAAACGGATGGAAATTCGGGAATGTAAGAATCCCGATGGTTGGAGGATGGAAACGGGTGGAATATACTTCCTGGCAACCTATAGAATACGAACTAGGGGACGTTGTGAAGTTCGAGGATGCCTATTACACCCTTATGACGTTGGACGGGTTCGATAACAGCAAGAATCCCTTTGAATCGGAAAACTGGGGGGCTATTGCCGATTATGATCCGCAGTTCAACGAATACGAATTTTTACCACATGAATACGTTGTTTATGACGGAGAGGTTTACTGTCCTGAAATAGACGTGAACAGTGATGCTCCGGTAGTAGGGGAAAATCTCGCGCCACATGACCCCAGAAACTACAACCTCAAAAAACACATGGTTCGGCTCGCGGTATATGAGCTTACCAAACTGATCGCCCCGAACAATGTCAGCGTGGTCAGAATGAAGGATTACGAGGATTCTATGAAGTGGTTGAATGATGCTTCCAAACTGAGGATCAATCCCCAGATTCCACGAAAAATAATGGAAGATAAAAAACCGGTTACGGACTGGCAGATGGCGACATTCCAGACATCTTATGATCCATATAAAAACCCTTGGCAAATATGAAAAGATTCTATTACCAAAGCTGGATTGCCAAAACATTGTTGGCGTTCAGCACATGTCACACAATCACGATCGGGCCGTTTGTATTAAGTAAGTTATCTCCGGAGCATATAACACAAAGAGTCAGGAACCATGAAACCTGCCATTCATATCAATGGATAGAAACGACCTGTGTTGCGGTTTGCGTGGTTTTAATCCTACAACTGATTTTTGGTATATCTCCTATATGGTATATCGTAGCGACTCTTACCTTTTATATCTGGTATGCGATAGAGTGGCTTGTAAAACTTCTCATCTGTCGAAATTCAAAAACCGCATACAAAAAAGTGTCGTTTGAACAAGAGGCGTATTCCTGCGAACTGGACTGCAACTACATAGAAAACAGACCGTTGTTTTCCGGATGGCTGCAATATCTTAAAATAAACAACAGCAATTAAATTCTTTATCAAAATGGATTATCTAAAAAGAATCAGGCAGAAGATAGACGGTTTCTGCATCAATAAAATGAGAATGGATGGCGCACAACATTTGATTGCCGGAATATTGATTTATGACATGCTCAAATACCTTATGCCGATTGAAGCGGCAATCTTAATCACTTTGGTGATACTGGTGGCGAAAGAGGTTGTTTGGGACAAGTGGTTGAAAAACGGAACTGAAGAGTGGCACGATCTTGTTTGGGGAGCCATAGGACTTCTGTTGGGGGCACTTTGATTATAACCCAAATTCGCTTTACAAGCCTAATTTTCAACGCTTGTACAATAAACAGAGCTTTAGTCTCGTTCTTATAAAGAACTCTAAAACTTCATAGGTCTACTTTTAGCCTACCCCAACTCAATTCATATTCATTTCATTCATGCAACTTCTTTGGGGTAGGCTTTTATTTCGATTTTCTTACATAAGCCATATACAAAAAGCCGTTGGAAATAAGTAGAACCTCTTCCCCAACGGCTTTGTTTATTTAAAAAGTTCAGAATGACTGCCTAATCTGATTACCTCTATTACATCCTGCTTTGTATCTATCCATATTAAAAGAAAATCATTTCCAACATGACATTCCATGCAGCCTTTATAATTTCCTGTAAGTTCATGCGGCTTATACTTTTCCGGAACAACTTCTCCTTTGACCAAGCTACTCAGAACTTCATACAAAGCCTCCATTAGCCGAGTATTATTCCGATATTTCTTTAAATCTTTCTTTGCCTTGGTGCTATAATGAATTGTCTTCATTCTATATCATTCACAGATTTCATAAAAGAATCAAAACTACTCATATCTATCGTTCCAGCATATTTTCCCGAACGTGCTTCCTCAATAGCCATCTTGGTTTCTTCATTTGGTTCTCTGTACATGGCTTCTCGCAAAAGACACTCTACATAATTATTCAAACTTCTATGCTCACGTTTAGCCGCACTCTTTAATAAATCCAACAACTCACTGTCAAATCTGAAGGCTGTTTGTTTCTTTACTGTTGCTTCCATAGATTATTATCATTTATATCACAAATGTATAACAAACAAATAACATACAAACTATTTAAAATGATATTTTAATTATTTTACAAACCTGTCTCCAGATTTAATTTGCCACTGGAGACAGGTTCTTTATTCTCTTAAAATATCCGGTTCAAGCTCTCCAGCGTTGATTTCGGATCTGTATTCTTATAATAATGACGGTAAATCATGTCAGGACTGTTTCCGGCAAACTGGGCTACTTGCATAGGATGGAACCCCTCGTCTATCATTTTCGAGATAAAGGTTCCACGAGCCGAATACCAGGTGATTTCATCCTTTATTTTCAGTTTCTCCCTTACCTTCTTCAGTGTCTTGTTCACGTTCATGCTGATTACTTTGACCCTCATGTGTTTCTTTTCTTCAGTATTGTGCTTGATTTTGAAAATCGGAAATACATAATCACCCAAAGCTTCATCCTTGTATTTATTAATGATTATACGAGCCTTGTCTGTAAGAAAAGGAGTAGCCTTCTTGTTCACTTTTCTGCGCTCATAAATGATCTGATTTTCTTTTATGCAATCTTTCGTCAAATGACACACATCCACGTTTGCCATTCCACCGGTATAATAACTGAAGAGAAACAAATCAATATAGAAGCATTCTTTGGGAGTAAAATCTCTCCTACTCATGTTTTCTATACGGACAATGGATTTGGGAGAAATCGTTTTTGGTTCCGGCTGTTTCTCCTGCATGTATTCTTGTACCGAATCAAATACCCCCAGATTAACACCATACATATTACGTTTATGGGCATATCTGAAAACGGCACGAAGCAGACCTAATTTATGAGGAAGACCACCTTGGCTATTTGCATTTTTAAGCTTTGCACGTCTCAATGTATAATTTACAAAATCGCTCAGAAACTTTTCTGTTATGTGATGAAAATAAAAAGAAGAAAATTTCTTGGAGTATTTTCTTAATGTAAATTCCATAAACGCTCTTTTCATCCACAAATAATTTTCCGCATTGTTGCTGCTCGTAACTACAACACCGTTCTTGACACGTCTCTTTGTCTTGAATAATAAGATCATTGAGTCTATCACTTCAACTACCGATACTGTCGGAGAATCGTTACTCTTAGCTTCTGTCTCAACATCGAAACAATGAGACCACATTTTAGGAGTCCAATTGATTTTTTCGGATTCCCATAGCTCTGCAACATCTAAATATTTTTTCTTTTCTTTTAAGATTAATTCGTTTTTCTGAGCAGTCAGAGAGTCATTCCCCTTAAATAATTGGGATGCTGAATCCCAGCGTTTTGCCTCTCCAATAATGTTAAAAACCTTCGGAACACGAGGAAATCCGGTTTTAAAAAAGACCAATTCTAATCTCACTTCTTTACTTCTTTCTTTAATTGGCCTTGCTTTCACTTTGATACTAAACATGTTAATTAATTGTTTGTGTCCACGTCTTAGTTCATGCTAATTCAACTAAGTTACCTACATAGAAGGGTACATGGGCTTGGTTTTTGGATAAATCTGGGTGATAAACGTCTTAAAATTGTTTTACCACATTTTTCACTTAATTAATAATCAGTGTTTTACGAAAAGTTCATTTTATACCAAATGTTAAAACAAAAAAAGGCTATCCTCACGGACAGCCAATCTTCATTGTTAACCTTAAAT